TTATATGACTGAACCAACCCAACCCAAACAAAAGTTTTCTCATCATTGTGAAAAATGTGATTACACCGCAACAAGACCAAAAGAATGGTTACTTCATATTGAAACGAAAAAGCATATTCGTGGAGGAGGTGCTAAACCAAAAATATGTACCATTTGTAATGAGGAATTTGTAACTCATTGGATGTGTAAAATGCACATTTTGAAAATTCACGAATCAAAAGAACTAAGAGCAAAATGTAAATATTATTGTGCTCATTGTGATTTGATATTTTACGCTCAAAAATATTTGGATAAACATATAAATGGCAAAATTCATCAAAATTTGATGAAGGCATTAGAAAGTATAAAAAATTGAATTTTTAACATATTAATAACATAGAATATATAATTATAAACATTATGGCACAACCTATTGAAACTACTCAAAAACCCTCTCTTCCATTGTCTTATGATGATTTTGAAGATATGACATTCTTGAATGAAGAATTATTTCAAGGTGTTTGTAATTATGGTTTTAAATACCCAAGTCAAATTCAATCAAAAACTATTCATTTGATTAATGCTGGACACGATGTTATAGCACAATCACAATCTGGAAGTGGTAAAACCGGTGCTTTTGCGATTGGTGGTTTATCACGACTTACACCCGGTTTAAACAGACCGGAAGTAATTATTGTGGCAAATACACGAGACCTAGCATTACAAATTCATAAAGTTGTTGAGAATATTGCTAAATATATGAAAATAAAAATTGTAACCGCAATTGGTGGTTATAATACTAAGATGGTTTCATACAATGAAATTAAAATGGCAAATGTTATTGTTGGAACACCTGGAAGACTATGTGAATTACTACGCAAGAATGTATTTGATGGAAAATTAATTAAAACACTTATTATGGATGAAACTGATGTTCTTTTAAAGGATAATTTTAGACCCCAAATTGTTGATATTGTTTCAGCACTTGGGAAAGAAACTCAAATGTGTATATTTTCAGCAACATTTACAAAAGAAACATTACAAGTAACAGATAAATTTATGAGAAATCCATATAAAATAACAATTGAACAAGAAGAAGTATCAGTAAAGAATATTACACAATTTAGAATTGAATTAGCATATGATAAAAATAAATTTGGCACGTTTATGGATTTATTCAGTAATTTGATAATTAATCAAGTTATTGTTTTTGTAAATCACGCTAAACATGCAGAAGAATTACGAAATAGATTAATGGATAAGAATATTCAAGTTGGACTAATTCACGGAAAAAATCAAGATAGAGACAATATTCTAAAAGAATTTAGATTGTCAAATATCAAAGTATTAATTTCTACGGATTTACTTTGCCGTGGTATCGATATTGATGATTTGCGATTGGTTATCAATTATGATATGCCAAATGACCCCGAAACATACATTCATCGTGTAGGACGCAGTGGAAGATTTGGAGGACACGGCGTAGCAATCTCGTTTTGCACTTATGATGATATGTATAAAGTAAATAAACTAAGTAGAGAATATAAATTAGACATTCAAGAAATGCCAGACCCTGATGATGTTAATGAAATTTTGAGTGGTATGAAACCATCTGATAATAAAGTGTCAAGTTCTAAGAATTATAGTTAATTTATTCATATATTATATTTTTTATTATTTTATTAACTATATTAACTAATTTTTTAGTTAATATAAAAAATTGAAATTTTAACATATAAATAATAATATTTATATATAATATAAATTAGTTAAAATGAGTTCCAAATACATCTGCCAGACCTGTAAGCACGACTTTAAGCAAAAGACCCATTTTGAAAATCACCAAAAAAACAAAATACCTTGTGAAATGAAAAAAAGTGGCAAAACATTTGTTGAATTAATTGATGAAAAAATTAATAAAGCACTCTCAAAAAAAATTAAAGAAACTGACAAAGCAATTATTATTAAGAAAAAAAATACATCAACTACTGTAAGTGAAATAAGTGATTTGAGTGATGTGAGTGATGATAATAAGAAAGAAAAGAAAGAGAAGCAAGAAAAGAAAGAGAAGAAAGAAAAAAAAGAAAAAAAAGGCAAACAAGAAGAAGTTATTGATTTGTCTTATTTAAGATTGCCAGAGAATGAAGTAATTTTTGAAATGAAGGATGATGATAATAAGAGTGAAAAAATAAAAAAAATCTTATCTGTAATTGATAAAGCACATAATATATTATTTCAGTCTGAGAATATTGTAGGACAAAAAGCATTACAAGTTATTATGAGCTTATTGTTTCTCAAATTAATACAACCATATTTGAGTGATAAGGAGGAAGAAGGAAAAATAGATTTATTGAATATGAAATATTATGAAGATAAATATTATGATAAAAAAGAAGAACTACAAAAAATATTTGGATATTTTAAAGATTTGAAAAACATAACAAAAATGCCTGAAAAAGATATTAGAAATGATACACAAAATGATATTATTAAAAAAATGGGAGAAATATTGAAGCGTCATCCAATAACAAAAAATATATATACAGAAGTTAATTTCATTAAAGTTCGTGAGAGTTCAACAATAAAAACACTCATAAGTACAGTAATCGATAAAATTAATTTTGCTGATTTTGAGAATAATGAAGATGTGATTGGCGAAATTTATGAATTCTTTTTGACAAAATATATGAAAAGCAAATCAAAGGAATTAGGACAGTTCTTTACACCACGCAAACTTATGAAATTAATATTAAATTTCAAAAAAGAACGAATAAATGAAATATTCAAAGACAAAAAAAATATTAGTATTTATGATTCGTGTATGGGCACTGGTGGTTGGTTAGTATGTGCTTATAATATGCTAAAAACTAAATTATGCTGTTCTATATATGGTGGTGAGGTTGAGACAGATACATATCAATATGGATTAATGAATTTAATTTTAACATTAAAGAAATTTCCAAATGGTATTGCTTGTAATAGTAGTCTAACACACATTAATAAAATGATATATGACTTAATTGTCACAAATCCCCCATTTAATTCAAAAAAACAAATAAAATTTTCTCAAATAAGAAACAACTTTGAAAAAGATGAATACACAAAAGACAATAAAATAAATATTGACGATATATTTAAACTAAAAAAAGATGATCCACCAATTCAATTTTTAGAATTAGATACATACAAACTAAATGAAAATGGATTGTGTATTATTGTGTTACCATATGGCGAATTCTTTTCTGGTTCATCATATCAAAAAACAAGAGAATATTTTATGAAAGAAGTTAATATTACAGATATTATTCTAGTTCCAGGAGGTATTTTTACACATACTGACATAAAAACATGTGTTTTAGTGTATGAAAAAAATAAAAAAGGAACAACAGAAATTAATTTTCTTGAAATCAATAATGATTGTAATAGTATAAGCAGAATTACAACAGTAAAAAAAAGTGATTTTGAAAAAGAACCATGTAAATCGTGGTTTTATCCTGACTATTTAAATGATAAATTAGTCACTGAATTATGTGCTAAAATGAGTAATTTTGAATGGGTTGAATTTGGGAAAGTATTTACACTTGAAAAAGGAAAATTACAAAGTTCAAAAGTTGTTGAGGATGAAAATGGCGAGGGTGTGTTTATTAATTGGTCTCTTTACAATAATTATAAAAAAATAAATAATTGCTCACAGGATGGAGAAAATATATTTATAAGTTCATCGATGCCAAATGGAAAAAAAGGAAAAAGTTATATAGTCCTAAAATATTATGATGGTAAATGTGATTATGGTGATTTAATGTCTAAATTTATTATTGATAAACAATACACAAATAAAATAAATTTAAAATATGTATATTATTATCTACAATCAATCAAAGAACATATTGAAAAGTCGTATGAAAAAGGAGCGTGTCAAAAATCATTAGACCAAAAGAATTTCAACAGAATGAAAATCCCCATACCATCATTAGAAATTCAAAATAAAATAACAAATAAAATTAATTCATCAAATGATAAAGTAAAATATATGCGCTTAATTGTTGATAGTATGAAACAAGATATTATTAATTTCTTTGATATGACAATTGATATTGAAAATATGAAAAATGAAACAGAATGGATAGAATTCGGGAAAGTATTTACACTTGAAAAAGGAAAATTACAAAGTTCAAAAGTTATTGAGGATGAAGAAGGAGAGGGAGTATTTATTAATCTTAGTAAAACAAATGAATTCAAAAAAATAAAAGATTATAATTTAGATGGAGAGAATGTATTTATAAGTAATACAGCACCACTTGGACTAATACAATATTTTAATGGTAGATGCTCTCATAGTGATTTATTATGTCATATATTACTAAAAGAAAAATATAGAAATAGAATAAATATAAAATATATATATCATTTCTTGCGAAAATTACAGTCCCATATTGAATCATCTTATAATAAAGGTGCATGTAATCAATCATTAGACATCAAGAATTTTAACAGAATGAAAATTCAAATACCATCATTAAAACAACAAAACAAATGTATTGATGCTATGAATCATATGGAAGAAATAATTAAACGATGGGAAAATGATATTGATGATATATTAAATAATGGTTCAAATAAATTTTTAGAAATGTTAGAAAGTAGTGCAATCCAACAAGAAATTGGAAGCGATGATATTATGAAAAAAATATTTAGTAATATTGATAATAAAGAACTTGATGAAGAATAAATTTACACATAATAAAAATCAAAATCAATAGTTGGTATTTTTTTATCTATTTTATTTATTTTTATTAATAATTCACTTTGCGTTAAGTCGTCAAAGTCATCAGCATCCATTGATTTCATTAATTTTCTTTTCACAATATCATAATTTTTTATAGCATCTTTTTTATTTGTATAAAATATATTTCTATTAGGATGTATATTTATGAAACCAAATTTTGGATATTTTTGTTTTAATTTATTTAATGGTGTCATCCAATTATTATTTTCATAAATTTCATTGTATGTTATCTCATCATATATTTTATTTTTTATTAAGAAACTTTGAAATTTAGTATATTTGGTATATCCAGTTGTTGAATAATCCGCCAATATCTCAGTTGGTATATTATCACCCTCATAATTTTTACCATCTTTATTTACATCTTTCTTGCCACTAATAAAACACATATCACTATTTTTGATAATAATGTCTTTATCACACTCACCAATAATATAGTCAAGATATTTTTTTAATGTTTCGTTCTTAGGATATTTGTCAAACTCATCTTTGTATAATGGTATCAATAGATGTAATAATTTATTGGGATATGTTGATTTGTTCCATCTTATACCCCTGCCAATAATTTGTCTAATGTCTATACAAGATTGCCTATCATCGCCAAGACAAATAAAGTCAATAAAGTCATTGTCATAACCATAAGATATTTTACCAACAGCAATAATAATACATGGATTTTCATTATTCTCAAAATTTGTAATGTCTTTATCACATTCATCAAAATCATCATAATCTTTTGAAACATAAATATATGATTTTATGTCCTTCTGTGTCTCCATTAATTTTTGTAGTTTCTTAGCATTACTACAATTATTGACATATACAATGCCTTTCTTTTTTTTATGCTTTGTCATTGTGCTAATTATTAAGTCTTTCAAATTATGATATTCTTTCTTTTTATTATCAAGTTTTTTTATTATTGTTTCAATATCACACAAAATTTCATTGTTAATTAATTCGTGAATTTTGACTTTCTCAACAATAGAACCATAAATATCTTCATTCTCCTCAATTTCTTCTGTTGGTGTAGCAGACCCAAATATTCTGTATTTAGTTATTTTACTATCAAGAAATTTATTAATATTATCTTCATCCTCACTCCAACTGGTAATAAAATGTGCTTCATCAAAAAAGATAGCATCAAAACTTAACTTATATTCTCTAATTAACTTAAATAATTTCTCATTACTTTGATAACAACTTGTTATGATAAATTTGTCTAATTTAGAATATTTCTTAATGAAATTTGTTTTATTAATAGTGTCATCGCTATAATGTCCTATTTTATAATTATCATCCGATATATATGATGAATATTTATTTTCTATTATTTGCTCATTTAATTTTTTCCGTGGTGTTAAAAATAAAATTTTCTTTAATTTTAATTCTTTAATAGTCTTATAATACAAATGAGTTTTGCCAAATCCTGTTGGTGCTTTGATAAAAACTTTTTTGTGTTCTTTTAAATTTTCTATTATTTCTTTCAAATAATTGTCTTGATAAAATTCTCTCAAAATCATTTCAGGTGAATTTACTTTTTGTTTATTATTACTTTCTGCCAATAATTTATTTATTTCTTCTTTGGATAACACTTTATGTTTTATATTTTGTGTTTCCAGAAATGGCACAATTTCTTTTATGATTTCATATTTATAAAATTCATTTCCTCCATTATGATATTTATGTAATTGAGAAAAATATTTTTGTAATAATATTTCGACAATAATATGTGTGTAAATATTGTCAATTATTTGGATGACTAATAAAAACTCACCTTTGATATATTCACCTGTTTTATACGTTGAATCGCGATTAGCAATATTATCTGTTTGACCTAATTTACATACATTGTCTTGGTGCTTGCTGTTATCAGTTCTAACATAAATAAAACCCATAATGATATTATTTATTGTATTATTATAATGAAAATATTATTATTTCAATTTTTATTGTTAAATAATTATAAATAAATTAATTGCAGTCAATAACATTTAATCCAGACCCCACGCACTTGCTTTTACAATTTTGTATCTTACTAAATATTCTCTTGTAATGTTCTATCATTTTCTCAAACGATTTTTCATTTGTTAGTTCTTTCATTAGATTATCTATATCAATAATATCATCATCAATATTTGTATCATCACTATTTAATTTATTTGTTAAATCAATATCAACCTCATCAATAATATTAACAAATTTATCAATCTCTTTTTCAATCATTTGAACCTTTTCTTTTAATTCTTTATGTAGTGTCATTTTTATATTCATATTTTGTGTTTCATTATAAGTATCCATATCAGCATCAAGTTCATCAAAAGTATCATTAGAAATAATAGACATTTTTTAATTATAAATAATAATATAATATTAAGAGTTATATTTTCAATTTTTTCTTAAAAAACTTTCCTTCTGCTGATATCATATATATATTATTATAAGTGACACCATTTTTTATTTTTATTATGTTTCCATTTTCATCTAAATATAATACAAATCCTTTTTCTAATTGAATATTAATATCACATAATTCTAATTGTGTGCTAATATTTCTCTTGTAATTCTGTAATTTAGTAATTTTGTCTATAATTAGTTTTTTACTTTTGCTTAAATAAGTGTCTAATTTTTGTAAAATTTCTTTCACTGGATTTTCATGTAATTTACTTTTATATTGCCAAACCATTTTTTTATATTTGTATAATTTTTGTGATATTTCATTTTTGATATCTTTTAATTGATTTTCAATTGCTTGAATTTTCTTGAAACCACTATTATTAATATCAGCAAGTGTTGTTCCTGCTATGGACGGTGTAGGACATCTGTAATTGCTTACTTCATCACATAACATTGTATCAGTCTCGTGCCCTACTGCGGTTATAGTATATTTTGATGATTTGTATAATGCTTCCAAAATTTTAGGATGCGAAAATCCTGACAATTCATCAAAAGACCCACCTCCTCTTGCTATTAATATCACATCAATCTCAGGCAAATCATCAAAATATTTTATTCCATTTGAAACACTTGAAGGGCAATTTACTCCCTGGACATTACAAGAATATAAATATAAATTACCATTAAAATTATTTTCTCTAAGAGCGTATATAATATCTTTAATTACTGCTCCTTCTCTGCTTGTAACAACACCAATATTTCTAACACTTGATGGCAATTTTTTTTTATTGTTAAAGTATCCCATTTTTTCATATTTCTTTTTTATTTTTTCTTGTTCTTGTATTCCTAAACCAACCCCAATATTTGTTATATTATTTCCATTTATTTGTAAAGTTCCATATTTCAGATAATAATTTAATTTACCATTTATTTTAACTTTATCTCCATTTTTAATATCAATCTGTTTGAAAAATGTTGAATTGATAATTGCTTCATCATCTTTTAATTTAAAATATGTTGCAGTGTTAAATCGTTTCATATCAGTAACCTCACCAATAACATCAACTGTTCTGTTTTTTAATATCTTATTAATTTCTATACCCAATGACGATACTGAATATTCTTCTTCGTTCATTCTTTATGTTTATTATAAGTAATATTATGTTTTAACCATATTATTTTCAATATTTTTATTATTTATTGTTAAATCTAACATTTTATACACATCGTCATTATATATTGGTCTATTATGAGAACCATCTGTAAGAAATAATTCGCACTTATTATTTTTTATTATTTTTTTTAAATCTTTACTATGTTCGCAACTTATTAATTCATCATCATAACAATGAATAATAATAATATTTATGTCACTAACTTTTTCATCCATATATTTAAAAAATTTATATGTCTCATAAGGAGCAATAACAAAATGACTTAATAATGGTGAAAATTCTTTTGCTAATCTTTTGATACAATAAAATGGATTTTGTAATATTAGTCTTTTTGGGTATTCTTGATTTGTTTTGATTAGTTGAGTTATTAAATATGAAGAAACTGTTGTGCCAAGAGAATGACCGAATAATGTTATTTTATTTGGTGATATTTTTTTGGTTTGTGTTAGGAAATTCCATACACAAATGATGTCATTAAATAATCCATCATATGTTGGTTTTCCTGACGAATCACCATAACCACGATAATCATAAATAAATAATGAACCATATTTTGACAATTTTTTAGCAGTATATTCGTAAATTATTTTTGACAATATCCCAGAATTTCCGTGACTTAGTATTATAATATTATCATCATCATAACTTGGGATTTTATTAGCATTATACAAACAAGAACTAATTTTTATATTATCATGTGTTATTAATGTTTCGTGAATTATATTTTCATCATCAAGATATTGATTATATATTTCTTCATCTTTTTTTGATGGAACAAAAATTATTTTTTTTGTTAGAGCGTTTAATAATTTTTTTACTATTAATAGTGAGAGTAATATTGTTATGATTGTAGCAATGATTTTTTTCATTTATAATTAATAAATAAGAAATAATTTTTGAGAATAACAGCAAGATACATTTCTTGCTGGTCTTATTTATTCCTTTTTCAGTTGTTTTCTCAACGCCACTTTGGGATCCCGAAGGAATCTTTCAATATCCTCTTTAAGACCCGGTGTGTTCGGATACTTCGCAGGCAACCATTTAAGGAACTGCAACGCGTGTTGAGGCATAACATCCTCTTTTTGTTTGCTTTTAGAGATTTTAGGTGCGTTAATACGCGATCCGTTTGCTTTTCCCATTTGCTTTATTTTTTCTTATAATAAAAATTACAATATGTATCTATTTTCAATTTTCATCACAAAAATTGATAATTTAAAGCATAAATTCATAGAACATAATAAGAACAACAAATGACAAAACAAGTTCTCAAAATAACAAAAGCAAAAAATGTATGGAATGTTTATAAATATACACGAAAAGAGACAATAAGTTTGAATAGAGAAATTAGAAAGAACAAAAATAAGACACTAATGTATGGTTGGGTGAGTGCTACCAAAACAAAAAATTATTTGATGGATGATATGTGTGTGGATTGGTTGATGCTTTATCACAAAAATAAAGACTATAAAGATACAAAAGAAAATACAAATTTTAAACCTCACAATTTGCTATTTGAAGGAGGACATATATTTGAAAAAAAAGTGTATGATGAATTAGAAAAAGTATTTCCTAATCAATTTGTTGTTGTTTTTGATAGTGAAATTCATAAGAATAAGAACGTACAATTTATTAAGAATAAAAATAATGAAGTCAAAAAATTAATGAATGAAGGAGTGCCAATCATAGCACAAGCACCCCTGATAAATATAAGTAATAAAACTTATGGTGTTGCGGATTTAATAGTTAGAAGCGATTATATGAAAAAAATATTTCATCATTTTGAAGAAGATGAAGATATTAATATTAAAGCACCAAAACTAAAAATGAGAGATGGTTTAAAATATCATTACAGAATTATTGACATTAAATGGACGACAATGACATTATGCGTTGATGGAAAAACAATTCGAAATGATGGATTGTTTCCTGCTTATAAAGGACAACTTGCTGTTTATACAGGAGCGCTTAATTCATTACAAGGATATATTCCAAATTACGCTTATATAATGGCAAAAGCGTGGAAGATTGGCACAAATAATGTAAATTTTGAACTTGACAATATATTAAAAAATAATAGAGGATATTCAACATTTGACAGAGTGGGTGTTGTTGATTATTCAACAAGAGATAATAATTATGTTGAAGAAACTAAAAAAGCAGTATTATGGAATCAAAAAGTAATTACAGAAGGACATAAATGGAGTTATGGTGATGACAAACCAACAGTATATGAATTATATCCAAATATGAACAAATCAAGTAGTTCTTATTTTGACAAAATAAAAGAAAAATATGCTTTACAATATGGCGACCCAACATTATTATGGTATGGAAATACAACACATAGAAAAATAATGCACTCACATAATATTTTTGACATTAGAGACCCCAAATGTAGCATAGAAAAATTAGGAATTAATAATGACAAAAGAGGTTCTATTATTAATAAAATCATAGAAATTAATAAATATAACAATAAATCAGTGATATATCCAAAAATAATAACAAATAATTTTGGGAATTGGCAACAAGAGACAGAAAATGATTATTACATTGATTTTGAAACAATAAATTGTAATTTGTATGATACTAAAAATATGAATATTGAATGTTCTTTTTATGAATCACAAATTACATTTATGATTGGAATTGGTTTTGCTACAAATCCAAGAATAAAAACAGTTGATATTTTAAATAAACTTACTTTGAATAATGTATCGTGTTATATTAATAATATCAATAATTGGGAATATGTATGTTTTTATATGAATAACTTTGACGATTATATTAATGATGAACTAGAATTATATCAAGTAATGGACAAATTTATAAACATAAGAAGACAAAATAAAAGTGTTAAACTATATCACTGGACGAATGCTGAGAAAAGTTTTATGATGAGAGCAAATTTGAGAAATGATAAAATTAGATTTAATATGTTGAGTAATAAATATAAATATACATGGATTGATATGTATAAAGTATTTGAGACAACCCCAATAGTAATTAAGGGTGCTTTTAGATTTAAACTAAAACAAGTAGCAAATGCTTTTTATAATAATGGATTTATTAAAACACAATGGCGAGATGATAAAATTACAGATGGATTTAGTGCGATGATGAATGCGATTGAAATATATAGAAATAATAAAAATATAACTTATTATGATGATACATACAAAAGAATTATTGATTATAACGAGATAGATTGTAAAGTTATTTGGGAAATTGTTGGATATTTAAGAAAACATCACATAAAAAATTGATATTTTAATATTTAGAGATTACTATGAATATATCATAAAATGAATGGCAATATATTTGGCGATATTGTTGAAAATATGCGAAAAAAACATTTGGCAATTATCCAAGAATCATACATGCATTATGCGATATTTTTTGTTAAGAATAAAATTATTGCGGTTGGTGAATGTTTCAAAATCAAACATCACAAAAAACATTCTATTCACGCTGAACACGCAGGATTGCGAAATTTTATAAAAATAACATCATACAAAAAAATTGTTGATAAGCACGATAAAATTAATATTCTTGTTTTGAGATTTTCTAAAAATGGAATGCTAAATAATTCAAGACCTTGTGAAAATTGTATAGTTAGATTGTTAAAATGTAATTTGAACATTGATAAAATTTATTATAGTGATTACGTTGGCAATATTTGTTATGAAAAATTAGATGAAATGTATGATAATCCATTGACAAAAATATCATCTGGATTTCGCAAAAAATACTGAAATTTGTTTTATTATTGTGGTAATAAAACAAATAATTGACAAAAGAACTCATTTACAAAACACAAGAAGTATTATATATTTTTTAGTTTATTATACATTATTTTATTTGTAAGATATGAACTACCACCTTTAACTCTTTTCGGACATTGCAACGAACGATGATCTGAATCGTCCATCCTACAAAAATCACAAAAATGCGTTTTATGTGCTTCTATACAACCGCTTGCTCGACAACGCAATGTACGTTCTTGTCGCACTCCCATAATTAATTTTTTTGATGATTCTGATAGGTTTTGATCTATTGATACAGGATCCATATGGGAGCCGAATTTTAATGTTGATTCTTTTGGTATGGGTAATATGGATTGTTTAGTCACTGGTGCGAATGCTGGTGCTGATACGATTTTTTTTTTTAAATCAGGACAATCTCTCATACGATGATCAGAATCTACACTACCACATTGCATACAAACATGATAGGAATGCTTTTCATTACAGCCAACCGCACGACATGTATCTTTAATTGCAGTCGTTTTAGTTGATAATTGTTGTGGTTGTGCTGGTGGTTGTACTAGTGGAGATGTGCGTGTGCGTGGGAGAAAAGAGTGTGGTTGTGTTTGTATTTGTGTTTGTGGTTGTGTTTGTGGTTGTGTTTGTGGTTGTGTTTGTGTTTGTGGTTGTGTTTGTGGTTGTATTTGTGGTTGTAGTTGTAGGTGTGTGGTTGGGGGTGGGGGAGAAGATAGTGCTGATACTTTTAATTGTGAAAATGTGGATTTGTTTTTAGCAGTTGTGAGTGCAGATGGGGATGTCAGTGCGGGTGTGAATGCCGACGGAAATACTTGTGCTTGAGATAGTTCTGATTCTTGATATCTTGGGCACTTTTCTTCATGGTGGTCGGCATTAGAATTGCTACAAGTTTTACAAGAATGCATTTCGTGGATTTCATAGCAATCAGACACTCTACACCCTTTTATAAACTTTTTAAAAAATTTCTTACCAGATTCAATTATATTTTGCGTTATATCTAAGATTGGTTCTTGTTTCTTATTTCTAATTTTTAATATGGTTTCTGCTACCTGCATTAACATATTAATATCATCATTACAATCAATTAATATTGTATTAAAAGTCATTTCACGATCTCCTGGCATCATTAACCAGTACTTAATAAATTTGTGGAATTCTGTATATTTAGGTATTGAATATTTTGCATCAATATTACTTAATTCATCACGTAATGACAATGGTGGTTGTTCTAGAATTGGACAATCTGTAGAATAATGTAGAGAATCCATATTGCCACAAGTATGGCATACGTGTGTATTATGCACTATGAAACAATCAGGTACTTTACATCCTTCCTTGCTATCTGTTATAATTTTTTTAAATATATTTAGATATTCTTTTATTATATTGATATTCATAAAAAAAGGTATTATTTTTTGTTGTTTTTGTTGTTCTTTTATGTGTTTTTCACACCAAATTTGACTAATTGCGTTCGCTACTTTAATGTATCGTTGTATTTCATGATTAAACCCGGTAAAATCCTTATAAAGACCTTCAAAAAATTCTTTCTGTTTTTCGGTTGTTGTGTTGTTTTTCAGTCTAAAACAAATATTGATAAATTCTCGGAAGATTTCATAATCGTCAGCAGAATAACGCAACAATATTTTGTCTAGTTTTATTTGCGCTATCTTTGGCAGGTATATTTGAGTTAGATCGCCGGTAGGTTTTTTGATTTCTAATGCAAATGATGCCTTTGGAGAATAAACAATTTTTTGCTTACTGACAAATAAATCCTGGCGATCCATACGTAAAACTCTACTAGCATCGCTATAAGTACCCAATAATCCATCTTTACTCCATACTGGTTCATTCGTAATATTATTACCAAAACCATCACTATTATTATGTTCTACTAAAACTACACCTTTAGTAATATACATGTGGTTTAAATTGATATTACCAGAACTACTATCTAAAACATATAAATCACCTTTTGGTATGACTATCTTTTTATCAAATTCAAATATTGTTTCTAATAGTTTGATAGCACTTTTATCACGAAAATCATTAAAGGCAATACCTTTTAATTTGGTAAATTTGATTTGTTGTGTATCGTATAAGTTTTTAAAGGCAGCAAACTGACATCTATTTACAAATATTTGTGACTCATCAATCTCTTTATTTAACGCTTCAATAAAAATAGCAGGAGGGTCAATTACATAAAAATATTTATTTCTAACAATAGATTCTAGACCCTCAAATTCTAATTTATGCGTAATTATATATATATTGATTAACATTTCAAGTGATATTATAATATTAGTATTAACAATTGGTCTAATTACCATTTTTCCAGTTTCGTCTCTTATTTTTTCGTTTTGTGTAACATTTATTTTAACATAATATTGTATTATTTCGTCGAAAGTAATTTCATCTTTTATATAAGATTCTAATTTGACATTTGCTCCTGTAAAATCTAATATATTATCTTCTGGAATCTGACTTTCTGCTACTAATTTATTATTTTTAGTAAGATAATAAATCATATGCTTACGTAATTTGTCATCTTGCTCTTTTCTTTTTGTAGAATCCTGTAATTCTCTTGAATCTAGAATTGGAATATAATCATGTGATAATTGTTTACCTACAATTTCGTAATCTCTTATTTTGATTAAGTCTAGTGCAACAGCAGAATTTGCTGGGTTTCCATCCATATCTTCTTTACATCTCTGTAAATCAGGAAAAATAGTAGCACTCATTATACACTCTCTATACGCATTATCACCAAATGGTTTGCCAATCTGTTTCCCCACCCATGCGAGATCACCGCCCATTAATACAGCACATATAGGAACTAGAAAATTATGCATCATCCCCATCATATTTGAAATATAATCATTATCTGTACCTGAATATTTTTGACCATAATCTGTGGATTTCTTTCTAGTCATTAATATTGATGCTATACTATCCGGCACAATACTACTTTGCATAATTAATGGCGGCGAAGAACTCCATTCTTGATTTTTAAACCATGTGCGAACATCCCTTGGATTAGGGGGATGTACACCATCTGGTATATTAATGATTTTTACTAAAGATGATGAATCAATCTTCATAAAACTATCAAATACATCCTGAGAAGTATATAATTTTTCTTTTGCAAGTAAAGTGCGCGTTCTAAAATCTATAGTTCTCTTATCGTCCATACTTTTTAAACTTGAATCAAATTTAACTTCTGGATCTGCTGGTCTGTGTGTGGTTTTTTGCACTGATGTTTGTGCTGATGCTAATACTGATGATACCAGTGCCGGTGCTGGTGCTGGTGCCAGTGCCAGTGCCGGTACCGGTGTAAGTAATTGCGAGAGTGAGGGTGTAAAAGTTATTTGTTTGTTGGTAATTACTACTTTTGTTCCACCCGGTGTTAATTTTCCACTCTTATTTTCTATTATAATGTAACCATCTATCATTTTATGTATATTGAATGTGGCGTCTCTGTCCTGATGGTGTCTGTCTTGATCATCAAAATCATCATATAAAATTAGAGAGCCATCATTTGCCAAATGATGTAAACCCCACTCATTTGTAAGATAAGTTTTTAGTTTTATCTCGGGGGCTGAATAAATAAAATCAAAAAATGCCCGTTTTTGAAAATTGTATATATCACAAATTCTACCATTAGCAGAATAACACTTTACATCATCCCAATTAGCAATAGGAGACTTGGATGCATCTGAGAGTATTTTCTCAAATGTGTCCGCATTTGAGCGTACAAGATATGGTTTAATGTATTTATCTTCTGGATGTGCGTCATTAACAATCCAAAAATTGGCTGACTTCCCTTTATCATCACGCTCTTTAATTTTTTCGTGCTTACACCCATTAGTACTAAATTGAATATATCCTCTTTTTTGATATTTACGAGCATCTATCCACGATGGGGGTTTTACATCCTTTGTTGTGGGGAGACTAGTGAATATTTTAATTTGAGAATCAATAACTGGGTCTGCTTGTGCTGCTGCTGCAGACGGCACCGAATGTGACCAAATTAGGGGGGGATGTACTGGGACAAATTTTGGTATTGCAGCAGCAGCTGACACAAGTTCTTGTTTTGGTGCGTCACATATCTCACAATTTTTCCTACTATCATTATTCTCAAACGTACAAGCACTACACGACCAAGTCATTTATATTATATACATAAAAAATGAAATTTATATGTCTAAACAATATATTATACATATTATTAATAAAACAATGTCTCGCTCATCAAACATCGACAAGAAGCAAAAGTTTGTAAAAAAGAAGGTTGAAGAATATGAAACAAAAATACTAATCACTAAACCTGAACCAACCCCAGAACCAACCCCAGAACCAACGCCAAAACCAACGCCAGAACCAATTCAAGAAACAACCCAAGAACCAACCCCAGAACCAACCCAAGAACCAACCTCTAATCCCAAAGTTAAGAAACAACAAAAGGACACAACATCACCAAATAAAATAACATCACTAATTGGAGGAACACTAAATGTAATGTCAGGGAAAGTTGAAATGACAAATTATATTAAGAATATTTTGGGATTAGATATGAAAATTAATAAAGCACATTGCGCATATTCGGCAATTGTTGAATTTTTGATGAGTAATTTTTCAAGAATGTCAGGAAAATATAATGTGAAAAATCCAGCACAAGCAGATTTGTATGAAGTAAAAATAGAAAATATACAGAGAGCAATTAGAGAGAATAAAAATATTACAAATGAGATTAAAGCATTGTCAGAGAATTATTATGAATATTCTAATTTTGATTATGCTGGTAAGTTTTATGCGGGACACAAAAAATTGGTTCAGTTTTTACGAACAAAAGCATTTGACAATACAACAAATGTTGATTTTTCAAAAGGCACAATAAATTATTTGTGTTATCTAGTAAGTAATATTATGGGTATGCTAACTAAAACATCTTGTAATTTTACTTTGTTTGCGAAAAAGAATACAATTGGAATAGAAAATTATAGATTTTCTTGTAAGGAACATTTTAATGGTGAATTTTATAATTTAATCGATCAGCGACTAAGTGAGATTAAATTAATTCTTGAAAAATTAAAGAAATTAGAAGGTGACGAAGATGTATTGGAAGATGTATTGGAAAATGTATTGGAAGATGAATAATTTATTTTACTTATTTTATTACTAATAAAATAATTAACTATTACAATTACAAATATTAATATGGGGAATAAAAGCACAAAAGAAAAATATATGTTTAAAAATTTGGATGAAATAATAAAAGTAATATACACATATAGTAAAAATGTTTTTGAAAACAAGGAGATAAATAATGATATGCTAGAATTTATAATAAATAATTTTGTAAAAAAAGAATACACTTATGACAGACATAAAATAACAAACGACATAAATATTTTTATTAATTTATTCAAAAATAATTTTACTAAAACATTGAATATTGATGATTATGATTATAATAATAAACTTGATGATGGTTCATATGGTGTTATATTTAATTATGGCAAATATAGAGTTATAAAAATAATACAAAATGAAAAGAAATATATTAAACTAAACATAAATAATAGTGTGTGTGTTTATCAATGTATTTATCCTTGGATGTATGAATTTTGCAGTTATACTGTTGTTATGTCTATTTTGAATTATATTGATGAAATTACTAAGTCTAAATATTCTAAAATGTTTTCACAAATATATGAACCATTTATTCACACAATAGACGAACAAACTATTGTAATTGGGTATATTATGAGAAAATATGAAATAACATTAAACGATGAAATAAAACAAATAAATTCAATGACAGACTTGTCAAATGGAACAAGTCATATAATTGACACATTATTGAATTTACGACATTTGAATTATTTGAGACAACTAAATATTTTCATTACACATAGAGATATGAAAACAACTAATATTATGATACATAATGGGGACATATTATTTATAGATTTTTCTTTCTTGAGTATGAAAATAAAATGTAAAAATAAAGAAGAAATGGAAATGTCAAAAAATATTGGCAATCTTGTGGCAACCAATGAGAAATATTATGATGTAATAATGTTTATAGCATCATTACTAAAATACAATGTGAAATATTTAAAATTATTAGGTGAATTTATAAATATGGATGTTGAAGAGCAACTTAAAAATATATTATTGATGAATAATACAGCATTATTAAATGCTTTTACAATATATAATATTTATGCTTTTTCAACAAAATATAATAGTTTAATAGATGACAAGTTAGGCAGCAAAGAATTTAATATTAATTTATTTTCAAAAATAATAGAACTAATAAAAAAAATTTATGGTGCTATTAATTGTATAGCATATATTGAGGACAAAAACTTTGGCAAAATAAAACTTAAATTCTAACAAAGCGACACCCAAAAATAGGGACGACCTCACGTTCGTAATTGTGTTCTTCGCCCATCTGGATAATAAGGTCTGTCTTTCCTGAGCGGTTTATCTCTAATAGCAACTCAATTACTTTATCTGTGTTTTGCTTGGGGATAGCAAGGCGAATCAGACTTTGTGTTTCACTGTTATTGTAAGTCTCGATAACACGATAAGAATAACAGTGGTTTTTAATTACGAAAACAACCATAAAACACATTCTTGTTAATTTATTAGATTTAATATAAGACTTTTCAAATATATCATTATTTCAATTTTTTCACTCAAAAAATTGAAATTAATAATTAATAATACTCAAATAATAATTATCATAAATGGACGTATTTGATTTTAACATACCAGATGACAATAATAATGACAATAACAATGATAATATTCAAACAGAATATATGAAATCATTAAATGATACATATGAGAATAATCTTATAGACCCTAATTATTATTCATATTTATTAGATTGGGATAAGAAACAAACAATATGTAATCTTAATGGTTTTATAAATTATATTAATAATTATGATAATATAGATGAATTCAAAAAAATTATGTGTAATTATTATAATAAATTTTTAGTGTTTGATGATGACAATAATAAAATAAGAATAAATAAGAATATTTGTTATTATGTTTCAAAAGTTGATACTATTGATTTTACAAAAGAACAGAAAAAGGGAATAAAAACATTATTTGATTTCTCAATAGATGATAATAAAACAATATTTGGTTTTTATGGTTATGCTGGTTCAGGTAAGACAACAACAATTGTTGAATATTTGTCATATATGATAATCAATAAATACATGAATAGTGTAGCTTTCGTAGCTCCAACACACAAGGCATTAATAGTAATGAGAACTAAATTTAAAGTTCATCTAAAAAAAATATCAAGCATAATATTGAATAAGATTTTATCAGAAACATTTAATTTTGATGAAGAATTAGATATTTTAGCAGAAGCTGGAACAACAATAAAATTTATGACAATACATAGTCTATTATGTTTTACTCAGGATTATACATTAGAAGGAACAAGAGTATTTGTAAAAGATAAGAAAAAACCGTCATTAATAAGTAAATTTGATTTTATTGTTATTGATGAATGTTCTATGATTGGCATTGATATGATAGACAGCATATTAGATGAAACCAGATTACTAAGTAATCTAAATACAAAATACAAGAAATTGCCAAAAATTGTTTTCTCAGGTGATCCATCACAATTGCCACCAGTTGGAGAGGATGAAAGTTCAGTATTTTGTAAAAACGAGAAAGATTTGACTTTTAAAAAATATTTAGAAATAATGAAGTTCAATTATAATAATAATATATGTTCAGGAATTGAAGATGCTATGAAAGTTCATTATGATAATTTAATTAAAGATTTAGGAAAGATGGAAAATTTATTATTGCAAACTGTTGTTCGTTCTAGGATTGACAATGTTACGAAAGTTTGTAATATAATGCGTAGTTGGATACATACAGATGATCCACCAGAATTAAGAAAATATGTTGGAAAAGTTGGAGTTCATTTTTTTGATCATAATGAAAATCCAAATAAGATAAAATCAAAATGGTTTAAAAAATTTCTGTCAAATACTAAAAAAAATATTGTTAGCATTATTGTAACTTGGACTAACAAACAAACTGATATTTATAATGAGACTATACGTAATGAACTATTTAAAGGACAAGAAATATTAAAATACAATAAAAATGATACATTAATATTAGGTGAATTTTATAGTCTTGATTTGGGAGAAAATTTTGTTAAGCAAAAATTACATACATCCGAGCAAGTAAAAGTGTGCGATGTTAGAAGATTAAAAGTGCCGATTAGCACATTTGAATTAAAAATGTCAAACGCATTAAAAAAAATAAAAAATAGTTCTAAATTAGAAAATTTAATCAATGATTTAATAAATGGTTTAAATGACGAGTATTGTAGAAATGTTGATTTTTCGTGTTGGATTTTGAAAGTGAAAAAATCTGGATTAATAGATGAAGATATAAATCATACAATGACATTAGTTGTTATTTGTGATGAAGAGATTGAAAAATATACACAATTCAAAAATGAAACAAGTATAGCAATTAAAAATTTCTCTAAAAAATTGCTGAGTAGTTATAACACAACCCAAATAGAAAAATTAGTAATAAAACCATTATGGAAACAATGGAATAAAGTTTTTACAGACCCATTTGCTACCGTTAATTATGGTTATTCAATTACTTGTCATAAAGCACAAGGTTCAAGTTTTCACGATGTTTATGTGGATTTAAATGATATATTAAAAAACCAAAAAAAAGTAGAAGCAAAAAAATGTGCTTATACAAGTGTGACAAGAACGTCAAATGAACTTAATATATTATTATAATAATAGAAAAATTAATGCTATTTTACTACTTACAACTTTTTTCCCACCTTTTTATTCCATATCGCTGAAAGTTCCTCGACTGATTTTCCACAATCAAGCGTTAAAACGCTTTTTGGCAGTTGTGGATACGCATAATATGCACCACATCGATTGCCGCAAATTAGACAAGGTCCATCTAGAGTTTCACTTCTACAATACTGTTGCATAAGTTGTGCCCTCATTGCAAAATCTCTGGCAATATTAAAATACTCGCTTTGAATCAATTCAACCAGAATGTTAAGAACTTCACCGAAGTTCATCTTACTAAACAACTCAAATAGTCTACGTGCAGCTTCCTTAAAGTCCATCTCAAAATCGAGACACCTACCTTTTGATGTGGTATCTGGTGCGGCTGCTGCAGACACTGCATCCGATGTAGCACCCGACGCAGCAGACGCAGAAGAAACATCAGGTGCTGGAGATGCAGCAGACGCAGAAGAAGCATCAGGTGCTGGAGACGCAGGAGTTTTGCGTTCTCTGCGTTTTTTGTGTCTGGGCGCAGGAGATGCATCAGGTGCAGGAGACACAAGAGACACAAGAGATGCATCAGGTGCAGGAGACACAAGAGACACAAGAGATGCATCAGGTGCAGAAGATACAGGAGTTTCGATAATTATATACTTACAACATATGTTGCAGTAGGGGATATATTTATTGCACAAAACCTCAGGTATCTCACGAAGCGGACAAAATTCCAGAATAATCTTCACCAATGAATGCTCTGCTAGGATACCATTCAACTCCTGTCCAGATCCGCAGCGCTGACACGGGATTTTTCCAAACTCTACATGAGTATCGGATGTGTAGGTTCGCGTCTTAAAGAAGTCAATTTCGCAATTTTTAAAACGCGCGTAAATCAGAGCAAGCGTATTGAGATCCAATCTGGCATTACGACGCGCATACTTCTGTGGTACTGTATACCCCGTTGCTTCTACATCAGGTGGAAAGAGGTAGAGTTCGCCATCACCCACAATTTGGTCGTACTCAGCTTTATCTTTGACGAAATGATTTTTTGCTATGAAAGTAATACTGTCACCCTTAACTAGGACGTAATAAAACCCTTTCAACGTTCCCCTGCCACGTGCCATCTCCTCAACCATTTTTACTATTATCTTAGCTTGTATTAAGGGTTTCGATTGCTGCCACATCAAAAAAGGGGTTTCAGTTGCTAAATTCATTTCTTGTGCAAAAGAATCAAAAGGTATCCTCTCCACATTAACCGACTCAAACCCCATTGGCCATTTTTTACGGAGTTCATCTGCAAGCCAATTAAAACCTTCATTCATTTCCTTATATTCATGACAGCGGTGATCTTTCGGAAGTGCAAACAAGTCTACGTTCGATCCTAGATCAGCAAGTATGCCATAACATTTGCGCAGCATTTTCACTTCAGGAAACGTATCAGTCAATAATTTTTTGACTGTTGTTGTACTTTTATCCGGAAATAACACCTTTTCCTTCATATAGTATCTAAAACTATTACGCACTCCATAAGATTTGTGTTTAAAACCAACCGCCTTGTAGTGCTTTAAATCACTAGGCTTCATCTGTTTAAGAGACACCGGTGAAGATTCAGGCACATATATGGACCCCGATATCAAATCATTTGCTGAATTCAGAAAGCAACGGGGTAGCATTAAATTGTGAGAGCAACGGGGTAGCATTAAATTGTGAGAGCTCATTCTGCCGGTAGATAATTATTGATATTTATTAAGATTTTGAAACTATTGGTTTTTTTCAATTTTTATAGATATAGACTTAATATATAGTGATACTTCTCAAAGTATGATTTAACTAATCCTAAGAATCCTAGTGTGTCTTTGACATCCCATATTTCTTAGATTTAGTCAAATCATCATACTGATTTAACTAACTCGAAGAACTCTCGTATGTAAAAACCATAACAACAAAACAACAATAACAACAATAATCAATAATAAAATAAATCCTTCAAATGGTGGTCTTGATTGAAATTTATATACAATACACGATTGTTGTGTGTCATTATTTATATCATCAGTAGGGGATGTTATTGATGAACTCATTATAATAGCATTAATATTTTATTTATAAATATTAGTGCTCACTTAAAAATATTTTCTATAAATATAAATAATAAAGATGGCAAATGATTTTGAACCAATGGTATTACACAAAAAAATAAAAAGTAAATCTCAAAATAATACTAAATATCAAAAATTAAATGATTTTGAAAATAATGAGAAAATTAATATAGCAGATAGAGAATTAGCAAGAGCAATACAAATGGGAAGAATAAGCAAAAATCTAACTCAAGAAGAACTAAATACAAAATGTAATTTTCCTAAAAATACAATTAAAAATTATGAAAATTGTATTGCTATTGTAAATACACAACAACTAAACATACTAAATAATATATTAGATGTTGTTTTGCCAAGAAATTAAATAAATAATATATATAATGACAAAAGAATTAATCAAATGTTATCAAATGCAAATTGATGACAATGAAGATTGTGTTCCAGTGTATATAGGTGAATATCCAGAAGTTCCCACACCATTATTGAAAATAATTAAACACGAAGAATATGTCATTCATATTGTTTGTTATATATTGACTGAAAAAGAAGTAGAAAACAAAAATTATAATATTGTTGGTGCTATTATATTTAAAAATAATAATGACACTAATGAGAATAGCGATGATTTTAAAAAACAAGAAAAATACGAGAATAGTATCTGTAGTTTAGATTTAGTTTATGAAAATAAAAAGTATAGATTGTATTATTGCGATCACGAAAATAAGAAAGAAGAAAAAATTAAAACAATTGATGGCAAATTAAAGAGAGATGACGTTGTGCCCTTATTAATAGACGAGGTTTTTAGATTATCTCCAACACGCGAATTATTAGCAAAAAAATGAAAAAATGTGTTGTTTGTAAGTCTCATTAAAATAATATAATCAATATCATCAAGATGTCATTTATTTGGAGTTGTCTCTCGCTAATTGTGTTTTTGGCGTGTGTTGGAGGTGGCATTTTTATGTTCCTCTCTTCCGCACCCGCACCCGCACCCGCACCCGCACCCGCACCCGCACCTGCGAGTGTGATTGAGCGCCTAAAAAAGTGTGGCGCACAACAAGTAATCCACTGATCCACATTAGTGGTTTAAAAAATTTACTAATTATTCTTTCATCCTAATGTAACCAATGGTTTTTCACCTTTGTTTTTAGACCCAATGGAAATACTACTAACATCTATTTTTTTCTTATTTACTTTTTTAGAAGATTTTGATGAGTTGTCTGACAATAAAATATCAATATCATTGTCGCTAAATTGTTGTTTTTGTTTAGATTTCATTAATTTCTCAATGTTTTTATTAATTGATACAACTGATTTAGAACTCTTGGAACTAAAATGAGAATCACTATCATCATTGATACTTGCTAATATTTCATCAAGTTTTTTATTTTGCTCATCCAAATTATGTGTGTCTGCTCTAAATAAATTAGATTTTTTATTTGCTAACTTTCTAATATTTTCCATTTGTTTTTGTTCAGTTTCATAATTTTTATTTTTCAATCTTTCAATCTCATTTTTAGACAATACATTTCTAACACTTGATGATGATTTTGTATCTTTAGATTTGTTGTCTTCGCCATCTTCTCGGGGTGAAGCAGATGAAATCAATAGATTTTCCTTAAATTTAGTATTATTAAGTGTTTTATTAATTTTTTGTGTTTCTAGTTCTTGCTCTTGTATCATTTTTAAGTCAAGTGCTTTTTGAATTGCAGTGTCATGTTGTTTCTCAACAAATTGTTTTGATTTTTTACTGTCCTCTTCTGCTTTCTTTCTTAAATCAGCATACATTGTTTCTTCACTTTTTTTATCACTAAACAAACCACCACCAATGCTTCTAGAAAGTTGCATACTCAATGCGGCACCACTAATCATAAATAATAATCTCATTTCAGGAGCCATCTGTTTGCCAGGTTGATTGTATTTCTCATAGATTTCACCAAGAACTGAATAATAATTATGAATATCAGAACTAATTTTGTCAGATAATCCATCTAATTTAATTCCAAATGGATCAACCATATTATTTAAAATTTCTGTTCCTTTCATAATGCCAATTAACATATGACTCATCCAAGTAACAGAATTATGTTTTGATTTTATGTCAGTATGAAGTTTATATTCATACGTCATCATTGACAAATCAGAGTCTAAATTATAATTTTGCGATAGTTTAACACCAGATTGTTTCAATTCTAATAATTTTCTTAACATATCTAACTTTACTAACATCTCCTCGCTCTTACTCATTTTTACAGGTTCTTCTGTATTTTGTGTATTTTGTATTGGTTGTTCGCTATAATGCCCATCAGTATATTTTGCAGTTTCTTCTTTTATATTGTCTTTTGTATTTTCTTGTTCAATATCATTTTGTTTTGCCACGTTATTATCATTATAATTATTATTATAATTATTATCGCAATCGAGAACATCATTATCAAAATTATCATCTTTGGGGAAATCATAATAATTTTTTCTTTTGCTTTCAGAAACTAATTTTTCACTATTTTTTAACATATCAATAAATAAATCAGTTTCAGTTGGTGCTAGTCCGTCATAGGGGTTATTCATAGGTTTTATATTGTTTATATATTTAAGTTTTTTAATTAATAATACACAATTATTTTGTTAGTAAAAATTGAAAAAATGAATGTATTATTAATTACACTGTAACTAATTAAACAATATTAACAATGCCACGCAAGCGTCATTATAATCGTACCAAATTGTCTAAGCCATCCAAGTATAGTAAGCAAAGGGTTGTCAATCAAGAGAAAGAAGAAGAAAATCCAACTCCTCAATCAGCAGGATGGAAAGAAACAAGAGACCCATGTGGTGCTCCAGAAATAGAAGAACCGCCAGAATGGATAAGCGTTCCAGACATCCCCTCATGTATGAATATAATTTATCCATACATTCCAATTAAGAATTCTGTGCTGACTCTGCCGCACAAACCATATTGTCCAACAACACACGCGCGAGCAGTCCGTGATGCTGTGGAGGCGATTGAACGCGAGCTAAAACGACGTGAGGCAGAACAACTGTGCGACGCTGAGAAGAAGCGAATTGATGCATGTGTAGAAGGATTTTTTGAACACAAAAATTGAAAAAATCAACATTTTCACATTTTCTTTATTATTCAAACAAATCACCCACACTCAGTTATGTCTGAAATTGTTCCAAACGAATTATATTTGACTCGCTCTGGAATGTCCTCTGCTCCATCTGGAGTTGAGAAGAAACCTAGCAAGCCCAAAATGGAGCATAATTTCACTTCTGACCGCACTGCAATTGTGCGCACATTGTTTCCGGGTGTTCATTACCCGCCTCCTGATCTTGATGGATTTAAACCAAACAGTTTTTTTCCTAAGTGGGCTCTTCCATTATCCCAGCAGACGCCTCATAAGTCTCACCGAGTGGATTAAGATATATAAATCTTGAAAAATAAACAAGATAAAAAAAAATTAATAATTATTCTCATAAAAACAAAGCAATGAGTTATATCAAAACCAACAAATATTATTTTCTTTTCAAAAAACACGAAAAGTTAATGACAGTTTCACCATTATTATGTCATTATATCGACCATAACAAAAAATCACTTTATTATCTCAAAAAATCAGCAAAATATGGATGTATTTATTCGAAATATTTGATGAGTAAATTAAGTTATAATCCAATAAGAAAACAAAATTATGAAAATAACTACAAAAATATTATGAGAGAACATAATATTCAAATAATAATTGAATAAATAATATATTTTTTTTTAATATAATGAATGAGAGTTGTGAGAATGACTCATTATATGAAATAGCATTAAAGAAAAATAATAAAAGAAGAAAAACAAAAAAATTTGACAATCCTAAAACGGATGATAAGGGATTTTTCACAGTTCAGGGAGATTATTATGAGAATAATAACGCTTCAATATCAATTGATTCACCAAGTGAAAATATGGATTATAATATAGAATTTTCATCACCCGACGAACAAAGTTGTTCTGTCTCAACACAAATCATAAATGCTGACACAGATAATGATAAAATAAATATAATTAATGATAATAAAAAACATAATATTATTTATAATCCTATTAAAAAGAAAGTAAAAAAGAATAAAATATATGAATTGGAATTAAAAGACATAATTATAATAATACTTGCTACAATAATAGTTGTTATATTTTTAGGATTTCTCTTGTTCTAGTTTTAGTTCAATATATTTCCACGTAATAAACATTTTAGTAGATGAAATAATTATTGTGTCAAAATTTTCTTGTCTTAATTTGATAGAAATAAATTTTAAACATTCTAATGGATCATATTCTTTACAATCTGGGATAGTATCAACAACTTCAAAAAATAAATCTGTTTTCATATTATCATCCATTTGAATTATTTTATTTTGACAATAATTCAACATTTTATTATAACATTTTAATTTTTCCTCTCTTCTTTTTTGTCTTTTGTTAATAAGAATGACTGATGAAAAGTCATTATTTGGTTTCTTATCATTGTCAATTGTATTTTCAAGACTTACTAAATTTAGTTTTGTATTTGTATTGCCAATTTTTGAACCATAATTATTTATAGAAGGCGATAAACTGTCTATACTTAATCGTTGAAACATATATATTCTAAGTTTTTATTTATTTATTTATTTATTTTTGATAGCATTAGACAAAATTAATTTAATACCTTTTATGGAACCACCATTCATTTTATCAAATATTTTATACATTGATGTTTTGCCGATAACTGTTTTTAACATTAGTGCGTCTTTTGTTTGTTCGTTCATCATAACAGGAACTTTTTCTTGTTCAATTAGTCTAATAATATTTTTTGGTGGTTCAGTCTTACATAAACCCATAAAAGATTTGATATATTTTTCGAGCATTATAAATTAGTTAAGGAAATAAAAATTAGTTTATATTAAAAAACAATGAACAATAAACGCGGAAGAGGGCGACCTAAGAAATCAAAAAGTTCGTATAATAATGAACCAAAAGAATATACAAGTAATAATGATGACAAAGAAAAAAAAGACGAGAACATTATTGTATTTTTTGCTTTATCTGATGAAGAAAGTCAGGAAAATAATGATACACAACTAGAAGAAAAAGAAAATGATGAGGATGATTATATTGACAATATAGAAGATAATAATATAATTAATTTCGCTATTGAAGACTCACCTATTGAGACAATTACTGAAACACAATCAGTTCAAACTCCGCGCGAACCAGAAAAGAAAATATTTACAAAAACACAAATATTGTATAATTGCGTTCAACTTAACAAGAATAATAAATCTTATAATCCAACCAATACTAATATAAAATGCTGGTGGTGTGATGAGACTTTTGATAATTTACCAGCGTATATTGTGAGTAATTATAAAAATGGTGAATATTATGTTTTTGGTAATTTTTGTAGTTTTAATTGTGCCGCAAAATATAACGTTGTAATGCTTAAAGACCATAAATGGAATTCACGACACGCACTAACAAATAATCTAAAAAATAAAATAATGAATAATAATGAACCATTAAAATTAGCACCAGATAGAGAATTATTAGTTTCAAAAGGTGGAGTTTTAAGTATTGAAGAATTTAGAGAAGGTTTTGATAGTTATGGAATGTTTCCTAAAATAAATATGCCTCCAATGATACCATTAATGCATGTAATAAATAATAACAAATTTTTATGATTTCTTTTTGTCTTTTTTTGTCAAATTTAATTCTTTGATTTTATCCTCATAATGTTTTGGTAATGGTGTGCCAAAACTTTTGATAAATCCTTGTAAAAAAGCATCAGCCATATCGTCTTTCTTTTCGTGTGAATTAAATAATTCTAATGCTTTTTTATCATCTTTAATTAATTCATTACAACATTTAACAGCAATATCTTTTGTTATAGCATATGTGATTTCCTCTTTTGCTTCTTTTATAATTTTCTCACCACTTGAACCAGCAACTTTTATTTTATTAGATGGAGCACAAAAAATAATATTCTCAATTGTGTATATTGTTTTTTCTCTTAATGTTCTATTAACAAAATAAGAAAATAAAAATGCTGATATTGTTTTCATTGTTGGATTAATAAATGTTGGTTGATTTTCTATGAATACTTTTGAGACATTACTGAATTCTGGGATAGCATCTAATTTTTTGTACATTGTATGGCACAAGTTAGCAAGTGAAATTTTATTACAATTCTGTGAGACTGATTTTAGTTTTTTTCTTATATAACTATTATATTCTTTCTCATAATGGTCTAAGCACCATCCTATTAATTTTTCATCTTGTTTGTCTGTTATTAATGTTTTATGAATTAATTTCTCACATTTGGGGGTTTTACATGTATATTTAGTTAATAATTTCTTTTTGTGAATAACACAATAATAATTTTTGTCATAAACATCATTACTAAGTTTCGCACAAGACATACACTTATTTTGAGTTTCACTTGTAATAAACTTAGGTATAATAGTATCAATCATACAAATTGGCAATTTATTAGAATGTATTGAACAATAATATTTATTTATGTTATTTTCAACAATAAATTTTGTTGCTTTCTTATCACAAACATTATTTTTATTAGTATGAGAACAAGTATATTTCACTGTATTTGTTGTCAAATCAATTATATCCCAATTTTTTATTTCAAATGTATTCTTTTCATTATTTATATCAAGAATACAATAAGCAAGATTTTTAATTCCAACATCAAATGATAATATTTTAGCCATTATTATTGTGTATTATAATATTCTTAATAATTATTACTTAAAAATATTGAAATTCTAAATATCAAACATATTGAGTATTATTTAATATAAAATGGATAATCAAGTCATTTATGAAACTATGAAAAACAAAATGAATGAAATAATCGGTTTTAAGAAAGATATAATTCCGGATGGTCTCCAATTATCAACAATGGTTGTGGATGGCAAGTTCAAAACAAAATTTTACCCAACAAATATATATTTATATGGACGCAAAAGTATAGATGGTGTTATTAATATAATTGGCAACAAAAATAATTTGTCACGACCAATCATAATCAAAAATAATAAGAAAAATTTAAAGCAAATAACATTATACGTAAAAGTAAAAAATAAAGAAAATCCGGTATCAGTAAAATTGTTTGATAATGGTTCATTACATTTTACTGGTTGCGTACGTGTAGAAAATGTTATTGACGCACTCATAAAAATATGTCATTTGTGTAGAGAAGAATTAGGAATAAGAAATGATAAAGGAACTATTGAAGACATAAAATTTGTAGAAAATAAAGAAATTATGAAACTTGAAAATTTTTGTGATTTTAAAGTTGATATGTTAAATTTAAAATGTTATCTGCCAATGAAAATAGACAAAACAAGATTATATAATTTTCTTTTAGAAACAGAACCATATAGAATTGAAATGGGGTCTAATGGTAATTCAGCAGTTATCATAAAATACAAATATAAACAAACCATAAGTATGTTTGAGTCTGGAAAAATATTAATTGTTTTGGGTAATCAAGGATTTGAACATCTAAATGATACATTTACTTATGTAAATAGATTGATACTAAAAAATTATGATAAGGTTGTAAAGGTTGAGGAAATTATTATTAGTAAATTGCAAGAAGAATTAAAATTATTATGTTAAAAAACAATTAATATATTAGTTTATGAATGATATAAAAAAATTATTTCCATATTTGGCAAATAATGAGTATAATAAAATAAAATATAATATCGAAACATTGATGTATATAACACCATTTGATTTATCTAACATAATATCAAGTATAATTATTAGTAATATTCCACATTATATTGATTTGAATAAAATAATATTGTATGAATTTTGTGGATGTATTGGATGTGATACTATTACTTTTGCTAAGAATTTTGGAAAAATAATAACAACTGAAATTAATAATGATTTTTTTATTATGTTAGAGAATAATTTAAGTGTATATAATATTAAAAATGTTGAGTTGCTAAATAAAAGTTGCTTAGATATATACAAAAATATGTCTAATGCTGATGTATTTTATATAGACCCGCCTTGGGGAGGCAAAGATTATAAAAAAGAGAAAAACTTAAGATTGAAAATTGATAATGAATATATTGATGAAATAATAAATAACACAATAAATAATACAAAAATAATTGTATTGAAATTGCCAAGAAATTATAACATTAAAGAATTATATAATTTGACTAAACATAATAATGTCCCAATGTATATTTATAAATTAAGAAAAATGAATATTATTGTTTATAATCATTGGCGTTAATATGATTAGATTTGACTAAGTTTATAACAAAGAATATATCCATTACATTCTAACGCTTCATCATCATTAACAAGATATACATCATCATCGTCAAATCGATACCATTTATTGTCAAGCATATTCTTGCTATAATTATAATAATGTCCTCCACCTGAACCACCAGAATGTCTAATAACAGAATATAATTCATAATTATTTTCATCTTGCTGACTAATATAATCTTTCATAGATAGATTATGGGGATAACTTACTTTTGAGTTATTTTTTTTCATTGACACACCATTATATTCCCATCTTTTAATCATAATAACTAAAATATTTGGTGGTTGATACAATTGTGTTTTTCTTATTTTGTCTTGCTTTGAGTCACAATAAGAACAGAAAAATTTATTGTCCCCATTAAAAATTTCAGTGCTATAAAATTCAGTTAATAATTCGTGGATGTCATAATTTTCTTTTTTAACTTGTTGAGGAAAATTAAGAGTTAAAATATCAGACTTCTCAAATTTAAATGTTTTGATATTACAAGTATTACATACAGCAGATGTCATATTGATGCCTGACATTATATCATTAATGAATGAGTATGTTGTTTTTTTACTCCCATCATTCCACGCAGAAACGCTTTTAATTTTCAAGAAAAAGTCATTATCCATTTCATATAATTTATTTATTTCAAGTAAATTATTTTGTATTTCTTGTTTGTTTTTTTGCTTTGTGTTTTCTTCAAGAACACTTTCAAGAATAGTTAGTTTGGATTGAATTAATTTTTGTTCTTCACTCATTAAGTGTTCTTTGTATCTAATATTTTCAATCGAATAGCAAGTTTCTTTTTCAATTGTTTGTAATACAGCACTTAAAAATTCTTGGGCGTCTTGTTGTTGCGCTCCTGCAAATTTGGGTTTGTCATCATAATCAAGAAATTTAGTTTTTATAAATTTTACTAATGAGATTGGTTTAATTACTTGTGTATCTTCAAACATTACTTTAAAAAGTCTGCCTAATTGAAATGTAAATGTTTTATTTAATTCTTGGTCAATATCACTTCTACTAATAATTAGTTCTTTTTTCTCTTCTTTTTTCTCTTCTTTTTTTCTCATAATTATGTTTCTTTTTAAGTCACCAATAAGTTGTGTATTCTGTTTCAAGAAATATGCCAAAAATTGGGGTGTTCTAGCAAGCATCTGGATTGTAGCATTAATGTAGCAAGTATTGCCAAGATTATCTAAAGTAGAGACAAGTGCCATTTTTTTATTAATATATATTGCTTTCATCATAATATATTGGGGTTTTCAATTTTTATCTTATCAATGAATACACTTAATAATGGAAATATAGACTTATATTCATTAATAATATCTAATTCAGCACTATTATATTTATTATAATATTTCAAAACAAGACATAATAATATATATCCAACAAATGTTGATTTATACATTGTTATTTCATTTATTACTTCTTCCTGTCTAAATATCATAACATTAATAAAATCATAAAAGTGGGTCATTAAATTTTTGAATACATCGTGTCTAGTTATTATAGTATCTATTTTTGAAATATCGTTAATGATATCATCAGTTGTAATTAAACCTGACAATAATTCTTGAAATAAATTGAAACTTTTATATTCTTCATAAATACTCACATTTGCGGTTACATTTACATGAAAATCATTAATGTCATTTCTTAGTAAAAAACGCATTTGCGGGGTGATTTTATAATTCATAATTGTTTCCTCAGCACTAATAATATTTATAGAACTATTATTAGAATAATTAATCATTTGATATATTTCATTTAATTTGGTTTTAATATCAGCAATTTGGTGTTCTAATATTTTTATTGGAATTAGATATTTTAATGATAATACTATTATGTTTTTATCATTATAATAATAAAAAAGTAATCCATTATTTTTACAATATTTGTTTATATTAATATCTATGATATAACGAGTTATTTTTTTATCTACTATCCAAAATACTATATGCTTTTTATTGTAATAAATAATTACATTAATATTTGTATCAACATAAAGTTCATATACACACATAAATAAATTTTCACGAATATCAGTATCTAATATTTTTATGTTATTTATGAAACACTCATTCTTATCAGTAATATGACAAATATTATTATTACAAACATATAAAAACATAATATTATCTTTTGATACACTTGATATCTCTTTTTTATTTTCTATATCGACTATACTAATTTTATTGTTATCATAAAACACTATGTATTTATTATCACATTTATATTTTTCAATATTGCTAAACTCAAATGATTTTTTATTTTTAAAATCTATCATACCCAATTTTTTATTCACATAATAATTAAAATAATCATTAAATAATTGAACTACACAAGATTTGTCTATTTTGTATTTAAAAATCTCATCTTTTTTATTTTTTAATAATTTTTGAAAATCATATATTGTAATATAAGTGTCACTAACAATTGCCAAATTATTATTAGAAACTAAAATTTCTCTAACATTATCATCATATATGTGTATCAATTGTTGTTCTTTTTTAGACAAATCGTATGTATTAATATAAGTTTTTGAGTTCAGATATTGTTTTGTTAAAATTATTTTTTCATTAATAAACTCAATAATATCTAAATCTATTATCTCAAACTCTGTTTTATTTATAATTGACAAATCATAATCACTAATAATCATACTATTTTGTCTCTTTGATTTATAATTACCCATTTTATATTTATTATCACTATTAAATATAATATATTATGAACTCAAATATTATATTATGGTTTGAAAAATTAATAAATTATTTAGAAATGACTTTACAAGATAAAAAAAAAGAAGACAAACTAAAATATTCTTTTAAGATTAATTCATTGAAAAAGTCATTGAAAGTAATTCGTGAAATTGATTTTGAAATAAAATCTGGAAATGATATTAAAGATTATAAAAGTATTGGAGATGGAACAATAAAAAGAATTGATGAAATATTAAAGACTGGAAGATTAGATGAAGTCAAAGATAAAGATATAAATTTAGATGAACTTATTAATGTATTTGGTATTGGCAAGAAAAAAGCACTAGAACTATATACAAAATATAATATTAGCACAATTAAAGAATTAAAAGAAGCAAAAATAAAATTGCCAGATAATATTCTAAAAGGATTAGAATATGTTGATAAAATAAAAGAAAAAATACCAAGAAAAGAAATAGATGAAATTAATTTATATTTATTAGAATGTATTCGCAATATAGATAAAGAATTTAATTTAATTGTTTGTGGTTCTTATCGTAGAGAAAATGATTTTTCAAATGATATAGACATTATTATAACTCATCCTAAAATAATAACAAAGAAAGATACAAATAATTCTAAACTAATGGCAAAATTTATAAAATATTTAGAAGATGATAATTTTATTGTATGTTCTCTTGTATCACAAGATGTACCAACAAAATATATGGGAATTTGTCAATATAAAAATGGATTATTCCGGAGAATAGATATTAGATTTATTGCCCAAGAATCTTATTACACTGCTATTATGTATTTCACAGGGTCAAAAGAATTTAATAAGCATATTAGAAATGTAGCATTAAGTATGGGTTATACTTTAAATGAATATAGTTTGGTGGATAATAAGAATAATAAAACATTAAAAATAAATAATGAAAAAGATATTTTTAAGTTTTTGAATTTAGAATATATTAGTCCAGATAAAAGAAATTATTGATTGATATATTTAAAAATTCTATCATATGTATTGTCTGAAAATAGATTTTTATATAATTCATAATTAGAAATACCCAAACTTGACAGAATTCTATTTCTTTCAATTGTCAGTTTCTTACCATATAATCTTATAAAATCCAAATAATAATTATTTGAATTTATTGTCTTAATATCATTTTCTGTTAATAACAAATTAATATTTTCTCTATTTATAAAATTTTTCATTAATGTTTTAATTTCAATATCTGGATATTTTACTATTATTTCAGCAAACCAAATACACCACGCTAGACAATAACCACCAGGGTCGCCAACATTTTTATACATATTAATATCATCCTTTGATACTAATTGAAAATTAATATTCTTCATATAATCTTCTGGATAATAAAAATTTACTTTTCCAAATTCTTTCTCAAATATATCAATCAATAATTTATCAATACCATCATTATTACCATTATACACATTTGTCATTCCATATGGTTCAAAATAATAACCATTTTGAGTTTTTATATCATATATAAAGCAATTTGCGTGTGAATAAACATCAGATAAGAGAATACATATATGAATGTAAATAAATCTTTGTTTGTTATTTTTTAATATATTATTATGGACGAGATGACAATAATAATGATTTTTATCTTGCCAAAATATAAATGTTGATAATAATGAATAATAGTATTCAATAAAATATGTTAATTCAGAATTTATTAAATTATTATTCACATTAGTCATTTCATTTATATATAAAAATTCTTTTTTGTTATTTTCATCATATTTCAAAACTGGTATATGAACATTAATACTTTGTAAATATTTTAGATATAATATAATGTCAGTATTTCTATTTCTATACACACCATAATGTGTTATTGTATCTTTTATGTTTAAAATTTTTTTTATTTCACTAACATTATATAATTTATCTAATTCTATCTTATTTTTTACTTCAATTGGTTCTTTTAATGTTCTTCTTAAACTGTCAAACAAATCAGTGTCTTCTTTTTCAATAAATTGTGTTATATTAGTTATATCAATTTCTCTGCTTTTTAATTCATTTATTACTAATTTCCACAAACCAGTATAAAATAATAAATAACCACAAGTATGACCAATATAATTTTTTTTATTAAGATTTGTATGTTTGATAAAAAATTTTAATATTTCTACATTCTCATTTATATTATTCATAAATATTAGTCGATGTAAGTATGTATTATGACTGGTATCATAATAAATATCAAAATCTTTCTCTAATATTTTTTCCATATATGTTTTTAGTATATATAATGAACCATAACTATTATATTTTATTGCCATAAATATTGGATAATGTTCATAATCGTATTTAGATGAATGTATCATTTTATTAATTGCTGATAAACCAAAATTATTCTCAGTATATTGTAATATTAATGTAATCATTGTTAGTTTGTCAAATTTTATTGCTGTAGCAAGTGGTAAAAGATGCATTTCATATTTCATAAAATCGTGCTTTGAGTCAATTAATATCGCTAAATTATGAACTGAATTTTCGTATAATGAAATATTTATAAAATTAATTGGTTTAACTTCTCTATATATTTTTTCCATTATTTTTTTGTATTTGATATTATCATTCATTTTTTGAGTAAGTTTTGTAAAAAATGATTTATTAACATCTGTAATAAAATATAAATTCGTTATACATTTACTTTCTATCATTCTATCAATAAACTCTTCCAATAATTCTAGATTGTCAATTACATAATTTAATATTGTATTGGAATATATATCTATTTGACAAATAATTGCTTTATCTAATATACTAATATCAGTTCCTCCATATTTGTAATAAAGATGGATACCCGGGATACCATCATTATTTAGTAAATTTGTGTTTAATTTTATTTTATTTTTATTTTTCATATCAAGTAATGTTTTAATTATCTTTGGTTTTAGATTGACACACGCTAAATGAAATAAATTATTGCTATTAATTAATGGTTTATTTATATCAACATATTTTTTGTTCTTTATTAATTTTATTATTTTGTCCCATTTATTTGCCTCAATATATTTTAATATTGTTTTATCCATTATAATATATATCAATAAAAAATAAATTAAGACCCACAAGAAAGACAATCTTCTAACTTAGCAGTTTTCCATTTGTATTGAATATGTTGTTTTTCTACTTTTTTTATTACATTCTCGTCATCACTATTACTATTTATATACTCACTAATAGTGTCTTTATTAGTAAGTCTCTTGATATCATCAATGTCAATACCAAAATTAATTGGATTAATAGCAGGCAAAGAACGATAATAATACATACCTGTTTTATTTCCCAAATCGTGTCCTTCAAATAATGCTGATGTTAAAATTGTGAAATTTGGTTTTGCCATAAAGAGATTAAAACTTTGTGCCTGGTCTATGAATTTTCCTCTTTCTGCTGATTGTTTTACAAGATGATTTTGTCCAATCTCAAATGCCGTCTCGTAAATATTTCTTATCTTTTTAGGGATATATTCTATGTTTTTAATTGAACCATTTTCAATAATAATTCTCTTTCTCATATCATCATCCCATAAATTTCTATGAATTAATTCTTTCATTAGATTTTTATTTACAACTATAAATTCACCTGCTAATGTTGAACGTTTAAAAATATTACTCATATAAGGTTCAATACATTCTGAATTTCCCATAATTTGTGCTGTTGATGCTGTTGGCATAAGTGCTGTTAATAATGAGTTTCTCATTCCATAAGTCTTGATATCTTCAACTAATTTGTCCCAATCATAACCCATTAATAAATCTTTATTTGTGAAACCCCACAAATGATATTGTAATTTGCCTTCTGAAAATGGAGAACCAGCAAATGTTTCATAAGTGCCTTTTGTTTTGGCTAAATTATTTGACTCTAAACAACAAGCATAATAGATAGTCTCGAATATTCTCTTATTTAGTTCTCTTGCTCCTTGTGAAGAAAAACCAAATCCCATTAAATTATAAGTATCAGCAAGTCCTTGAACACCAATACCCATTGGTCTATGTCTAAAATTTGATTTCTTAGTTTTTTCAGTTGGATAATAATTTTTATCTATAATTTTGTCTATATTTCTAACAATTACACGGCATATTTCTTGTAATTTTACGTGATTAAATTCAGGTTTATTTTCACTATTTTTTGAAACAAACATTGGCAAACATATAGATGCTAAATTACATACTGCTGTTTCATTTTCATCTGAGTATTGAATAATCTCAGCACATAAATTTGAAGACCTAATTGTTCCTAAATTTTTTTGATTTGATTTAGCATTTGCATTATCTTTGTATAATATATACGGAAATCCAGTCTCTGATTGAACTTCAAGTATATGTTTCCATAATTCTCTTGCTTTTACTTGTCTTGTGTATTTTTTCTCTTTCTCATAAGTTTCATATAATTCATTAAATTCTTTTCCATAAACTTTATTTAATCCTTTACATTCATCCGGGCACATTAAACTCCACATTTTATCTTGTCTAACTCTTTCCATAAAAAGCGATGGTGTCCATAATGCTAAAAATAAATCTCTCGCTCTATTATCATCATTACCAGTGTCTTTTCGTAATTCACAAAACTCAAATATGTCAGTATGCCACGGTTCAAGATAACACGCTACTGAACCATTGCGTTTGCCACCTTGATTAATATATTTTGCGAGTTTATTAAGTAAAATACATAATGGAATAATACCTTGAGACAAACCATTTGTGCCTCTAATTAAACTTCCACGTCCTCTTATTGCGGTTAAATGAACGCCGATGCCTCCTGCCCATTTTGATATTTTTGACATATCCGAAACAGCATTAAAGATTGACTCAATATTGTCATCAATACTTTGTAAAAAACAAGAACTCATTTGCGGTTTATGTGTTCCAGCATTAAATAAAGTAGGGGTTGCGTGAGTAAAATATTTTGATGACATTAATTCATAAGTTTCTATTACTGATTTTATGTCATCCCCGTGAATTCCCAATGCTACACGCATTATCATGTGTTGTGGTCTCTCAATGATTTTATATTTTGTGAAATGTAATTTATACAAATATGAACGTTCAAGTGTTTTTATTCCAAAGTAATCAAATGTAAAATCTTTATTGTAATCTATATGCTTTTCTAATTCTTCGTGATTTTGTAAAATTATATTATAAATATCATCTGCTAATATAGGTGCTTTGTCTCCATTTTTGTCTAAATTTTGTTGTAATAATTTTGCTGTTATTAATAAACTTGCTGGTGTGATATTATGAAGTCTTTCAACAGCAATTCTAGATGCCATTAAATCATAATAATAATGATATGATGATTTAGCAATTAAATATTCAGCAATGTAATTATCAAACTTATCTTTCTCCATTGTTTTTGGTAATCCATCAACAATGTTTTTTGTCAATTCGTGTAAATTTATAATTCTTGGAACAGTTTCACTATCTTTATTTTTGATAGCATTAATTATATTTTTCAAATATTGCTTGACATAAATTTGCGTTATTTTGATTGACACGCTATGTTCTTTGATGAGATTATCATAAATATTAGGGGTGCTTTCCATTTTTTGTGTTGCTTCATTATGTAAATCATTAATAACACTTTGAAATTCAATTTTTTTGGATTCTAATAATTCCATTATTTATATAGAATATCAAAAATTTTAATAAAAAATTGAATTTTAAAGATTATAATATTTTATTTATAATATATAAAATATATAATGACTGACAACCAAGAATTTATTATGTGCGACATTTGTCATATTTTTCCTTGTGTTTGTTCTCAAAATATCACTACACAAGAGAAAATTACAAAAATCACAAATTTATGTTTAGATAATTTTGACGAGGAAGAAGAAAAAAGAAAAGACAAAGAAGAAGAATTATTAAATGAAAAAAATTACAGACTAGCAATAAAACCTATTGATAATAAATACAAAACATTGTGGGATATTTACAAAAAATATGTTGAAGCGTTCTGGACACCTGAAATGGTTGATTTTAATCAAGACCAATATGATTTTCAAAAATTAGACCCAAATATTCAACATTTTATTAAAATGGTTCTGGCATTTTTTGCAGGAGCAGATTCCATAGTGATTGAAAATATTGATAGCAATTTTACAAAAATAACTGTTAGAGAAGCGTTAGTAGCGTACTCATTTCAAGAATCAATTGAAAATATTCATGGTGAAGTGTATGCTGATATGTTGATTAATATTATAACAAATTCAGTAGAAAGAGATGAATTAATTAATGCTTTTAAAACAGTGCCAAGTATTAAACAAATGATTGGATGGGGACGAAAATGGATATCATCAAAAAGACGCTTAGCATTTTCAATAGTTGCGTTTACTATTTTTGAGGGTTTAATGTTTTCTGGTGCGTTTGCTTCTATTTATTGGTTAAAGAAGATATTAGGTGAAGATAAAATGAAAGGATTAGTTCAATCAAATAATTACATTGCCAAAGATGAAGGAATGCACACAACATTTGGTTTTGAAATCTATAAACATATCGTTCATAAACTTTCTAATGATGAAATGTATTCTATAATTAATGAAGCAGTTGAAATTTCAAAATCTTTTACAATTGATGCTATCAAGGTTGAACTAATCGGGATGAATGTAAAATTAATGAATAAATATATTGAATATGTTGCTGACAGAATTCTTGTTGGTTTAGGTTATGAAAAATTGTATAACACAACTATTCCAGACCAATTTCAATTTATGGAAACTATTGGTTTTCTTAATAAAGACAACTTTTTTGAGAGACGTTCAACTGACTATCAATTGGCACATAATAGTGATAATAAAGCAAATTGGGAATTTAATACAATCGATAATTATTAGTTTATATAAAAAATATATTTATATATTATAAATGAATGAAGCATCAAATCTCAAACATCAAACAAAACAAAGGGGGGGGGGGCACAGAAAGAAACATCGTATGAGACGCTTATCAACCTCATCATCACTATCATCATCGTCTAGTGATATTGATATAGCATCATATAATGCCTTGATAATGACACAAAATTATATGTTGGAACAAGAAATACGCAAGAAATTACAAGAGTATTTTGATAAGTATAACAAATATAAAAATATGCCAGTTAAGAGCGCGAGTAAAAAAATAGTTGAAAAACCAGATATGGCATTTAGTGTTGAATCTGAGGATAAATTGTCAAGTTCTGATTCACCAGTTGACCGATCTTATTTATATCCAATGATTTTATTAAACAAATTAGAAAGTATAAACAACATAATATTAACTGACACTGATAAAGATATAGAATGCGACTCCCCCAAATATACTGATGATATATATAATGAGTTCATTGATATATATAATATAGTGGGAGATGAAAACGCAATAGATATTATTAAAGATAAACTACCAACCTTTATATTGCAATTAATAGATGGTTATATTAATGGATGTATGAAACCTCCAAATATCAAACACATTGGCACTCAAAATAAAAAATATCCTAAACTGAATGAATTTATTAAAGACTATTTAATTAAATTCATCAATCAAGATATACCACAAAAATTGGATGAACATATGAGGGAAGAACAACACTCAAAAGATTCTAATGAATGTAAAATTGCTGAGGATATTATTGATAAATATATCAAGACTATTGGAGAACGACGACAATTTAATAGTGTGTTGTTCAAAAAGTATGATGTAGAAAGTCAAAATTTAGAAAAAGTAGAAAAATTTAAATCTATCCATTTTACAATATCACCATAAAAAACAATCTTCATCACAACTAATATCTAACTAAAAAGAGTAAATATGTATTTTCTTATTTACTTTCTCACCACAAAATTTACAATTTATAACACTTGGATTTTCACAAGTAGCACACAAAACATCAGTATGACCACACGGGATGTACGTCATTTCAGATACTTTCTCATCGTGCTTATCACTATCTTGATTATCAGCGCTAGCACTAGCACTAGCATATTCTTCTTGTTTATGACAAACACACTGAACTTTGGTAGGAGCAACTGACTCAAAGAATTTAGCAAATGGTGTTTTACATACTATACAAGCATTATTGCCTTGACTGAGTAATTTTTTATTACAAGGTTGGCAAAGAATAGCGTGCCCACAAGGTAGAATAATAGTGCTGGGACTGTCAAGACAAAGCATACAAGACAATGTTGAGTCTTTTGATTTTGCATAAGTGTCAAACATATTGAAAATATGAAGCATTGTGCGACAAGATGTATTTTGAATGTTTTGGGAATAGGGGGTGATAACTTTAACACCTTTGAATTTGGTGATTGGATGTTCTGGGATGCTTTGAACGAATGACAAACCATAAAATATTCCAAAAGCAGTGTCGTGAAATGATATGCCATTATTTGTGCCAAAAGTTGGAAAATATAAGTCATAATTTTGTATGTCATCTTTTAGTAGCATACTTAGCATCGAACCAATACAATCAAAAATTTCATTCCATTCTGTGATATTTCTGGAATACTTGAATAGAACAATGAGAGAGCAATTTTTGGATGAAAATATTTGGATGCTGTTTTTTTTCTGATATATTTCCAATTCATTGTCTAAAACAATTTCTTGTTTAGATACCAGATTTTTTTGAATGCTTTTAAATAAAAATCCATCAGCAAATGCGGGAACACACAATATATGTTTTGTGTCTTTTGGTTTTAACATATCACCAAATAAATATGTCAAATTTCCTGATTGTCTTGTATCAGTCTCAGTTGTAAGAGCGAGAACAGGTTGGACACAAGAATCATAATCACGAGACATTTTAAGTTTTAATGTCTAATTTACACATTAATAATATGTTTAGATATTCAATTTTTTATTTGGCAGACAATAAAAATTGAATTTTAATTATTTAAAATATACATCTTAAATATAATTAATAATAACTATGGCTGATATTAATGTTAATTTGAAATCATTTGAACCATTTAATGGTTTAAAACGTGGAAAATTACATTTGGAATTATCTGGAAAAGACTGTAATTTACCATTTGTGAATGCGATTGGCAGAATAGCAACAAAAAGAATTCCTGTTTATGCTTATACAAAAGAACTAATTCAAATACAAAAAATAAATCCTGAGACTGGATTTCACGATTCTGTTCCATTTAATTATGATATGATTAGAAATAGAATTAAGAATACTCCTGTTGCTGGCATAGACCCTGAAATATCATATTTACATGAGAGATACTGGAAGAATGCTAATTATTTAGACAAAAAACGTGAAAAACACGAGAATGAAAAAGAAGTAGAAGCAAATATTAATATAGAAAATAGAACAGATGATATATTACACGTAACAACAAATGATATGTTAATATATGTTAATGATAAAATAGAAGAATTATATAACAAAGAATATCCATTTTTGATAATAAGTTTGAAACCAAATGAAGCGTTCAAATGTAGTTTAAAAGCAGTTGTTGGCATTGGATTAAATGACACGTGTTGGGATTCTGCTGGTAATTATTGGTATGACAAAAATGATGGGAAAATAGATTTTTTCATTGAAGGTAATTTATGTTATGATGAATTTAAGTTAATTAGTAGAAGTCTTGAATATTTTAAACTGAGAACAAAATTATTAAAAGAAGAAATTAAAAGACAATATTCATTAGACAAAGAAAAAAAAGAAAATTTTCAAGTTAAAATTGTAGATGAAGACCATACATTTGGACAAATAATTAATTATGAAATCCAAAGTCATAAAAATATTAAAAAATCAAGTATGTCTAAACCAAGTCTTTTAGTGAGAGAAATTATATTAGATATTATTGTTTCACCTGATAATGCCAAATCAATGATAGACTTTGTTATGGAAGCATTTGACAATCTAATGAACAAAATAGATGTATTTGAAAGAGAATATAATAAATTATTAAACCCCGATAAACCAAAACCTAAAACAAAAAAAAATTGAAAAATAAACATTTAGACAATTAACATATAATTAATTTATAATATACATACAAATGACTGGCACAATCAATATCATTAGCAAATGTAATAATATTCATAGTGTTTCAAATATTGAAAGAGATAATAATGATAATGAAACATACACAAAACAAAAAAATAGTGTTATTGCTGAATTACAAAAAATTAACAAAAATCAAGAATTAGAAGAAGAGTATGAATCTGATTTTATTGAGGAGACACAAGAGACACAAGAGACACAAGAGTCGCAAGAGACACAAGAGACACAAGAGACACAAGAGTCGCAAGAGTTGCAAGATGAGAAAGAGACACAAGAGTCGCAAGAGTTGCAAGATGAGAAAGAGACACAAGAGCAAGAGTCGCAAGATGAGCATGAAGAGCAACAAGAAGAGCAACAAGAAGAGCAAGAAGAAAAAAAATATAGATGTAGTTATATACTAATTAATTCACTAATAATTAGTATGATTGTAGTTGAGAGTATTCAAATTGGAGTAAAAATAGTTTCTTTATTTTAGTAAATAACATTGAATATTAGTGTCAGAACATTTTTTAATATCATAATACATTATTTTTGAACGTTCAATAAATAATAAACGCAATAAATCAACATCAATTTCTTTTAATTTTTTATACACAATAGATATATTTAGAGATATTTTTTCATTATCAAAATTAGAATTACTAACCATCATATATGTTTTGTGTAAAATATAAAGCATTTTTTTGTATGAAGATGGAAGCGAACCATAAAGATTACTATTTTTTTTATTTCTGGTGAGATGATAAATGTCTAATAATTCTTTACTCAAAGTATTAAAAGCATTATTTATTCTATTAATTAATTCATCATTGGTAACAAAACTATTCAGCATATTGAGAAATATATTAAGTTTATTATTTTGATATAAATAAAGATGGGTTAGAGAGGGTGTATATTTATATGGTATGAAATCACTTAGAGTATTAACAAGTGAAGTATTAAAAGAAATATATACCTCATTATGTTCTAATACAAAACCCAAATAATATAATTTTTTTAGAATTTTATTTTTATTGTCAAGTTCGATAAGTTTATAATATAGTTCATCTAAACAGGATACATGGTAATAACTAACATTTTTAAAATTATTACATAACTCGCTAATATTTTTAGTATATTTATACGTTTTCTTTAATAATATTAACTCACTATTTATATCATTTTGAGCGAGCAAAATTTTTCTCAATCTTGTATCATTAAGTATCAAATGATAGCAAATATTTGTGTCGAGATTTGGTAATATATTTTTAACACAATTGTATAATATTGGATGGATATTATTATCTAATACATAAACTTGATAATTAAATCCAAAATACCATTTATCAAATGAAAAAAATAGCACAATGTATGAACCACTGTATTTACACATTATTTTTAGATTTGTATTAATTATGTTTTTTACATAACTATGTGTATTTTTAATTATTCTAGGAACAACAAACAATAATTTATAAATATTATTATGTTTTTCATAAACAAAATATTTGACCTTATTATATATTTCATTAAGATAATCATTACAAATAGACACCATAGGGTTTATATTATTGGTGCTAACAATCAAAAAATTATCATAACTTCTTATGTTAAATAACTTATATATTGTGTTTATTTGACTCAAGGTAGTATTCAATAAAATATCCATAATTATGATGAGCATAATGATTATAATGATAATGTCGCACTGAATAAATATATAAATTTAATCTATAATAATAATAGAAGAATATTATAATGTCAGCAAATAAAATTGATGATTTAATAGAAAACATAATAAATGATTTTTATACAAATATTATCAAAGAAAATAAAGAACTCAAAAAAATATATAGTGAAATAAATTTTATTAAATCACAAAATATTATTAATGATATTCTTGATAATTATTTTAAAACGATTCCAGATGATATTTATAAACAAATCGTAAAAAACGAAAATAGTATTATTTATATTCAAGAAACTACAAAACGTTATGTTACTATTTATTTATTCCTAACAATTGGTATGAATTATAAAGGCAATGATGAGACATTTATAAATAATATTATTGAAATAATACGAAATCAAAAAGATTATAGTTTTAAAGTTGATAATTTATTTAATGCTGATGGTTCATCGTTGATAATAAAATTATATTATATGGGAATGAATATTTTAAAAGTATATGGAGATAAAGATACAACAAAAACAATAAATAAAACTGATAATTACAGTGAAGAAACAATAAAATTATTAGACACATTTGACAAAGAAACACTTGCTAATTTTTTTAGTATAAAGAAATTAAACAAAGATGTATCACAATTAATTAATAATATTATTTTTTTTCTTATTGTGTTATCTGAATATAAAACAAAAGACAAGAAAAAGTTATATGACATTGTTGAACAATCAGAAATTAGCAAAGGTGAATATATTTTTATAGATATTGTTGAACCAGTTAATGACATTATTAATTTCACAAATATTGAAAATGTTTTGAGCAAATATGAACTACAAAAAGGGATTGCTTATGATATTTGGGATTATTTGACGAGTATCCAGAATTCTCAAATGGAAACAAATTTTAAAATGAATGTAGATGACAAAATTAATATATTATTCAATTCAGGAATAATAGTTCCCATTATTGATGATTTTATGTTATACAATAAGAATGCTGAATTATACGATAATAAAATTGTTGAGGATGATAAAAAAAAGAATGATACAAGAATGAAATATATCATAAATAAAATTGAAGCAACAAGTGAGTTATATAATACTAAAAATGATGAGAAAGCAAAAGAAAAAATAATCAAAAATTTTTCTTCACAATTATTGTTTAGAAAAGCAATTTTGAGAAACAATTTTGAAGAATACAAAATTATTAATAAATTATTAGGTCAAGGAAAAAGAAATGCTGAGAATGAATATTTGCTTAATGATTTAATTAATTACAGAAGATATACTTATATTAATTTTAAAGATATAGAAAAAGTTGGATTTTCAAATAATTTTTCAAAATCAGTCACATCAGTGAGAGCAGTAAATTTTGAAAAAAATGTTTTTAAACAGAATAACTCAAATAATTTAATTCAAATTAGAGTTGGAGCAAAAGATACATCTTGTAATATTGTTGGATTGTATATACCATCAAAAGCAGTTCAGTGTGTGAGATTGTTTGATACGATAGATATAACAGAAATACAAGATACTAAAAATAAGGACAAAAAATTTAATAATTTTGTTTCAGTATTAAAACAAAATGTGTTTAAAGATAAAGTTAGTAAAAAATCAGTGTATTGGATTTTTGATGATGAATTAACAAATGAAAATGTTAAACCAATGATTGCTGAAATTTATGATATATTAGTGAAAGAAATATATTATGAAATGATTGATGAATTAAATATATTGAATAAAGACAATAAAATCCAAATTGATGAAATTAATAATACACTAAGAATAATCGAGAAAAAATTAAAAATCCCAATTGAGGATAATATTCGCAAAGATATTGAAACTTATTTATTTACAAAATTTATTAAGCAATTTGATAAAAAAATAGATAAAGACCAAAATTATGTTATAGAAAGTAATATTATCCGAGGTATTGAGGGTGATATTGTTAAATTGCCACGCTATGAAGAGATTAAAGAAGATAAAACAAATAGAGCGCTTGTTGATTTATCATTTGTAGATACAAGTGGAACTGTTATAATTAAAGAAAAAATTAATGGTGTATGTCAACATAATATTACGTGGGAAAATGTCAAACAACAAAGAAATAATTATACATTATATTTGTCTCAATTATATGCGTTTATTCAGCAATATGTTGTTTTAGATACAAATGAAGATTATGTTTGCAAAAGTTGTGGGCATTATATGGATATTGATAGATATGTAAATGAGGGATATTATGACTCAACAAAAGGTTATATTACTTATTCTATGCCAATGGATGTGTTATTAGAAGATATACCAGAATATTCAAATCTTCAATTTACACTGAAAATTATGGATAAAAATATAGAAAAATTGGCATCTGCTACTGGTATATCGTATTATATAGGGAATAGCGTCCAAATTAAATGGAGAAGAAAGGACATTGTTAAGAATTCAATAGATATGATTAATGAGAATTATAAATATTTTACAAAAAATTGGAAAGAATATAATGAAACTAAAAATAAACTTTATGGTGTTTCATACAATTCATCTAATCTTTTTATTTTTACTATTGATGATAATATATACAAAACATCATCAAAAGATAAAGACCAAGAAAAATATAAAATATTAAAGAAAAATAATATTATCGCATATATGTTGATATTTTTGATTTTTGAATTAAATGAAACACAAATTATGAATTTTACAACAGATAAAGTAAAAATATGTGATATTGAAATTTTTGATTCAGTTCGTGAAAAACTTTTTGCCGGATTGAGAATTAAAAAAAATAATACAAATGAAACAGTTGATATCAATAAATACAAAATATTGTGTTATATGTTATACATAATTTCTTGTAGAATAGTTAAATATAAATTGTGGCATATTGATGCTGAACTAACCGCAAATAATAAGAACATTAAAAAATTATTGCCATTGATACAAAAATATATTATTCATACTTGTGTTGACATAATAAATGCTACATTAATGAATTCATACCAAAAAGGATGTTCGTATAAATACGAGATATTTAGAGTTAAATTTTTTGACAAATTAGAAAAATTATTCAAAGATGAAGAATTATATAATATTATTTTGGGTAATAATAAATATTTTACAAGTGAGAGAAAAAAAATAACCGCAAAAAATACAGAAATATTGCCAAAACAATTCATACCAACTGACAGAAAAATAGATATTGCTCCAAGAATATTCGCTGATAAAAATTCGATGAGTATGCGAAAACTAATGGGTGTGTCTAATTTAAGTAATTGTAATAATGGCAGTTTTCATAAATGGGAATTTATAAATAATACTGATGGAATCAAGTGTAAATTATGTGGCGTTCTTATGAGAGACCATACTTATGACGATAATTTAACTAATACTATTATCAATAAATATTCATTATCAAATTTTGCGAAAATTATATGTATCATTGACGGCAAATTACATGATTATCAGGGAAGAGATTTACAATGTAATAAATGTAATAAAAAAATAGACCACGAATATTCACAAGAAGATATTAAAATAATTGAGAACTATGTTAATAATAGCAAAGTTATTTATGAGAAACAAATAAAAAATCTAATAAATATCAATAAAGAGTATGAAAAAAAAGAATATGACACACAAAAAGAAATTCAAGATATTGTAAATCTTGCTGAAAAAAATAATGATAAAAAGAATGATGAAAAAATTAGTGCGTTGATTAAATTGATGCAATCTTTTATTAGTAATGATATTAGTGATAATACAAAACTATATAATAATATATATATCATAGACCACGACCATTATGGCAAATCACTCGATAATCCCATAATTATTACAGATGATGATAACAAAAATATCAAATACAAAAAGTCTCACACTTTTTTTAATACTGATGTTTTATATTATTCAAATAATACTGGTTCAAGAGTTGATGTATTTTATAGTAGCATTACTAATAAACTTTTGGGATACAAAGAAGCGTCAAAAGATTTTGTATTGGTTGAATCTGACAAAAAATTAAAAATAAATTTATCAATATTTAATAAAATAAAATATATGGGGTTTGCTGGAATGTACATAAATGCGAATAATTATAAATATTATGATAAAATAAATACAAAAGAAATCATTAATTATATTAATATTGAAAGAAATGAAAACATTAAAAAAGCAATGCTAATTTTAAACACTATTATTACTAAAATTGTATATCAGACTGAAAAAAGAAAAATTATTAATGAACAAGATAATGAAAAGTTAGAACAAATATATTTTGATAATGAGATTAAGAATATTATTATGAAATATTCTGAAACACAAAAGAAATTTATCTTAGAAAATTCAAATGCTAAATTTTTTGATGGATGGAATAAAATTATTGATGGTGTTTTCTATACAATAAATAAAGATGAGAAATATGAAGAGAATATTAACATTTTAAATGTTGATGACATTATGAAGTATGATAGAAAAACATCAAATCTTGTTTATTATATATGTGATGAACTAATAAAACTAATTAATTTTAATAATGACAAATTTATAAAAATAACATTATGTAATATTATTGTTGATAGCATAACACATATATTTTCTATTTTTAATAAAGATAATATAAACAGTAATACACATACAATTAAATTTTCATATATTCTAAAATCAACAGTGTATGCGAAAGAGATGGTTCAAGATATAATGGATAAATCGGATGGTGGATTTTATGAAGAATATATTGACACAAGTAAAGATATGACAGATGAAGACCACGATAAGAAGATTGATGCCGAGGAAGAAAATGAAGCTCTTGATGCGGATCAAGGAGGAGAAGAGGAAGAGGATGATAATAATATAGTTGATATGGAAGGTGATTAATTAAATTTTATTATATGTGCGAAATATATAATAAAATGTTCGAAATTTTTGTTATTATCATAATGGCAATTTTAATTTATATTTTTATACGAAAAAAGCAATCATATAACAAAGAACACAAAAAGAAAATTTATAAAAAAAAATCAATAATATATCCAAATAATGAAATTATTATAAATAAAACAAATAAACTAGAACCGAACCTAAATAGCGATTTAGTTGAAATACAATATCATGTTGATTACAGTGATACAATAACCGCAATTAACGCACTAACACCACAAAAAGAATTATTTAATTTATCATTTTCACCAGTTGAAACCTCTGTTCCAAAAGAAACAACAACAAATCAACTTGTATCCATATTTATGAATTCATTAAATGATGAAATTAAGAAAACTCCCCAATTTCTTAATGTAAATTCTGGATGGAATAATATGAATATGAGACAGCGTGAAAAATCAAATCAAGAAACACAACTAGAAAGTATTGGTATTACATCTAAATTATATAATACCCCAGCACAAAAAGAAGAAGTCATATTATTAAAAATAGACAAAGCAGAACAATATAGCACTGATACCCAATACCGAATAGAAGTTCATATTATAGTCCAAAAAAAGAATGTTAGCGATCAAATGGTTCTTATGGTTCAATTCTTTATGGAAAAAGAAGATAATGACACTAGAGATAAATTTTTTGATAAAAAATTAAGTAATGATGATTTCAAAACAACTGTTCTTATAGAAAGAATATTTATTGTTGGGTTTCTAACTAATAAATCTTTATTAAGAACAAAAATGGAAAAATTCTACGAATATGATGAAAATATTATTCGTAATGATGGAACAATGAACCAAGAAAAGGTGCTTAAAATGATGATACAAAAACATAAAGACAGGGATGACGCTCTAAATTCTTTCACTCAAACATTAGATAAAGATGTAAAAGAAACTCATTATAAAGATTGTAAAGGAGAGTATAATGAGACAAGAACTATTGTTGATGATTATGTATGTAAGTATCCAGAGTATAAATAAAATTTATTTCTAATTATACCTCATCAATAAATCAATAACAACAATAATAAGTCTGTCAAAATGCATAATCACTCGTCGTCCTCTCAGCATATTATATTCTATGTTTGCCAAATTCAATATAATATGTATTTTACAAATTTCATTTATTTTTTTATGATTTACAAAATATTTCAACATTTCAGTAAAAATTTGTGTTCCATCAAATTGTGTAATCCAAGTTTTGTAAAACTCATTTCTAATATTATCAATTATATCTAAATCACATTCTAGAATTAATTCGCAAATATTTTTAATTATTGATTCAAATGGTTTTGGACTATCTAAATCAAGTGAATGTTTTTCTAATTCCCATAAATTTTTTTTAATATTCTGTTCTGTCTCATTAACAATTTTATATAATTTATTGTGTTTGATATCTATTTTATTTAAACACGCTATCTCCATCCCATAAGCAAATAATTCACTTTCACTTGGTTTTGGAATTCTTATTGTCACACATCTGCTTTTTAATGGGTCTATAACATTATTAAGATTATTACACCACATCATAAATCTACATCTATTTGCGTTTGTCTCAATCATTCTTCTTAAACTAGTTTGTGCCGAATGTGATAAATTATCCAGATTAGAAATTTGTATAGTTTTAAAAACACTATTTTTTTGTTGTGCTTGTGTTATTGTTGTTGTTTCAGCATAAGTTTTTACAATCTCATGAACGATATATCTGTCAAAATTCGTTCCAGATGGATTTATTATAATATGATTATCACTGTGTAGAAATGTTTCTTTTCTTAGTTTATTACCAGAACCCATAATATTATAAACTGCTGTTTTCAAGTCATCGATATTGTCTCCATATATCATTCTCAAAAATATATTTATCATTGTTTTTTTTCCAGAACCATTAGTTCCGTGAAAAATAATGTGTGGAATTTCACTGTCTTTACTCATTATTTGTAATCTTTCATATATATCTTTATGAAATATAATATCTTCTATTCTTTTCGGTGCTAAATTATGAACTAGTAATGACATTGAAATTTATTGCTTTATTATTCGTTATTGCTTAAAATAATAATCTTTTCATTTTTTATGAGTTCATTAGTTGGCATTCATATAAATAATATAGATAATATAAAAAAATATAAGACCATAAATTTTTTTCAGTTCTTTGTAAATCAAAAAGATAAATATACAAAACTAAAAAATGTACATTCTGTAATACACGCAAGTTATACAATTAATTTAGCAAGAAATTGGACTGAAAATGAGTGGTGGATTATTCAACTTATCAATGAAATAGAAATTTGTCAAATTATTGGTTCTTTTTGTATTGTTATTCACGTTGGTAAAAAACTAAATTTATCATTAGAAGAAGCAATTAATAATATGTATTCTGCTTTATTATACATTCACCAGCAAACAAAAAATACAGGTGTTAAAATATTAATAGAAACACCAGCAGGACAAGGAACAGAAATTTTAGAGAATATCAAAGATTTGTGTAAATTTATGTTAAAATTTTTTAATCATCCGGATAATAAAATTAAAGAAAGATTTGGAATTTGTATTGATACTTGTCATTTGTATGTAGCCGGCAATAAAATATCTTCTTTGATAAAAAACATACACAATATTTGTGGTATTGACAAAGTAAAATTATGTCATCTTAATTCAAGTAAAAATGATTTTGGTTCTCGTATTGACAGACACGAAAGTATTAAAAATGGCAAAATAAAATTAGATGAATTAATATTATTTTTGAAGAAATTAAAAATACCCATAATATTAGAAACGCCAGAGAATAATATTATGGATGATCATAAATATGTTAATGAGAAAAATTAACATATTTAGAATTACCCATAATATTAGAAACGCCAGAGAATAATATTATGGATGATTATAAATATGTTAATGAGAAAAATTAACATATTTAGAATTACCCATAATATTAGAAACGCCAGAGAATAATATTATGGATGATTATAAATATGTTAATGAGAAAAATTAACATATTTAGAATTACCCATAATATTAGAAACGCCAGAGAATAATATTATGGATGATCATAAATATGTTAATGAGAAAAATTAACATATTTAGAATTACCCATAATATTAGAAACGCCAGAGGATAATATTATTGATGATTATAAATATGTTGGTGAGATAAATTAGTTATTTTAGTTTTTTCAACATCATATCATATCTTTGTTTGCTTCTAAAATTTGGATCATAATTAAAATAATTAGAAAAATAAAAATTCTCTAATTTTTTATTATATGTATCAAATGTTAATGATATCGCATCAGCATTATATTCAGTTCCAGATTGTGTAATTCTATTTAATAAATAAGTTCCAACCCCATTTTTTCTATAAGTTGGAACTACATATAAATAAGCAATATGTAATAATCTTTTGCTATCTATTTCAGTAATTTCGGCAACAATATAACCAATTATTTTTCTGTTATAAATCGCAAGAAATACTATTGATAATGATGATATTAGCAACCTAAAAATTTCATATGCTGTGTGATTTAATTCTTCTATATCAGCAATATGTTCAAAATTTTTATATATTATGTCTCTTAGTTTTCTTATGTCTTTTTTTGCTAAGTCAGCACCCATATATTGCTGAATTTGGATTTCGTTAATATTTGACATATATTTAGTATTGATATAAAATAATTTGGGGTTATATGTTGTTTGGGTGAGTTATAAATTATTTTTGATTTACTATTGTTTTGCTCTTTTAGCAGTGAAATTTGCGGGGTCTAGCTGTGCGTCACTTGCTGTTCGCACTTGTGTTTGTGCTGATATTTGTGGCGATGTTTGTGGTGCTTGTGCTGATGCTGGTGCTTGTGCTGATGCTGGTGTTGGTATTGGTGTTGGTGTTGGTGTTGGTGTTGGTGATGCTTGTGCTTGTTGTCTTCTGATAAAAGTTAAGGCAAATTTAAATTTATCACGGAAAACTCCTGGTTGAGGTATAGAGGCACTATCTGTATCCATCATACTCATAATGATATTAGAGATCGCATTTTGTAATGTATATTCAATACCATTTTCTTCCTGTAAAATTGTTGTATCGATAGTCATACAATTATCCCTAATTAGACCTTCTACGATTTCTCCATGTAATAAAGAATTATTATATTGAAATATCTGCATAAGTCTGTCGCGGATATTATTTATATTAGTTCCAAATACAGTAAGCAGTATGTCAATTAAACCAATCGCATAAAATTTCGATATTTTGTCGACAGTTTGTTCAGGCAATGTGAAGTATATGTATGTTCCTTTGCGATATTTATAAGATAATAAATATAATGGAACATAAGAACTTAAAACTCTAGACCTCCATAATACTTGTTTTAATTCATTCATACATTTAACAGTATTTTTTTCTATGTCATAAAAAGTATTTTTATCGTGATCAATGAAAACACAATTAAATTCTTCATCAAAACCAACATTTGCAGTTTTCAAATCATTGTGTATCATCCTATTATCATAAAGCACCTGGAGAGCATTTAATAAAGATATACAAAAAATAAATTTCTTTTCAAGAGTATTAAGAAGACTAAAATCTGTGTTATATTTTTTCATTATTACGTGTTGATACACCATATAATAATTATCTTTATTTTCAGGAGGCAAACTAAATTGTCTTATAACATCATCCCATTTATTTTTTATTGTATATAGTAAATCTTTATTTTCACTTATGTATGGTTCAACCGTATTTATTAAAATATCTCCATAATAATATATTTTTGGCATATTGTTTGGCAATAATAAGCAATCATCTTTATATTTTTGTATATATTCATTATTTTCATAATCACTATTTAATTTCAATACGTATAATGTTTGGTCTTTTTTTATAATAAATACTACTGAACTTGCGCCGTGTGCTAAATAAACTATTTTTGTTGCTAATATTGTTGAAAAATTTCTAGTATTATTTTGAAATATATATGTCTCTTTACTATCAACTGAAACTATACTATCTTCATTCTTAACTCCGCGAATTCTTGCTAAGATATTCGGAGCGCTACCCCCTATTATAGATGTTTTTTTGTTGAAAATAAAGTCTAGTTTTATTGGAAATGTTAATGTATCGCAAGTACATAAATCTGTATGTGGATTTACATCAGGCAAGCCTGGGGGTGGAACTGCTGAAGGAAATATATCAGGTTCAACTTCATCGCCAATATCTTTTTGACACTTACTACATTTTGTGCCCCCAATTAATTTAATATAAAGTTTCTTATTTTGTAAATATTTTGTTATTGAGTAACGATGAGTTTGTTGTAGCATTATAATATTATAGATATAGGGAATATATTTTTATAATAAATAAATAATATTGGATGTATAGTAATAAAGAAATCTTTTTGCTAATTATCAAGTAAGTTTATTATAATTTACAAAGATTTTATGATTTCATATATATATATATTAAATGAATAGAAGTTCTAAAAAAAATTGTTGTAAAACTACTAAAAAAGATAAAAAATGTATTAGAAAATCAGACAATAAAGAATTTGACATTAAAAAAAGAAAATTTTCTAAAAAACAATGTTTAAGTAAATCAATAAAAGGTTTTAGTATGAAATCAAGTTGCGCTCCATACAAAGATTGTATAAAAAATTAACTATGATTTTTTAACCAAGTCTTAAATATTTTCATTGCTTCTTTCATATTTTTTGTTTGATTTGGATGATATTTGGCTCGATTATACATTGTATTTACAACTTGTTTTTGATATATTAAATCCCTATTTTTTATTATTTCTAAAGTATCTAATGCTTTTTGCTTGTCTTTGTAACCTGTGCCTTTTGTTGAAGATTGTGGATGCTTATCTTCATACAATGATTTATTTGTTTTTCTTTTCATAGAATAATAATAATAATAATAATAATAATAATAATAATAATAATAATAATAATAATAATAATAATAATAATAATAATAATAATAATAATATTTATGAAAAATATTATTATTAATTTTATAACTTGATTATACAAAAAAAAATATGTATAAATATTATGTATATTATTATAACAGTAGGACACTCTGGGTCTGGTAAAACAAGACTTATAAATAAAACAATAGAAATATTAAATCTTGATAAAAATTATAAAATGTGTCTTGTTGATGATTTGATTGAGAATAATGATGAATATAAAAATAAAATAAAAGAATTACTAAAAGATAATAGTGAATTAGAATTATTTGAGAAAGCATATTTTGATGTTAGACAAAAATATGATTATGATAAAGTAAATGATGATAAAATTAAAAAATATATAAAAAATAAAAAAAATATTATTTTAGAAACAACAGGAAAAAACATTCCAAAATGGATATTATCAAGAAATTGGATACCCATAAATTATGATATTATTATTGCTTATTCTTTGGTATCTGTTAAAAATCTTATAAAAAGAAATAAACAAAGATTTAAAAATAGTATAAAACAATTTATGGATGATAATAATGCGACAGCACCAAGAATGCCAAATATTGATAAAGCAATAATAAAAGAAAATGTAAAAAATATTAGACATACATTATTCAAACTATATAAAAAATGTATAGTTACCCACAATATTGAAATATGTAATGGGGTACGAATCAATAAATTGCTGATATTTGATAATAATTATAAAGATATGAAACTTATTTATGATAACAATGAATTAATAAAAGTAGATAAATTCAAAGAAATAATCAATGATGCTAGTAAATAGAATAAATAAAATTAATTGTGTTATATTTGATAGAACCCAAAATAAAATTATTAAATTGGTTATCAATAAATATTATTCTATTGAATATAAAATAATATTAATATATATATCAATAAAAATATATAGCAAGATACATTTTATTGTATTTATACACATAAATAATACGCAAATAAATGAAGAAATAAATATAACTTACTTTATTTGAACTATTATGATCCCATAATTAACCAATATATATTACCATATACATTTCTTACTCCTTCAAATCTACATAAATTACCAATTAAATCATTACGATTTACTTGTTCGTGTTTTATTTTTTTAATGGCATCTGATACATACTCACTAATATCATTTGGTATTTTTTCCAAATAATTAATATCAATTGGTTCTTTATAAAATTTATATAATATATCAAATAATGTTTTATAAGATATCTCATCAAATCCTAAATCAATAGTCTCATAATACTCACTATCTCTTTGACAAGGAACAATTAATATTTTATTAGCTCTAGATTGTTCTAATATAACTTTATTTAGTTTTTTATTAGTTATTTTTTTTCCATTATAATATGCTAATGATGGTTTTTCATATACATTCCACATAACACATTTAGATATTTTGCTAAACATTATTTTTATTTCAGTATTTATTTTCTTATTATCTATAACGTAATTATTGTTTTCTCCCCCATCTATGTTATTTTTTAATTTTTTTACAACTCCACCACAATTTTTGATTGCATATTTAATTTTCTCTAATGGTATTTTATAATAATCTTTATTATTTTTATATCTAAAATTATACATTGAACCACGCAAACAAGCTTCATAATGTAATATATTATCTGTTTTTATTTTGAATGCTACAACTTTTTTATGAACTGATGAACTGTTATGTGTTGCCATTCTCTTAGTTAAATCTCCTGATTGTCCAAGGCGATAATATTTTATATTTAATTCATCTATTTCTTCAAATATATAACATATATTTCCGGATGGTTGTTTTTCTTTTCTTAAATCATTTTCTAATATTTTTATTTTTTTATTATTTTCCTCTATTATTATGTCTTTATATTTGTCTATTAGTTTTTCTATTTCTATATAGTATTCTCTGACTTTGTCTGCTTTTTTAGTTTTAGAACGCATACATAGCATTTTGAAACAATCTGGTGTTAAAAGCACTAATTTTTTGTTGTGGCCACCATGTGTGTTTTGATGCCGGTTTGCCGGCAACAGGTTTTTAACTAATAAATAATCTATATTTTTTGAATAATTTGTAATAAGAGTTTCTTTCAGTCTTGTTTTTCTTGTTTCCAACCAATAAGCAACATCCTCAAGATCAATTGTAAATGGTTTATATTCTTCATATAACTGTTTCTTCTGAAATCCAAAAAAATCATTAATAAACTCTTTACTGATATCACTATTGCTAATCAAAAAACTTTCAAGTTTATCCAGGTTGGTCATATATAATATTATAATATAAAATAAATTCTATATTATATTAAAATTTATATATTATATTAAAAAATCTAAAAATAATCAATCCAATAAAGTCAACATACTAGTAATTATTTTTTTGATAACTTCTACTTTAAACTCTTTTTTTGTTTTATCTTTTATTTTATTTGCCAAATTGTCTATCATCATATATATTTCTAATTTTGCTGAATCAATTTTTAATTGATTATTTGTTATTTCTGTTATTTTATTATCTATTAATTCTTGAGGTATAATTTCTGGTTGTTTTTCTGGATTTGGTGGTTCTAATATTTGTTTTTTAGCAACATTTGTTAAATGAGATATATTTTTATTATGATTATTAAAAAATAATGGACTGAAGCATAAAACATCACACGAATCACAATAATATTTTTGTTGTGCCTTTACTTCTTTCGATGCGTGTTTAGCAAGTGTATGCATTTTACAATTCCATACACTTATTTTTGTGGAATAATCACAATACTCACATTTATATATTTTTTTTTGCCCTCCTCTTGCATGTACTTGAGATTTAAGATGTTTGTTATATGTGCTATTATTGTCACAACCATAATCACAAGACTGGCAATAAAATTTCTTTTTATCCATTAATAATATATTATAAATATTTTTATAATATATTATTTACATAATAATTACTATAATTATGTTAAAGATGCAATAAAAAATTTTAATAATATTATCATTTTATTGGATATATTAAATAAAATGTTTATATTCCTCGCTGTTATAGGATTAATTGCTTCCTAATTGATATATACCAAAATTTGGTTGGTCTTATTCATCATCGAAACCAAATGCGATTTATATGTTAGAACAAAATATAGATAAAATTAGATATTACAGAACAAGCAAAAATTATTGATGACATAATACATCAATAAAAAAATTGATATTTAAATATTTTATATTATTATTTTATTATATTAAATTTAATTTAATAAAATGGATATACCATTAGAAGTTATAAAATTGATTGCTTCATATTTAGTAAAACCAAAAATGAAATTATTAGATTGGATACCATTAAATAAACTAAATTGGAATAATCTAGCAGATAATTTTAATGCTATCCATTTGTTGGAACAAAATATGGATAAAATTAATTGGTATTTTTTGTCATATAATCCAAATGCTATACATTTAATAGAACAAAATATAGATCAAATTAATTGGCGTACTTTGTCAGCAAATCCAAATGCTATCCATTTATTAGAACAAAACAGAGATAAAATTGATTGGACTAATTTATCAAGAAATCCAAATGCTGTCAATTTATTAGAACAAAATATGAATAAGATTTATTGGATGTATTTGTCAATAAATCCAAATGCTATTCATTTGTTAGAACAAAATATAGATAAAATTAATTGGTCTGTTTTATCACAAAATCCAAAAGCAATAAATTTATTAGAAAAAAATATAGATAAAATTGATTGGTCAAAATTTTCATTAAATCCAAATGCGATTCATTTAATAGAACAAAATATAGATAAAATTAATTGGTCTTGTATATCATTAAATCCAAATGCGATACATTTAATGGAATCTAATATAGATAAAATTAATTTTGAGATGTTATCATCAAATCCAAATGCTATTCATTTGTTAGAACAAAATATAGATAAAATTGATTGGTATTATTTGTCAAAAAATCCAAGTATATTTGAAATTGACAAAAAACAATTAAAAATAGATATCGAAGAACAAGCACATATAATAGATAAAATAATACATCAATAAAAAAATTGAAAATTTTATTTATTTAATAGTTTATTAAGTAAATAATAACAAATTACACTCTAAAAATGGAAGCAACACCTGATTACGACATACAAAAGATTGCACAGTCTATTTTAGACAATCAATATGGTATTCTAAAAGAGCATTATATTGACTTTTTTAAATTACCTAAAGCACCATATAATTTTCCAACTTTGAAAGTAGATGAATCTGGAATATTTACAGGAGACATTGATGAATATGATAAATTTGATACATTTAGATTGGTTGGAGATACTTATAAATATGAATTACAAAATCCAGATGTTGAAATTGAATCGTTTATCATCAAAAATAAAATTAAACAAATGAGAATTGATTTGAGACAAAATATTAAAGATGTATTTAGTACACATCAATCTTTTGTATTTCCACTCATTATAGCAAGTAATTCAGCAGTATATGATACATTATATTTGACAGATTATTTGTTGAAGCATATATATCGCATATTAATGGCTATGATTATTCATGGTGCTGATGATGAATTAATTAAACAACAAACACATATGATTAGTATGAGAGAACTAGAAGGAAAATACAATGTGTCAAATGTTGAATTTAATTATGGATTTCTAAGAATAATTGATTTGATTTCTGAATTTATTAAAGACAATGAATTAGACAAAAAACAAGCAGAATATAAAGCAGAATATTTACAACAAAAAAGTTCTGTAATGAGTGCTTCTATAACCTATGATGATATCAAATATACTTTACACGATGGAATATTAACATTGAAAAAATTAAAAGAAAAAATAAATATTACGAATTGGAATGATGATGAACAAATAAAATTACCGTCATATGCTACAAATTTCCAATTGTTTTTTAGTCAATATTATGATAGCATTAAAAAAGCATTTCCTATTTATAATCGATTAGAAAATATTTATCGTCTAACTGCTTTGAATTGTATATTAGATAATTTTACTCCAGATACAACTGTCAATGAAAGTGTATATGTGGATACATATCCAAGAAGCATATTATGTTCTGGTGGTTTGTTATTAAAAGTGTCTAATTTTATTGAGATTCCTTTCAAAGAACATCCAATAGTTGAAGCAACACAAAAAAAAATAGATCTTCAAGTTTGTAAAGAAGCATTTGATAATGGTGGTTTTATTTGTGCTTTTGCTCCAAAATTAAAAATAAGAGACTGTTATGAGCAAAATTTAAAAGATTTTCATCAATGTTTAGAATAAAACAATATATTATTTATTTATAAATATAAACAAATAAAAATATAAACATAATTATGAGTAATTATGAAAAAATAGATTTGATTAAACAAATTTATGATTATGAATTAAAAGGATTTAATATTGATAAAAAACCATCTATTACTAATACAATTGAAAAATTAAAATTTGAATTACATAGATTACAACAAAAAGAACTTAAATTAAATTATTCAAAAGAATTTCAAATTTATAAACAACTATGTAAATATTTAGATAGTAAGCAATAAAACTAATTATTTATATAATCTAATAAAAACTTATGTATATCAATTTTTGATGTTAATATTTCAGGCATACCTTTTTCATCACGAATATTACTATGAAAAAAACTATCATAATCAATATCATATTTTTCTAATAATTCGCTTTCTGTCATATTTGTTTCATTAAACATTTTATTTTCTTTTATCATTATTTCATAAGGTTCATAAAAAACAATTATTGGTTTATTCATATTTGATATAAAATATTATATTATATTATTTTATATGACTTATAATTACATAAAATATAAGTTAATTGGTGGTTCTAATGATGATTATAAAATTATAAAAGAAATTGGTATTGGAATGATGGGAACCGTTTATTTAGTAAAAGATAAATCAAATAATAAATATGCTATGAAAATAGAAAAAATATTAAAAAAATATATTAATGAATCTTTAGAATATGATATATGGCGTGAAATTGAATTTTCAAATAAAATGTATAAAAAACATCCAAACCATTTTATGAAAATTTATGATAATTGGATAGATAAAAAATGTACTCATAAACAAGATTGGGAAAAACAAGGATTAAAATTAGAATTATTTAATAAATCAGCACAAAATTATTATAAAAAATTATTTGATTCGCCATATTGTTCAATTAAAATATATTCACTAATTGATTTAACATTAAAAGATATTTATGAAAAATTAACAGACAAACAATACTATGATATATTTATTCAATGCTTGTATGTAATGTATTTATGTAATAAATCAGGTTATTTACATCGTGATTGGAAAATGGATAATATAGGACTAATTAAAACAGATGATAAATATATAAATATATTTGATAACAAAATAAAAACACATGGTTATAAAGTAATATTATTAGATTATGGAGCTATTATCCATAAAAAATATATTTTATCCAGTTATGAGAAAAATATATTTAGAAATAAAATAACAGACTTATTTTTTATGTTTGATAGATACAAATATAATATGATTTTTAATTTCAAGAAATTTGAAAATAAATATAATGTTGATACCTTTGATAGTTGTACAATTGATGAAGATATAAATAAATTATTACCTAAATTCAATAAAAATAATGATGTTTTATCACAATATATTTATAAAATTAAATATTATGATACATTTGAAAATCAATTAATTGGTAAAGAGATTGAACCAATCAAACCAAAATTATTATTACCTGAAGAAACAATATTATTTATAATAAAAAATATTTATAATATCAAAAAGTGTATTCTATTTATGATTAAAAATAACTAAATTGTTCTATTTATTGAATATAAAATAATAGTTTAATTTTTAATACACATACCTTGATAATATATATTTGAATCTGTAATCAACCGACTTACCATTAGTTTCTTTCTAAGTTCTGGTTCCATAATATAATTTCTTGAATGAATAACAAACTCACAATTTTCAGTTGGTTTTTCTAAAAATGTTATTCTAATTTTAAACTCGTGATAAGGAGATGCAACAATAATAAACTCTTTCACAACTTGTGGATCATATTGTTGTCCGCCTATATAATAAGTAATTTTAATTTTATCATTTACGGGTCTTATCTCAATATTATCCATAATATCACAATCTCTTTTTGGCGCATATTCAAAAAAATAATTATCATTTTTATCAGCTTGTAAAAAACCAGCTGAGAATAATAAAAATTTTTCTTTATTATAATATGTAACCATATCCATTTGTCCTTTGTGTGTTCCTCTATGTAAAATAAAAAATTCTAGAGCATTATGATAATTCATTGTCATATCACTGTGTGCGATAATTGCATTTTTCATAAATTCATTATAGTTAATTGTATTCATAATGTATTATTGTGAATAATATACATATATTTAGACGATTATTAATTAAAATAAATTTTAAATCAATCTAGGATTATAAATGTGCCATTCACTATATAAATCTTTTTTATCAAATGGAAAATATGGGTAATGTTTCTTCAATAATTCAGGATTTTTGTAATGTTTTGCTTTATAATAAAGTCTTGCTGATAATCGTCCAACCTCATAAAAAATAGAATAACTAAAATATTCTATTTATTGAATATAAAATAATAATCTAAATTTTTTGACAAACACCATATTCATATATATTTGAATCTGTAATTAATTTACTCATTCTTAATTTTGTTCTAAGTTCTGAATCCATAATATAATTTCTTAAATGAACAAAAAACTCAAAATTTTCAGTTGGTTTTTCTAAAAATGTTAATCTAATTCTAAAGTCATTATATGGAGATGCTACAACTATAAATTCTTTTATATCTTGTGGATTATATTGTTGTCTGCCTATATGATAAGTAATTTTAATATTTTTATCTATAGGGTCTATCTTGATATTATCTATAATATCACAATCTCTTATTGGTATAAATTCATAAAAATAATTACCATTTTCATCTGCTTGTAAGAAACCTGCTGAGAATAATAAAAATTTATTTGTAGTATTATAAGTAACCATATTTATTCTCTCTTGAACATAATATTCAAGAGCACTTTGAAAATTCTTAGCAGTATTACAATGTTTTATAGTTAAATTTTTTATAAATTCATTATAGTTAATTGTATTCATAATATATTATTGTGAATAATATATATATTATTTAGATATGTTATAAATCATTTTTCATATTACTTATGTTTTGATACTATCAAGTGCTTTAACTAAATTTTTATGAACAATGCCATTAGTGTGTTTATCTAAATATAATTTTGAAAAAAATATATAATCACATATATTACAATAATATTTCTGTTTAGATCTTTCCTCTATTGTTTTATGAAATGTTAATACATGCATTTTTTGTAACCAATGTGTTTTGAATTCTTTATTACAATTTTCACATATTTTACTTTTGGCTTTTCCACCTCTTTTGTGTTTTTCTGTTTCTATATGTATTAACCATTCAGCAGGTTTAGATGTGTTAAAATTACATTGTTCGCATCTATGTTGAAATCTTTTTCTAGTTATATTTTCTGTCATATATTAAAGATTATAAAATAATTTTTTATATTATTTTATATAATATATATAATATTATTTTCTCACTTATAATATATAATGAGTAATAAAAAAAATAATATGTTCTTTATGGAAATATTTAATGATATATTAAAGATTAATGGTCATGAAATTAGTATAATTTATGATAAAAAAGGTAATATATGGTTTGGTTTAAGAGATATTATTAAATCTTTAGGATATAAAAATATAGAAAATGCCATTACTAAAATTAAAATTACAATCAATAATAAAAAATCTTATGATAAAATACAACCCCCCAGTGGACTGGGGGGTTCTACATCAATAAAACCACATAAAAAATTTATAGATGAAAGTGGTTTATACCAATTACTTTCGATTTCTATTAAACCATTAGCAAAAATATTTATGAATAAGTATTTTACTGAAATTATGCCAAAAATTAGAGAAACTGGAATGTATATTTTAGATAAAAAATCAAAAAAAGAACTTGATAAAGTAAATAAAAAACTAAATTCTGTTAAAAAGTCTAATAAAAGTTTGACAAATAATCAACGCAATATTATTTATCCAGTTGGAAATGCATTATATGTGATAACCAAAATAATAAATAAGAAAAAATATTATAAAATTGGTTATACAAAAAATCTAAATAATCGACTAAAAGTGTATAACACTGGAGAACCAAATAAAATTTTATTTAATTATTTTTTAATGGTAAAAAATAAAGAAATAGATAGTTGTATAAAAAAAATTATGAAAAATGAAGAATTTATAAAAAATAAGGAATATTATATGACTACATTAAATAAAATTTTAAAATTTATATCTAAATGTGACATAACATTAAATAAAATTAATTGTGGGTATTGTTTAAAAATATATAATTTTGACAATATAAAAGAACACAAATGTAAATACATATAATTTATTTATTAGTTTTCTAAAATTTTTGTCATAATTATTTGATATAACAACATATTTTTTATTCTAACAATAAAGTATCAATAACAAATAATTTTTATTATTTAATTTGCTATTTTCCTAAAATAAAATAATAATAATAAATCTTAAATCTTAAATCAATCTAGGATTATAAATGTGCCATTCACTATATAAATCTTTTTTATCAAATGGAAAATATGGATTATGTTTCTTCAATAATTCAGGATTTTTGTAATGTTTTGCTTTATAATAAAGTCTTGCTGATAATCGTCCAACCTCATAAAAATTAGATGGTGGAAAAGCATATTTCAAACCAGTAGCAACACTAAAAATTAATCTGTGAGTAATTTTATCATTAGGTAGTGTTGTAAAACCACGATAACAACCATAAATACCTGATAGAGCAAAATATGATAGAACCATTTATAATTTTAGTTTATATTATTATAATTAATATATGACACAATTAAAATACAATAATGTAAATTATTTATTAATCTTCTAAATTTCATAAATATTATTTTAACTATTTATTTAAGCAATCTCACAATCTTTTTGTAAATATCATCTCTTGTCATTATTTTATACCCTTGTTTAGTATAATCTTTTTTCCATTTTTTATTCATCTTTTTTGTTTTTTTCAAATTACATTCTTCCGCAATCGCATTAGAAACATTTCTAATATATTTTTCATTATGTTTAACTAAATATTCCATATCATTATTGCTATTTGCTAAATCTAATAATAGTCTTCTACATTTTTGCTGTAATATTGTTTCATCATCAAGGTCAATAAAATAATTATGTTTTGAGTGTAAATCATAATAATGATTTTTGTGCCACCAAGGCATAGTATTTAATCCAACAAATATTAGTGTTTTTGTTGAGTGTTTTTCTATAAATTTATCAATATATTTTTGATACTCATTTTTATCAATAATATCAAATCTATTATCACCATAAAAATCTTTAATAAAGTCTCTTCGTAAATCATCAATATCTTTTACTATTATTTTATTGCCATATTCATCTTTTAGTTTATTACCAAGTGTTGTTTTGCCAGAACCAGAAGCACCAGAAATGTGTATTATCATATATATCATTATAAATTAAAATATTTATTATAGATATATGAGAAATATCATAATACATATTTCTGGTTGTCAAGGTTCTGGAAAAACAACAATTGGAAATAAATTAAAAGATAAATACAATGAAAAAATTCATACAAAAGATTTGGATGATTTACGAAATGAATTTTCTCAACAAAAAGAAATAACTAATTATCAAGAATTTATTAATTTATTTATAGAAAAACATAATGACAAACCATTAATTTTAACAGGATTGACAGCAGAAAAATGTTTAGGAAATATGAATAATGACGATGAAACTTTTTATGTGATAGACACAAAATATAAATATTTTATTGATAATGATGAAATATTAAAACAACGATTTTTTAGACAAGTATCCAAACTTTATGAAAGAAAAGAAATATTTTATGAACAATGGAAAAAAAATAATAGTGATATACAAGAAAAACTATTTCGTTTCATTAATTTAGAACAATGGTTAAAAAATAATATTGCGTGTAGAAAAATACACAAAGAACATAATTATAAATTTCTGGATAATGATAAAATAATACGTAAAGTATCTAAAAAAATTGACAGCAAACAAAAATATATGAAAAATTATAAAATCATAAAAGAATTAGGTTATGGGATACAGGGGTCTGTTTATTTAGTCAAAAATAAAAAAACAAAACAAAGATATGCTATGAAAATAGAACAAGTATTTGAAAAAGATTTAGAAGAAAGTCTAAAATCACCAATATGGCGAGAAATTGATTTTGCTAATAATATGTCAAGTAAATATCCTCAACAATTTATGAAAATATATGAATACAAAAATAAGAAATGTAATTACGTTCATAATTTGTCAGAAAAAAAATGGAACGCTCTAAAAGATAACAAAAAACAATACAAATATTATAAAGAATTATATGCTTCTCCTTATTGTTCCATAAAAATAGCATCTATTGTTGATGATACACTGCACTATATTATTTATAAAATAGATGACAAGAAAATTGTTTTAGATTTATTCATACAAGTTGTAAATATTGCTTATCTAATAAATAAAGAAGGATATTATCATCGTGATTTATATCCAACAAATATTGGTGTAATATTTACAAAAGAAAAATATATTAATATATTAGATAAAAAAATCTTAACACATGGTTATATTTTATCAGCGATAGATTATGGAATGGTTTTACATAAAAAATATATTTTAGATGAAACTGAAAAAGATAAGTTAGAACATAATAATGATTTATATCCTAGTCTTAACAGAATTATTATGAGGATAATGTTAAGAAATTTAGCAAATAAATATTATTCTAATATACATAAAAAAGTATTAATGAATGAGGAAGATACTAAAAAATTAGATTTAGAAAATACAAAACATTTTGAATATTTTCAAGAAATATTGTATAAAATAGTATTTTTTGACAAATTTCAGGAACAATTGGAAGTTAGTGAAAAAGTAAAATTATTTGAGTTTATACCAATTGAAAGCGTAAAGTTTATTATAAGGAATTTTTATGATTTGAAGAAAATATTAGAACATTTGATTGGATTACAATATTAACCAAATATTAAATATTTTCATCGCTTCTTTTCATATTTTTTGTTTGATTAGGATGATATTTGGTTCGATTATACATTGTATTTACAACTTGTTTTTGGTATATTAAATCCCTATTTTTTATTATTTCTAAAGTATCTAATGCTTTTTGCTTGTCTTTATATCCAGTTCCTTTTGTTGAAGATTGTGGATGCTTATCTTCATACAATGATTTATTTCTTTCTTTTCATTAAATAATAATTATACCATTTGGATAATTCTTTTTCATTTTTTTACGTTTGCCACCTATTAATCCAAAATATTTATGATGTGTAATAATATATGAACACAAATTATAAAAAAATGTATTTGGAATTATCAGGTGGCAAACGTAAAAAAATGAAAAAGAAATATCCTAATAGATTAAATATTAATAATAACAAAATGGAAAAATACACATTATCAGTTGATGAACCTTGGTTTTCTCTAATTTCATTGGGATTAAAAACAATTGAAGGAAGACTTAATAAAGGACTATTCAAAAAAATGGAAATTGGGGATATTGTAAAATGGACTAATGACAAGTTTGGGTCAAGAAATGTTTTAACAAAAATTATAAACAAAACAGAATACAAAACATTTGAAGAATACTTGACAGACAAAACTCTTGAAAAATGTCTTCCTTCAATAAAAGAAATGAGTAATGGTCTTAGCGTGTATTTTACATATTACACAAAAGAACAAGAAAGTGAGTTTGGCGTTGTTGCTATAACATTGGAAGTGATTAAGGATTAAAATTAATAATAACTCAATAATATATGTAAAAATAGTATAATAGCGTGTATATTTTGCGTTATTCAATACTGATTAGCGTAAAAATATTATATAAGAGAGTAATATATATGAATACAAATCTTGAGGATTTTATAATTAAGCGTTCTAATATACCTAAAAATTTTTTAAAAGATTTCTTCAATCTTGGTGGTGATACTTATGGTGATACTTATAAAAATATTGATTTTGATGATGTTGTAAAATGGTTAGATGTTATTAAAAATAACTTAAAAAGAATATTAAAAGAAAATTTTAAAATTATAGATGATTATACTGAAGAAAAAATTCTTATCAAAAATAAAAAAAGAGGAGCGAATTATGTTTCTAAAATTATGCTTACTCCTGATTGTTTCAAAGAATTATGTATGTTATCAAAAACTGATAAAGCAAAAGGAGTAAGAAAATATTATATTGTTGCGGAAGGTCTATTAAGAGACCATTATGAACAAATTATAAATGATCTAAATGAAGAACTAGGATTAGTAAAAAATAATATGAAAAAACCTATTAATGTAGTAGGGGGACATATTTATATATTGAAAGCAATGAATACATCACAAAAAGATATGTATAAATTAGGTAATTCCGATGATATGAAAAAAAGACTTCGTGTTTATAATACTGGTAATGCTAATAACATTGAGCCATTGTTTGTTATGAAAGTAAATGATATTGATATGGTTGAAGGTTGTATAAAGAATTTAGCAAAAAAATATCAATATAGAAAAAATAAAGAAGTATATAATATTGATTTTACATTTTTACAAAAATTGTGTATTAAATGCAAAAATTTTATAAAACAATTTGAAAAAGAATTTATAAAAGATAAAAAAAATACAAAATCTAAATTAAAAGCCATAAAAAATAATGATGGTGGAGCTAAAACTAAATTTTATATGATTATTGATAAAAATGATTAATATTATTTTATATAAAATGGACTAATGACAAGTTTGGGTCAAGAAATGTTTTAACAAAAATTATAAACAAAACAGAATACAAAACATTTGAAGAATACTTGACAGACAAAACTCTTGAAAATTGTATTCCTTCAATAAAAGAAATAAGTAATGGTCTTAGTGTGTATTTTACATATTACACAAAAGAACAAGAAAGTGAGTTTGGTGTTGTTGCTATAACATTGGAAGTGATTAAAGAGTAAAAATAATAAAAAATATAATTACATTTATTCCAAAATAGTTCTGCTACTTTCTTGCTTCAATTTCAATTTAATGACTGTTTCTTTATTGGGCATCAAGCCGAGTAATCCGTGCCCCACAAGAATAATAATCTTGTTCTTGCGTCCTTCCCAATTTGCCAGAGTTTGAATGACACGGGTAAGCCACCCCCCTTTAGCACAATTTCCATCCTCATCTAGAACTTCCTTTGTTTCTTCAACACTTATTTCTGCAAGAATTTCATCAAGCAAAATAATTGGAGCAGAAGATGTCAAGACCAAATAAATTAGCATTCTCTTTTTTTGTCCCCCTGACATTTCAACAAAACCCTTGCCAAAAAGATTTGTCAGTCCAAGACGTTCTTCAAGATATGGGTCTTTACCTTTTGCCGCATCAACCTCTTCTTTTGAGAATGAAGGTGTGTATTCAGATGCTTGAACCACGTGAAAGACACTTTTTGCCACATCTTCATATGAAAGATTTTTGCGATTGATTGAACCAAAATAGATATCGCCAGAAAGAATATTACACATAAACATTTTTAGCAATGTTGATTTTCCAATGCCATTTACTGCTTCAATGTAATACATGTATCCTCCATAGAAAGTAAAAGTAAAATTCGTGATTTTTTGGTCTATGATTGATGCTTTTGTTAAGTCTCCAACATAATAGCCAAATGAAGTATCCAGAAAAGAGACACGATCAATCAAACCAATTGGAACAAGATGGGTGGATGCCTTGTATTTGTGATACTCAAGGCACTTACATAGTGTAATGAACTCATCCACATATTTGTAATACATCAAAGACTTGATATTATCAGCAAGACAACCAATCATCCACGAGATACTTCCAAAAGCGTGAAGTTGCCCAAGATTTTTCGTAATAAGAGATATATAAGTCGTGATCAAATTGATGAGGAGAATGACATACTTTTGTGTGCTTTGTTGTTTCTCAATTTTGTTGCGTCTTTTTACTTCGAACTCTTTATCTATCTCATAACCCAGTGCCATTTTTTGTGGGACAGATTCAGATTCATTAAACTTGATAATTGTATTGGGTGGTGGTTTTGATTTCTCATACACTGATGCGTCAGTAAAATATGTGATAATACCACACATTATGATACAAAAGATGCCAAATAATAAGCGCACTGGATACTCTGATTTTGTTTCCATCAAATATATCGTGATTGAGAAATTTGCTATGGAAGACCATAGCATTGGCAATACAAACAGAAAATCTCGCAATTTTGATGCTTCGTCTGTTAAGTCCTTAAATTGCCCTTGATTTACGCCAGGTATGGGGATGCCACAATAAATTTTTGCTAAATTTAGGCGCATTTTAAGAGCTTCAAACATATCGTTGCTCTGTTTGAAAATGATACTTTGTTGAACGATGAGTAATAAATAGTCCAGGCATCCTTTGAGCAGTAATTTTACGAGAATATCGTCAGTGTCTTGTAGTAAGATACGATTCACATAATTGCTCAAAAGTGAGGCAATCACCGGGATACACAGTATGCCAATAATGTGTGTGCGAGAGTATAGGGCAAATGTAGTCATAACAACCCTAAAAAAGGTGTTGAGAGTATTCATTTTCGCAAGATATAGCAATTTGTGTATTTTATTAAAGATAACAATATATTGGTATTGTCAATTTTTGTGTATGTATTAATAACAATAATATTAACATTTTCAATTTTTTATGTGATTATAATATATATGTCATATATAAATCATAAGGCAAATTATGCGTTTTTAACAAATAACTACGCATTAGAAGGAGGTAAAAAGAACAATAAATGTTCTATTGATGAAACAGATAATGTTTTATTTGGAGATGGTGGTTCAAGTGCAATTATCATAATTACTAAGGAAAAAAAGGTATATAAAATTTTTACACTTTATGATTTTATGCCAGATATTGATTTGAAAAAAAATATAAAGGAAAAAAATATTAGAGTGGATAATGAGATTAATATATATAAATACTTGACTAAAAAAGTAATAAAACCAAAAATATCACAACATATTGTTAAATACATAAGTTCGCATTCTTGCACTGATGCTAAAAGTTTATTTAAAAAATGTCCTCAATCATACAATGAGTTTTTGAAATTATCAAAAGAACAAAAAACAAAAATGTGTAATATGTATTTCAGAGGTCATCCATCAAGAAAATTAAACAGCGAATATAAAGTTATTGAGATTGAACATTGTAATTATTCTTGTGCTGATTTTATAAAAGATGTTAGTAAATTGCCTGAAATTCTTATGGAAAAATATCTTGATATATTTTTTTTCCAAATAATTCATACAATTATGTCTATTCAAAAAGTATTTCCATATTTCACACATAATGATTTATTTATGAGAAATATTTTGGGAACACGAGAAAAAGACAATGGTAATTATTATACTTATAAATTTAATAAAAACACTTATTATGTGCCTCAAAAAATATTCTATCCTAAAATAAATGATTTTGGAATGACAAATCTTAATGAAAAATATAAAGATGTTAAATTATACAAATCTGAATACAAAGATATTTATAATATTATTTTTGATATTTATAATGGAGGCAATTTAGGAGCAACAAGTTTAACAGAATTGTGTAAAGAAAATCCTGACAAATTAAAATTCCTAAAAATGTATTTTTCAAATTATTTTAATGTTAATGTTATTGATAATTATAAAGAAAATGCTTCTCAAGCAATGAACTGGGATTGGAACAATATATTAGATGATGAATTTATGAAAACTATTGAAATGAAAAATCCAATAGAATTATTAAATAATTATTTTCATAATATATTCAATAAAATAAATGAAAAATTATCATAATATATACCACAATTAAGTTTATTGCAAAAGTATTAGTAAGCATAAAATAATGAGTAAAATTATAACTAAATTAATTTATTTCTAATATGCTATAATAATATATATAGATGAGCGTTCATTATGTTTCATTAAAAGGATTTAGACCAACAAACGAAGACGCCCATAATATAATTTTAGGTAGATGTAAAAAGAACACTGAAACGGCAAATGTTGATTATTATGGTATTTATGATGGACACGGGGGAAATTTTGTTTCTAAATTTTTAAGTGAAAATATATATCAATATTTTACCCAAAAAGGTGTTTCTTATCCTCTCGAATTAGACTATATTAATAAAGTATATGACAAAATTCAACAAAAACTAATTGACGAACATAAAGATGAAGCGTTTAATTGTGGGGCAACTTGTCTTGTTGTTTGTCAATATAAAGTTAATAATAGAGACTATCTTGATATTTTAAACACTGGTGACTCAAGAGCAGTATTATGTAGAAATAATATTGGCATAACTCTTAATTTGGAACACAAACCAGAAAATCCTGTTGAAAAAAGAAGAATAAAAAAATTAGGTGGTGTGATTAGAAAAGATGGTGAAGTATTTAGAATTTCAGATTTAAGTGTTTCACGAGCGTTTGGAGATATTAGTGGAAATAAATTTATATCTCATAAACCTGATTATTACAATTACAAATTACATAAAAATGACAAATTTATAATTATTGCTTGCGACGGATTATGGGATGTATTTGATTCTCAAAATGCCGTTAATTTTGTTCTTAATAATTATTATGATGAGAATATGAAAAGAATAAAAACAGAAGTAAATATAGCAAGAAAAATAGCAGAACACGCTATAAGAAATTTACATTCTGGCGACAATGTATCTTGTATAATTATATTTTTTGATTAAACTTTTTATAAATTATTGGATTCAAATAATTTATAATTTTTTTGTTGTTTTTTTACTTGTTTTCTTACTTGTTTTCTTACTTGTTTTCTTACTTGTTTTCTTACTTATTTTCTTACTTGTTTTCTTACTTGTTTTTTTACTTGTTGATTTATTAATTTTTTTTGTGTATTTAGTTATCTTTTTATATAAATTCTCATTTGGATCTAAATTTTCTTTATCAATAATAATTAACCATTTTTTATTATTATCTTTCTCATTATACAGTTTTTTATTTTGTCTGAGCAGAACAGAATTTTTTTTATTACAATATTTGATTGTATCTTTAATAAAATCTAAATCAATGTTAAATTTTTCAGTATTATATTTGATTTGATACTTTTTTAGATTTTGTTTAATACATTTTTCTATTTCATCAATATGTGTTGTTTTGTAGATAAAAACAATAGGTAGTTCAGCAATTGTGCTAACATTATATTCTCGCATTCTTTGTCGTAGATCTTTTGTTTTTCCTATCTTAAAACCCTGATTTGTATCATTTTCAACCTTTAATATGTATATTAATGATGTATTATCATTTTCATCAATAATTTTTTTGTTTTTTGATTGTATTTCTAATTGATTGTATAAATCATTTGCGATATTATCTTTGTATTTGATTAATAATTTTTCTAATTCGATATAATATCTTCTTATAATGTCTGCTTTTTCACATCGTGAAATCATACATAATAATTTAGCACATTCATAAGTAAGCAAAACATTTTTTACATTATTTGAACCACGACCCTTTGTTAATTTTTCTGTTTTAGTTTCAATATAATCAGAGTTTATTTTAAAGTTGTCAATCAATAATCTTTTTAGATGATCTTTTCGTACGTTCAACCATTTTGCGATAAGTTCAATATCAATTGTTGTATCATACTCATTTTTTCCCTCATCAAAAAGTGTATAAAAGTCATCTATGAAATTTCTATCAACAAGAGAATATTTTTTGAGAAATTGTGTGAGTTTCATTATATTATACATATATATATAATATTTACTATAATGATAAATATTCATTTCAAACATCCCCCGAACGGGGGAAAAGAATAAAAACAGAAGTAAATATAGCAAGAAAAATAGCAGAACACGCTATAAGAAATTTACATTCTGGCGATAATGTATCATGTATAATTATATTTTTTGATTAAACTTTTTAGTATAATTGATAGTTGGATTTTTAATTAAAATAGTTTATACTAAAATTAATAAAAAATATATCATTATATTATATGAAACTTGTAATAATCCACATAGGTAAATGTGCCGGAAGCGTGGTTTGTAATACATTGAAAAAAAACAATATTGAATTTACTCAGATACATGTCCAAAAAGCAAAATTTAAAGAAAATAAAAAATATGTAATTCTATTGAGAAATCCTGTATCAAGATTTATATCAGCATTTAACTGGAGATATAAATTGGTTCTAATAGATAAAACTCAAAAAAAAAGATTTTATAAAGAAAAAAATGCTCTTGAAAAATATAATAATGCTAATAATTTAGCAGAAAATATAGAGAATTATGATGATGATGAGGGAGAAGAGTATATACATCATATTTATGAAGACATTAATTATTATTTGAGTGATTTTCTAAGAGAATGTAAAAGTGAAAATATATTAGGTGTTATTACACAAGAAAATTTATTTGATGATTTTAGAAAAATTTTTAATATTGATATTGATGAAATTGTTGAATCTAGAAAAAATAATTCAAGTATGAGTAAAGATATATCTGATACTGGATCTAAATTGCTTAAAAAATATTTATGGAGAGACTATGAATGTATAGAAAAATTATATAAAATGGGATGTTTAACAGAAAAACAATACACAAAATTATCAAAATAATGTCAATAATATATTTTGATTAATATATATATATATATATAACAAATGGCGAACAAATTTGTATTATTAATTCTAATTATTTTTGCTGGAATAATATTTTTACATTTCTATAATCAAAGAAATAAAGAGACATTTAAAACAACAAAAAAACTAAAAAATTGGGATGATAATGTGTATAGAGACCCGGGAACATCTGGTATTACCACAATGGGTAAGGATAAACCCTGGTGGCACGTTGTTTCTAAACTAGAAGGAAAACAAAAGAAACTAACTATATATGATAATTATACCGGATATCAAAATGATGAAGAAGAAGAAGAAAAAAGTAATATTAAAATAGAAAGAAAAGAGGATAATTTATTTACAGATGTTGATGGGAATGTTATGTCAGCAAAACAAAGCGCAAAAGAAATGAAAGAATATATTAAAAACATTGTTCTTAATGGACAAACAGATTGTTATTGCGTGGATGACAAAAATCCATTTGATGACAAGAATAAACAAGACGAAATTGAAGAATTTAGAGAAACTCAATTAGATTTTAAAACAAAAATAAATGGAAGTTCAAGTCCATTTATGGATGATGTTGATAAAATTAATATCTTAAATTTAAGAGAAAATGATAAAGGATTAGAAGGAAAAACAATTGCTGAAATTCACGACAAAATTATTGGCAACGCATCAACTTTGAACATTGTTATGAATAATAATATAGCAGGCAATGAATATGATGGTTCTGAGTATGTCAAAAAAATTGATATTTAAAATGCTAAAATATTATATATAAATAATAGTAAAATGAATATGTCAAAACTTATGATAATCAATAAAAGTCAAATCAACGCAAACAAAACATTAATCAAATATATTTATGATACAATTGGAAATATTTCATCTTACAAATATGAAATATTGAAGTATGAATCACAATTAAATAAATTAATTTCATCTAATATAAATTATTATCTCGCTCCAAATATTTATGGCAAAAATTGCTTTCTTGTTTTTACCAAGATAGGCGATAAATATTATTGCTTTCTTGTTGATAAAAAACAATTGAGTTATGATTATGACAAATTAGATTTCTCAAAAATAATGGTGTATAATTATAATGTTGTTGTTGATCCATCAATTTATGAAGGAACAATATTTGACGGCATTCAAACAAAAAAGAATGATAATTTTGAATTTATAATTACAGACATTTATCAATTCAAAGGAGCAAACTGCACTAATGATAAATTGCGCAACAAGTTTTTTGAAGTTGAATTATATCTAAAAAGTATTAATATACACGCAAAATATAATATTAATAAAGATAGGTCAAAATATACTATTGACTTAAAATTAACTAAACATTATGATATTTTTGATATTAATAATTTTGTTAAAAATACTGTCAAAAATTATGAGAAACAATACCAGATTAAAGGTTTGGTATTTTATCCTGAAATATCTGGGACTAAACTAATATATTTATTTGAAGATAATAATATAATTGAGAAGATAAATCAAAATCAAGATTTTAAAATAAATAAATCAAAAGCATTAGTCAAAAAAGAGTTTATATCTAAAACAAGTAATGATATTTATGCTACATTAGAAATGTGTTCTACTTTACAACCTGACAATTATAAGTTATTTGCTCTTGAAACTATTATTGTTAATTCACAAACAAAACTTAAAAAATGTCAAATGAATATTGCTTTCATACCCGATATCAAAAAATCGGTATGGTGTAGAGAAATTATGAATAGTAATAAATCTGTTTTTGTGAAATGTATTTGGCGTCATAATAAAAAGAAATGGGAACCGTTAGAAGTTATAAATGATGTCAAATTACCAACACTTATTGATGATATTAGAAAGCAACTTGTGGAGATTGAGGTTGATGACACTGATTCTGAGTGTGATTAATTTATTATATTTAACAAATATATAATGTTATTAAGAAATATATTCATAATTATATTTTTATTAGTAATTATAATTATTTATATCATCCCTTTTAGCATTTTTGATTTTGGCAATAAAGCAAAAAAATGGACTAGGCCAAAAACCTGTAAATACATGATGCCATCAAATATTACCAATTCATTAAATGCTCTTAATATTAAACATACTAATGATTATAACAAAGCAGATATTATTTTTCCTTGTGGTTATAATGATATTAATACTGAAATAAATGGACTTCCAAATGTGTATAATGCGAAAGATTATACAAACCCCAAAAATGTTTTTATTATTGATGGTGCTGACGAATTTAGTGCCAAAAATAATCTATGGACGCACATATTAAATTATTATGGATATGAGAAAGCAAAAGAACTATCCCCCAATACTTTCATATTAAATAACAAAGATGATTTAATAAGACTTGAGAAAGAACACAATATTAATAATATATATATTATGAAAAAAAATATACAAAGACAAGAAGGATTGTTGATAACACGAGATATTGACTTAATTAAAAAATCTCAAGAATACGCCGTAGCACAAATATTATTACAAAATCCGTATCTAATTAATGGTCTGAAAATTAATCTTAGAGTTTATATACTTGTTACCTGCCATAAAGACACAACTAATATATACGTTTTTAACAATGGATTTATGTATTATACTAAACAACCATTTGTGAAAAATAGTATGGAAACTGATAATAATATTACAACTGGTTATGTTGAACGTAAAGTATATACTGAAAATCCATTAACACACGAAGATTTTAAATATTATTTAGACTTGACAGAAGGAGAACATTATCACAAAAACAATACACGAAGTTTAAATAATGCGGAAAGACAAATAAAACAAGATGGATTTTTATTATCACAAGTTGTCTTTAATAATATTATGATATTAATAAGAGATGTTTTTATGTCTTTCAAAGGAAAAATTTGTAAATCAACCTCACAAATTTACAAAGATAATAGTTATCAAATATTTGGTGCTGATGTTGCTATCAGTGATAAATTACAAGCACAAATCATAGAAATTAATAAAGGGCCGGATCTTGATGCGAAAGATGAAAGAGATAAAATGGTTAAAACGAAATTAACAAATGATATGTTTGAATTAATTGGTCTCAGAGAAATTAGCAATGAGAATGGATTTATCAATGTTTTATCGATTTAGTTTGTTATTCTAATTCTTTTTTGTTATTTCATAATAAAAAAGAGCTATACAAATAAAACCTTACGATTTTAATTATTCTAACTCTTTTTTGTTATTTCATAATAAAAAAGAACTGGAATATCAATCAACAAAACCATAAATGGTTTTGTTAATTAATATTCCAGTTCTTTTTTGTAATTCCATAATAAAAAAGAACTGGACGAATAAAACCTTACGGTTTTATGCGTCCAGTTCTTTTTTGTAATTCCATAATAAAAAAGAACTGGACGAATAAAACCTTACGGTTTTATGCGTCCAGTTCTTTTTTGTAATACCTATATCTCACACCATTCTCATCAACATACACAACTGATTTTTCTTCATCAATAGATGGCATTATAATTTTTTGTCCGGAGTTCATTATTATCAAAATTAATAAACTTATTATCAATGAACCAAAAAATACAAGTGGCATAAATTTCATATGAATATATATTTGATTTATATTTTTATTCTGTTTCTGTTAATAGATAATCGTCTGAAATATAATTACTAATATTATCTTCATCAATGTCGTCTTCGTCATCTTCATCTTCTTCTTTTATATGTTTAACTACTACCCTTTTTGTTATTTTTTCTTTATTAATAACATAATTTATTATTAAATATGTTGCGAATGCCACAATAACAATTATAGAAAATAAATTGGGAGCAATATAATTACTGTAAAAATTTCCAAGTCCATTAAAAATTTTGTTGCGTTGAGTTGGTGCTTCTATATTTAATGATGCTTCTAATTCATTGAGTGTTGTGTTGGTAATTAATTGCGGGTCTATGCCGTGAAATGTGTTCATTAATTATATTATTATAATAAAAAAAATGTGTTATTCGCAATTAAAAACAAATATCAATATAATTATAAAATGTTTAATTTTATTTCTAAAAATCCACAAGTAATATCATATAATAATGAAACTTTTTATGGATTTAATGAATTAGATAGTGATATAAAAAAATATTATTTTTTCAATAAACAATATGCTTTTGCTGAAACAGAAAATAATAAATTTTATTTTTTGTATCCCGAGACTTATAAATTAGATAATACTGTTATAAAATTAAAATATGACAATAATAGTCTAATAATTACATCTTGTGAGAATAAAAATAATGTTGAAATATTGAATATAAGCAGGATATATTATAATAAAACTTATATTTTTTCACAAGGAACAAAAAAAATGCTATACACTAATTATGATGAATTTTTTTTAGAACTTTATAAACATCTTATAATAGACAATTATGATAAAAAAGACATAATTAATGAGATTAAATATCACATTGAATATGCTATATTAATCTCACATATTGATGAACAAAGAATGAAATATATTTTTGACAATAATAAGCATTTAATATTAGAGAATTATGGAAAGTATAGTTTATTAGACAAATTTCTTAATGATAAATATTATGTTTTGATTAATACTTACAATAATTTTTCAGTTACAGATACATGTAATTTGTGCAATACTGAAACAAAATTATTATTATTAGGATGTATGAATAAACATTATGTATGTAATAATTGTTATTGGCAATTAAACAATAAATGCCCTTTTTGTCGATATAAATTTAGTAATAAATATGGATATTTTAGCGATTAATAATATTATTAATTTATATATATATAACTTAATATGAAGTCTATAATTAAAACCAATTATAATTTTATATCTAAACTGGGTGATGGTTCATTCGGTCAGGTATATTTGGTTACAGATAAAGATAATAATAAATATGCGTGTAAGGTTGAGACAAAAGGTTTAAGAAAATCAAGTCGATTAGTATCAGAGCATAATTTGTATAAGAGATTTGCTTATTTACATCTAAAATGTGTCCCTACTATTTATAAATATTTTGAGACTACTGAGAATAATTATTTAGTAATGGAACTTATGGGCAAGAGTTTGTCTGATATTTTGACTGACAGTAATAAATTTGTAGATATTGGAACTGTTATGAAAATTGGCATAAATATTTTTTCAATAATAGAAACAATACACAAAGCAGGAATAATTCATAGAGATATTAAACCTAATAATTTTATGTTTGGATGCGATGATAATATAAGCAAAATATATGTTATTGATTTTGGTTTGTCTAAAAAATGGTTAAATGGTGGAATATCACATATTTCTTACAAAAGTGGTTTATCATTAGTAGGAACAGCAAGATACGCAAGCAATAACGTCCACCTAGGAATCGAACAATCAAGAAGAGATGATATGGAAGCAATAGGATATATGCTTGTTTATTTAGCAAAAGGAAGTTTGCCTTGGCAAGGTCTTAAAAAGAAAAATAGATATAGTTCAATAGATGAAATTGGATTAAAAAAACAATCAGTAAGTGTGTCAAGTTTATGTGAAGATTTGCCGAAATGCTTTTATGATTATATTAAATACACAAGAAAATTAGAATTTACTGAAAAACCAAATTATGATTATGTTCGTAAATTATTTATCGATTGTGCTAATGAATTAAATATAAAACTAAAATATTATTGGGAAGAAGATAAAGAAGAATTAATTATTGATAATAATATTGATATTGATGAAAATATTAATATTGATAATATTATAGATGAAACAGACAAGAAAAGTAATGAAGTATGTAATGCGATATTTGACAGAAAATTAAAAGAACCTAAAAAAAAATCTATAACTAATGATTCTCGAAGAAGAACACCAAAAAATAAAATTTTTAATAAGATAAACAAATAAATAAATTAATTAATTATATGAATAGTGATTTAAAAGTTGATTTAATTTCTGGTGACAAAGTTCCTGATAATATCAATCAAGAACCATCAGTAGAAGCAATTCCAGATTTAGATTTATTGATGAGAAATATTAATTTAATAAATGACTATCTTGATTTACCAGAAACCAGAAAACTATTAAAGTCTAATCCGGGGTCAGTTAATAGATATTTGAATGAGAAATATATGGATGTTCCTTATGGTATTCTTACACTATTACTAGAAAGAGATAGCGAAGAAGCAATTTATGAAAATGGTGTTTTATTGCTAGAAATGATTGAGACATTGCGAAAAGCAAAAGAAGGCGTTATGTCAATTCACGACGCTTCACTTAATTTCACTAATAAGATTAAACGTAAATACAAAGCTACCGAACAAGATATTGAAAATGAATTGTCATTATTGTCAGCAAGTAAATTGAGTGTTAGGGATTAAATTCAAACAATTTGTTCTATTAAATAATTAACATAATCTATGTGATTAGTTTTTGTTAATAATTCTTGTATTATTTCTTTTGGTAATATAGGTTCATAACTCGAACACCATTTCCAATATTTCATTGTTTCTTCTGGAAAAAATAAATTAAATTCATATACAATTCTATCTAACGCATTCCAAAAATCATTTTCACCTTTTTTGTTTTTTACAATTTGTGGTATTTCTTTTTTGTCTCTAAGTTTGCTTTCAACTAAACTAAATAATTTTTCAGATTCTGGATACAATAATACATATTTATGTTTCATAATTATGTAAAAATCTGGATGATTTAATATCATTTTCTTTGTAGCATCATCATAAGTATTACCTTTTCTTTCCCAAGGCAATTTTTTTCCCAATTTTTTACAATCGTTAATTAGTTTTTGTATATTATCAACAATGTTTAATGTATCCCAAAATATTTCATTAAACATATATTTTTCTCTATCTTCAAGAAATCGCTTTCTTTGATTTTTGCCAAATTTTTTGTGTAATACCTCACCATAATCAATAGCAGTAAGTTGATATCCATTAAATGGTATTTTTTTATCCATAAAATTAAAATATTTCTTAGATGTTTCGTTAATCATAATATTTCCAAGATGTAAATCACTATGTGAATATCCACCATCATATAATATCAATATTATTTTACATATTTGTATCATTAGTGAATATATTTGTTTGTGTGTTAGTTTTGATTTATTTAAGAAATTCTGAAGAGTTGTTTTACCTTTATAATCTAATAAATATTTAACACACCAATCAGACTCGTCTAATTTTTTTAGTCTTTGCGCAAATTCATTTTTCTTATCATTTAGATCTATTTTGAATGGTCTTTCCTGTATATGCGTACATTTATCATATATTTTATAATCATACAAATTAGTAAAAAATGTTTTGTCTTCCTTGTCTAATTTTGCAATATATTTATATAAATCAAGTTCTCGCCATAATTCATTTTTGTAGTCTTTTATTTTCTCTTTTTCTAAAATATGTTGAATTTTTATGACATATTGTTTTCCTGCGTATTCTGCTAAATATGCTGTCCCAAGCATACCAGCACCTAACTTTTTTGTTATTTTTACATTGTCAATATTAACCATATATAGTTATATGATAAATTTATTTTAGCACTATCTAATTTTTATTAAATGCATCTTTGTATATTTTCTTTGACTCTTCTTTTAATTTTTTAAAATCATATATTTTACATGGGGGGTAATAAATATTTTTGTATTTTTTATCAGTATAAACATTTTGCCAATTATGAATGTCATCGCTCGATATATCATTTAATTCTTCAACCCATTTTTTAATATAAACACAATCAGGGTCGTGCTTTTCTCCTTGTGTAATTGGGTTCATCATTCTAAAATATGGTTGTGAGTCAGCACCAGAACTTGACGAAAATTGCCAGTTGCCATTATTGACAGACGGATCATAATCAATTAATTTAGAAGCGTAATATTGCTCTCCCCATCTCCAATCAATGAACAAATGTTTGACAAGAAAATTACTTGTTATTAGTCGTGTTCTGTTGTGCATGTATCCGGTCTCATTTAATTCTCTCATTCCAGCATCCACTATTGGATATCCAGTTTTCCCCTCTTTCCATAACTCAAATAATTTCTCATTATTTTTCCATTTAATATTGTCAAAAGAAAGTTTAAATGACGCTTTTTCAAAAATGTCTGATCTATTATATGAAATATTATAGTAAAATTCTCGCCAATATAATTGTTTAATCAAATCGTGTGATTTTCCAAATAAACTTTTAATTTTAAGATATACTTCTCTTATTGATAGCAAACCAAATTTAATATAGGGTGACAATAAAGTAGTCTCTTTTGTTAAATCATTTCGTGTGTCACCATATTCTTTTTGTTTTTTTATTTTATTTAATTGTTTTAATGCTTGATTTCGTGTTGCTTCAAAAATAAGTTCTTCATCTTTTAATTTTATAGTTTTTCTAACTTTTGTTAATGTAATATCATATTTATTTTTCACAGAATATTTTTTGACATAATTCTCATATTTATTTGTTTTTGGTTTTTCCACATCATAAGTTATACCATTTTTATAAAAAGGGGTGAATTTAGAATAATATGAACCTTGTCCGTTCTTGATAGTATTTACATTATGTAATAAATAATCTTCAATTTCAATAAAATCAATATTATGTTCTTGCGATAATTTCTCATAAATTTCACTTCTTTCAATTGCGTATTTTGTATAGTCTTTATTACAAATTATAGCATCTATTTTATTGTCATTTTCTAATAACTCATTAATAACATTATTATTTGTTCCATAGTATAAAAATAATTTACTTGAATATTTTCTTAGACTATTATCTAAATCATCTAACGCATTAAACATAAATGTTATTGCTTTTTCTGACCTAAACTTATTTTTTGTTGTTAGTTGTTCTGGTGTCAAAACAAAAATTGGTATAACATAATTTGAATTTTGTAGAGCATATATTAGTCCTTTATTGTCTTCTAATCTTAGAGACCTATGGAAAATAAATAATGTTAAATTATATGTTGGCATTATTATTATTAATATTATTAATAATAATTAAATAAATAAATATTATATTTTAGGTGCTCTTGGTTTTACTTTTATTGGTGGCAAAGATACCGGCACTGATACTGGCAAAGAAGATAAAGACATCGCAAATGCCATTAATGATTTTGGTGTTAGATTTTTTTTATACGATGGATTTTCTATTAGATTTCTAACAGACCCACAATTTTCATCAGTAACCTCAATCATATCTAATTCAAAAATAGAAATGAGATTATCTGATTTTAATCCAGGCATTGTATCAATCTTATCAACCATATTACAAATATTTTTTATATCATTTTCTGTGACTTGTTCTTCTTCTTTTGCTAATAAAGCAATAAGACTTTCTATTAGAAATGTTTTTGAAACAGCAGTATCACATAATTGATTTTCTCCAATCATCATCCACGCCATTTGTAATACAGGATGTTTTATCCTTAGTGCTGAACCAAATATTGTTTTTTCTAAATTTATTATTGTGCCAATCATTGGATTTATCTCTTCAAATACATCTGATAATTCTTTCTTAATACTTGATGGCGTGTCTTTAACAATTTTTTTAACACATGAAAATGTGCAACTTACTTTCTTTTCATTTAACAATCCATCACTCCATATTTTAAATTTTGACAATATTTTAAAAAATTTATTTAATTTCATATTAAGATTTTCTAAAAGTGATATTTTTAGTGTATGTTGTATTGGAATCTCATTTTTCCATAATTTTAGCATCCTTTCTATTGAACTATTCATACTGTCTGTTGAATTTTCATACACTGGCAATTCTTCTAAATTCATAATTTTTAATTCTTTGATTATATCATATTCTTTTTTAATACTAATAGCTACATCGATTATTTTTTGTAGAATACAACCACACTGGTTCATTAATTGTGATTAAAATATTTTGTTGTTCTTAAACTTAAATAAATAATAATATTTAAGATTATCTAGATATTACAAATTAATGAATTTTAATGATGAAACAGATGGGTATATTTATTGTTTTTCAAATGAAGCATATAAAAATACATATAAAATTGGATACACAAAAGATGATCCAATATTGAGAATGTCTAAATTAAATACTACTGGGTTGCTTCATCCATTTCAATTAGAATTCGCAAAACTTGTTAAAAATTATCAAGACAAAGAAAAAAAATTACATAGCATATTAGATAAATATAGAGTTAATAAGAATAGAGAATTTTTTGAGTTGGAATTGACAGAAATCAAAAAATTATTTGAATTGATAGATGGTAAATGGTATGACAACAAAAAACCAGAAAATAAAGTATCTAATATTCCAGAGAATACAAAAACATATAAACTAAGCATCCATAAACACGAATTAATATTGATAACATATATAAATTATTCACATTATTGTGATCATTGTGAAAATCAAACCAACAATAAAACATATTATTGTTGTCTTGATTGTGATTATGATTTATGTGAGTTATGTTTTACAAAAAATATAAAAACTATTAATTTTTATCCAGCAAATATGAATAGAAAAATTAATATTCATAGTGAAGCAAAATCTTGCTCAACAACTATAATAGGATATATTACATATGGTGATAAAATTGAAATACACGCAAAATCAAAATTAGATTGGTATCAAATAAAATGTAATAATATTGTTGGTTTTATAATAATCAAATATTGCGATACACCAAAAATTCCTGATAATAACACAATGTATATTTCTAGTAATAATAAAAAATCTTTGGTGGATGAATTATCAGATAATAGTGAAACTGATAAGAACCAACCAATAAATAAATTTTTACTAGATATGACTAATAAAAAACTACAACAATTATGTCTAAGCATACCTAAGAAAATTAATGGTGTAATTGTTGATAAGTATATTTCTGGTTGTGGGACAAAAGATAAATTAGTTAATAAAATTATCAAAAGTGGATATACATATCAAGATATTAAAAAATTAATATATAAATTCAGTGAATATGAATATATATATACTTGTAAGTGTGATAGTGTTTTTCTTGGATACACTTCCGGCGATAATTCTGTATGCGAACTATGTAAAAATACAAATATTGTGCTAAAAGAAAATGTATTTTTCTATCGAGAATATATTGATTAACTATTCTCAAATAATACTAACACTTTTTTGTTATTATACATAAATAAGATTAATTTATGCTCTTATTTGGATATTGATACTTTTTATTATTACTAAAAATAATAATAATAATATACAATTTTTGTGAGTATTATTTTTTAATATGATTGGATATTATCTAATTATTTGGTAAATGATGAATTATAATAATCTCAAAATTATGTCAAACAATTAACAACCAATTTTGCGTAATAGACAAAGGTTAAAACCTTTGTCTATTGTTTTTTTTTTGGTTGATAAATTGTTTTGTTATTATTTGTATATACAAATAATAAACAATATTAAAGTCCCCATAAATGCGATATTTTATTAGTAAAAATAAATTCATTCCGCATTTATGGGGACTTTAATTAATTTCTTCAAAGTCCCCATAAATGCGATATTTTATTAGTAAAAATAAATTCATTCCGCATTTATGGGGACTTTAATTAAATAAATTACTAATGAAATTATCTTATTTGAGTATTGATATTTTTATATTATTACTAAAAATAATAATATGAAACTTATAAAATTGAAAATACTTTTAGTAAATATTTTCAATAAGTAAAAACACAACATATTCTTGTTTAATATCACACAAATATATTTTATTAATTATGATATTTATTATTCATATATACAAATAACAAATTACAACCAAAAAAAACTATAGGCAAAGGTTATAACCTTTGTATATTATGCACAATTGGTTGCTAATTGTTTGTCATAATTTTGAGAATATTATAATTTACCCATCACCAAATAATTAAATTATATCGAAAATTTCATATTATTATCCATCCTTTTATATAAAAATATATATTATCTACATACATCATATATGTTCCTATCTCATAACACAAATCTGCGTTCATTAAAGAATATACTAAAAGATGGTTATCTAAAATCATATTCGTTGTTAAAAAGTGAAGGCTATAAAAAAATAAACGGCGAGGGTTCGGGATTATACACAGAAAATAAATTCGTATATTTTTCTTGTATAAAAGAACTATTTACATATAAAATATATAGTAGAATAACATTGTATTTTACTTCTGATTTGTTGTTTAACAGAACATTTTATATTAGCAACCATCATTCTAGTTCTCCTGACATATTAATGGAACACAACGGAAAAAATAAACTATACAAAAGAAAATATAAAAGGTTTTATAAAAACTATAACAAAATTCTGGAAAATTTATTTAATTACAGTATATCTGTTCTAAAAAATGGTAAGGCTTTTCAAGTATTTCAACAAATAGCAGTTCTTAATAAAATTAATCTGGATAAATTAATTTGTATTGAATTTAATTTCAAAGATGATGCCAATAAAAATATAGTTAATTACATAAAAAAGTATTATCCAAATGTTGAAATAAAAATTAATTAACAATATCAAAATTAATTAAGATTGTTAACAATTTTTTGTTATCAAAAAATAATAAAAAATTATTAACAATCTCAATTAATTTTTATCAAAATTAATTAAGATTGTTAACAATTTTTTGTTATCAAAAAATAATAAAAAATTATTAACAATCTCAATTAATTTTTATCAAAATTAATTAAGATTGTTAACAATTTTTTGTATCTGCGACTGTTCCATAAATTGTGAATATTCTTTTGTATCTATATTTCGTTGAATATTCAAATCAGACATTTTTGCTCTTAATTCATTCTTGCTAAATTTACTTTCATTTTCATTAACTGTTACAATATGTTGTTTATCTTCATTGCCAACCATAACGAAATTTTTAGGTTGTGCCAAATCAACATTATTATATGAATAACTATCACTTATACCTTCCATTTCATTTTCATTGTATTCAATTGCTCCTTCTTCGTTCTTGCGTAATTCATTTTGTGCTTGTTGTATATTCTTTCTGTTTGCTTCTGTTTGTTGAATAAGATTTTTTCGACGATTGACAATAAAACTATTTAACCACGTTGAACATTGTTGCGGACCTTCATAAATAATTGGGGGTGTGTTATTATTAGATATGACTATTGCTGGAATTTCTTTTATACTCAATGTTGATATTTGAGATGATGTAAAATTATCGAGACAAACAGGAATAAACATTTTAATAATATTCTCATTCGTGATTACTTGTAATAAATTCATACATTCACTACATTTTACCGAATAGAATACTCTTATAAACATTATATTTTATATTATCAAAATATGAATAATAATATAAACATAAAAAATGAAAAAACAGAATTATTGAGAGATATTACAAATAATACTAATATTTAGTGGTGATAACAATAGAAATGGATGACTCGCCCCCCACATGTAAAAAGCGTGAAAAGCGTGAAAAGCGTGAAAAACGCAAACTGCCAATTGATGAAGATGATGACTTATTGGAACTCGATCTTACACTTGCTAGTTCTCAAAGTTCTCAAGAAAGTCCTCCAAAAAAACTTAAAATAAGTGATGATACACAAACGCCAATGGATCTTGACACTAAAATTTTTGAAGAACTATTCAAAACAAGAAAACCTCGTTCAATTCTCCAAATGCCATTTAATGAACGAGAAATGGGAAGAATTCTGAGACAATTATTGGGTTATCCGGATCGGGATTTTGCACTGAGACTTCTTGCTAAAAATGAAAATTCGCATTACCTTCTCGATATGTTCGCTCAAGAAAATGGATGGTTTGGAGACCCTACCTCTTTACACCTTATTCAATCCGGTGTCAGTTTTCTGGGTGATGTTGACAAAATTTGCGATAAGTCATTTTGCCCAATGCTGAAACATTTGTTTGTTGAGAACGAACTTCTGAAAATCCTTTTCCAACTGTGGATTCCTGCTTATGTCCACGCCGAAGACCATACCGGAATGCCAATATACATTTACCGTGATGGTGTCATTCTTTGTAAAGGCAACATAACAAATAAGGCATCCCCACCAGATACTTATGGTTATTTTGTTGATTTTGACTTGGATTTTGGAAATTTTACTACATCTGTTATGCTTGGACTTAGTGGCTCCCACACGATACATATCAGAAACAATAATAACATCTCATTCCCACTCAGTCTCTCGAATATCGGTTTTTTTATCACTAACTGAATCAGCAAATAATAATTTATCAATAGTTGTTCTCACACAAAATATACGATGTAATATTATTCCCAAACCAAATAAAAATAATGCTATATAAATAAAATTATATCCAGTCAATTTGTGAATAATAAATGCCACTATTATAGTAGCCAAAACATCGACAATCGCAATATTTAATACCCTGTATGAGTGAGCACCTTCGCCAGGATTGCCAAATATTTTGTTGTATTTACATAGGGACATTTATATTATGTTTTCATATTTTATGTTATTAGAAATAATAGAAAATTTTAAAATGTACAATACGGACAACCCATATGAGCGCTTGATTGCGCTTCTTGGGGCGGAGCAACCGGTTGAGGTTTTAACCATCCGTTCAAACAATCTTCAAATGCGCGTTGGGTTTTGTAGCGCTCTGGAAGCACGTGTTTTAGAACGCGAAAAAACTCCAAAATGCGATTCTTCCAGCATTTTGGAGTTTTTGCGGTAAATCGCGAGATCACAATGCCTGTAGCATTTACGATACTTTTCAATGGCTCAACATTTTTCAGCTTGTCGTCAACCAAAAAAGCACGCATTCCTGGGTGATGAGAAAGACATGATTGGAGAATCCACGCCTTTGAACCATCCCAAACAGCAGGAAGTTTTCCTGTTGATTCCACGTAGGAAATAATACATGGAACACCGCGTTCGGAGGCAATAATATTGTTTATCAACTCAACTATAATCTTGTATTCACTAGCGTCCTTTGTCCCGTCTGGTTTCCCTCCAATATACGAGAGAATTGTAACCTCCCCGAAGATTTCAGATAAGGCATCCGCTATTTTTGACGCAACGGATGGTTTTCCCTTTATATCAAAGGAATTGAGTACGTCATTGTAATCAAAGCAACGCGGCTTATATTTTGCCGCATACGCATTAAACTCCACCTGAGTTCTGAATGCATGTACATTACACGTACCGTCTGGCTTGGGTAGAATCCCGGCACATGTGACTCCCATCTGCGATGATACCTCGATAAACTTCTTGGTAGCCTCGGATGCCGGGACATTCTCATAAGATAATTGCTGCGTCGGTACTATATTATCCAAAGAGCTTGCTGCAGAGGCAGAGACATGGGCAGAGACAGGGGCAGAGACCTGGGGAGATGTAGATGAATCCATTCTACAAAAACTAAATTTAATTATATAAAAGAAAAATACAATATATTGATTTTTTCATTTTTTTCATAATATTTCATTAAACTATAAAAAATAATTAGTCCTTCTTGCTCCCCTTCTTGCTCCCCTTCTTGCTCCCCTTCTTGCTCCCCTTCATGCTCCCCTTCTTGCTCCCTTTCTTGCTTATTATTCTCTTAACTTTCTTTTCTTTAATATCTTCTTTTACTACTACCGGTTTCTTAACCGCACTTACATTTTTTACTAATAATTTTTGACTATCATTATCTTTATAATTTGTGACAATAAAAATATTAGACCAATATGATGATAACCTTATTTGTCTTTCTCGATAATTTGTGTATAAGTCGCCGTGATAATTAGCACTATCAATGTATTCAATCATTTTATTAATTACTTTGAATTGCTGATTTGTTGTATTAATATTAAAATTGGTGATTTCTTTATATAATTCATTTGATAGTGTTAGGGATGGAAATATATCACATAAATATTTACTGGTTGGTTTAATTATAGTTAGTGAGGCTGGAATTTTAGCATTTAAAAAGTTTTTACAAACAACATATTTGTCAGAATTAAAATCACGACTCATCAATGGTTTAATGATATGTACTTCCTCATAGAAATATTGTAATATTACTAATAATTTCAAACTTATGTCTGTTAATAATTCATACATTTTTAAAACAAAGCATCCACCTTTTTTCTGGCAATTAATTGCTCTAATAATTTGTTCATAAATCATAAATGCTGATTGTTGCTCTTGTATGTTTTCTAAATTCCATTGTTTTCCACATTCTGAAACTATCAAATCAATGTCTTTAATATTTTTCTTATTCAATTCAATATTTTTAGGATTGGTTTTATAGAATTCTTTTTCATCTTCATTCTCATAATTATTTTCAATATTCTCGTTATACACATGGTATTCATCATTTTTATTATCGCAATATAATTTACGAAAAGTCATAATAGTTTGAACTGAAAATCCATAATTTTGGGTTATGCTAAGTGATTTAAATGATTTGTTGCTAGGATTAATTAAATCATAGTAAAATATGACTTCCCATAAAGCGTAAAAATCTTGACAAAGAATATTTGTCTCAAATAATTTATTATCAGAAATATTTTTATCATAATCATCAATATTACATTCATAACCATTTACAACATTATATACTTTCTTTTTGCCCTTAAAAGCATCAAATTTATAAGACTTGCTTTTAGATGCGTGTATCCAATGATGAAATCCAAGAGAAAATTTGGGATAATTTACATCGTCTCTAAATATTGGCGACAAAGATAATTTCTCAATATTTATTTTGGGTGCTGTTAATTTTAAACAAATGGGGGTTTTATTATCTTCAATATGGGTTGGTTCTATATATTCTTCTTCTTTTTTGTATCTTGACATTTTATCAGATAATATACTACTATTCATAAAACCTATGTAAGATATGTCTGGTCTCTCAATACTTGCTATTTCTCCTTGATACATATCATATTTAGTATCACTAATAATATTATTATCATCAACAAAAAAATTATTAGTAGATTTCTTAGTAATTCTTTTTTTTCTACCTCCATCCATTTCTGTCATATTATCCATTGTTATATTATAGTTTTTTAAATATTTAATATTCAATTTTTATTATCATTGTTATTCAATTACGATAGTCCACATATTTTTATTTTTAACTGCCCCATATTTTGCGAATAATTCATTATCATCATCTTTATTTGTCTTAATATTAATATGATACACTGGAAATTTATTTTTCTTTTCTTCTTTGACAGTAAATTCGAGAACATTTTTAGAACCAGATTTTATTTTGTCAATAACATATTTAACTCTATCTTCCAAATTATAAGGAAAAGGATATTTAGGATGATTAGCAGGGATTCTCACATAAGTTACTTTGTCTTTTCCGGTGGCATATTTTTCTTTTTCCAACATTTTCTCTTGGATTAGATTACAAACATCAGTTCTATTCATATCTCCGGTTGTGTTGATATCAAATGATTTTGCTAATTTGTCAAGATATCCTTTTGTTTTTGAATTATAACATACTGAACCTTTAATAGATGGAATACCCTTGCCTCTCTTTTTGCTAGTATTTTTGGGGAGTTTGTTTCTTAATTTAAAAACTTCTTGTATATCATCAGCATTTTTATTATTTTTGCGGTCAAGTTCTCTGTCAATAATACCAACAACATTATTTTCTGGTCTTTCATCATAATATTCAATAGTGTCATTAAAATTATATACTGTTATGTCTTTTTCATTGTCATTTTGATTGGCATCTTTCAATGATTTGTATTTGGGAAGACTTTTAAGATAATTGTGTAAAGTAAGATTAAACTTTAAATGAAGCGTATTTGTTCTGTAATATAATGGAACATTTTCATTTTCATTAAAAGGTTGAAAGATATAATAAATATCTCTGTAAATCAAATAACCAGCAATATTGTTTTTGTCAAGAATAACATCTTTGAAATTATTAAAATCATTTTCTGTTATTGGCACAAAATCGTCAAGTGCTTTATAAACAAAAAAGTCATCAAATAATTTTCTTTTTTCATCATCATAAGTATTTTTAACATATTCTATGATTTCATTAAGTGTAAAAACATTATTGCCAATATACAAATTCTTGATTTTCTTTTTAGCATATTCTATTTCATATTGTGCTAATTCAGGTGTAAAAGTAGTATAATCAATATTATCTTTTGATATTGCTTTGTATAATTTGCGTTTGGGGTCATAATACTCAAAATTTAATTTAGGGTCATCACATTTATAATCACATTTAGTAAAATTACAAATTGAGGGACATTTAATTTTAGCATCTTTATGAATTTCACAAGTTTCATATTTAAGAATTTCTTCATTGATCATATTTCCACTTATGTTTAAGGGACAATCCAATGCTCTTTCTTTCATTGCTCGTTCAAGTTTATTAATTAAAATAAACTTTTGTTCTGCTTTTCTGTATAAATCTTCTTCTGTGCTTAATTTATCAGAACCAGATGTGATAACATATTTATAAACATTAACATATGGATATACATTGTTTTCATTCATTAGTTGATAATGAGAACACCATCTAATACCACGCCCAACAACTTGATCTACTCTTCCAAGATTCCAATAAGCATCCAATATATGAACCTCGCCAATATGAAAAAGACTAACACCTTCATTGATGACAATTGAACCCAAAACAAATTTGATATTACGCCCATCTTTATTTTCTACTTTATTGAAAACATCATCCAATATTTTCTTTTTGTCGTCAGGTATTTCTTCGGTTTCATTCTCACTCTCTTTTCCGGTTATTGTTAAAAATGTAGCAGGTTTAAATTTATGTTTAGGAATAATTCCTAAGTTTTTAGTTTGTCTGGGTGAATATTCCGTTGATGTTTCTGAAAAATCTAATTCTTCTTCATCTGTTTCCGAGTCTGTACTAAATTCATCATCGCCTCCTCCCGATTGTAATTTATGAGATTTATGATATTCATAAGTTTTGCCGCAAAAATAACAAATAGTATTATTTTCATAAACATAATTTTCAGTGTCTTCTTGATACATTAAATATCCATTTTGTAATAAAATTTCTTGAAATAAATCAATGCCGATACGAACAAGATTTGAATAAATAAAAGCTGTTTTTACTCCTTTTTTTCCAGCTACTAATCTATTTAATTTTTTCAAACATTTATAAAACTTGATAGAAAAAAGTTTAAGATGGGGTATTTCAAATATTTTGCCAGTTATGTTTTTTCCATCTTTGGTTAATGTAATTAATTCTTGATTTTTGTATTTATTATTAAAAAGTTTTTCATTAATTTTTTTATTTAATAAATCACCAGAAATTTTAATTTGGTCTTTAACAAAATTCATTTCCTCAATCCCATAATAACCTTCAATATCATCTTTATTTTTCGTCAATCCAGGAAAAGCCATATTTGCTACAGCAGACATAGAACGGTCTAATACATCATCAAAATCGTGAGATGTTTTATCATATAATGCTTGTTGAAATGGTAACATTTGATAATCATTAAGATGTGTAAATAACAATCCTTTAGGTATGCTTCCTCTATCAACTCTTTTAGCAAAAGTTAAAGGGTCTTGTCCGCGAACGTGAGATACATAACCATTAATCATATTTTTAAAATATTCTAAACCGCCCTCTTTTAGATCAAGTTCATAATTTTTATGATGTGTAAATATTTTTTCTTTTAACATTGGACTATCAGCAGGTCTCAAAAAATTAATTAAATCAACAATGTCAGAACCCAAATTTTTCATTGGTGTAGCCGTCATTAGAACAACTTTTAAATTTACTGAATTTCTTATTATTTTTTCTAATGCTGCACCCTGTTCATTTCCAGTTAAATTATGCGCTTCATCTACTATAATGAGTGAATTATTAAGATTGTAAATTCTATCTATCGCAAAATCTCGCTCAAATTCACCATCATTTGTTTTTCTATATACCGCACGTCCTTTTTCGTTTTTATCTAAATTTTTCTCAATAATTTTATCACCCGATACACGCTTATAAAAACTACGATAACTCATAACTTTGTAATATTGGGATGCGTTAGCATATGCTTGTTTTATTTGTCTTTCTTTTTCTTCTGCATCTTGATACATATATTTGTCTTCTTCTTTGTTTTTATAAGTATTATTAGTACATTTAATAATATGCTTCTTCCAATTATTTTTTAAAAATGAACCAGGAACAAGAATATGAATTTTTGTGTTATATTTTTGAACTAATTTTTTGAATTTTTCGGCAATTGCTACACCAACACATGTATTATGACATAAAATGTCATTAGCAATATAATTATGTGTCTCATCTATTTCAACATCATAGACATAATCATTATAAATATGAATATTGATTTTGACAATTCTCGCAAATCCCGGATTATTATTAATATTAATACAAACTTCGTCATTTACTTTAAAAATATTAGTCCATTCATAAACATTATTATGTTTTATGTATAATTTATGATTATAAGTTAGTGAAATTGATTTTTTATTATCTAAAATAACTTCATAAACAAATGAATTTATTTTTTCTCTGTAAAGTCTTGCTATTCTTTTTGGAATAAACTCATTTGTGTAATTATAAGATTTAACAAATAAATCTTTGTCTTGTTGTTTCCATTCACCATTTTCATCATCATAATAAACTTTTGAATTATTATTTTGCCATAAGTCTTCAATTTTGATATAATTATTATCAACTAATATTTCTGTATCTTTGCTAACACATTTGCCACTTCCTAAACCGTGAAAAATTAATACACCTCTATACGGAGTTTCAGGATTTATAAAATTACTCAACATTCCTTGATGAGGATGTAATGTGGAATCAGAACCACATATATCATCTCTGTATTTTTTGATAGTATCATATTGCGTATTCTCATCTATTGTTGGTCTGGTTGGTATTTTATTATAATAATATTCTCGCTTTTTGTATAATTTATATTGTATATTTGGGTCATCGTGTTTAGGATGTGTGAAATCTTTCTTCATTAGTTCTTTGACTTCATCTTTTAGTTCTTCATTTATGACACTTGATTCTGTATCATTATCAACATTACTAATACTTGACAATCCATCATTGCTACTAATTTTTATGTTATCTTGATTACTATTTATTAATGTATTATCAAATGGACTACTTGAATTTATCATTTATATATAATTATTATTTAATAAAATTTTATACATCAAACTATAATCGAGCGCTAATTAACAAGATATAAATATATTTATAATAAATAATGACGGATGATTATCCATTTGAAAAGAAAAAATTATTGGCTACAAAAATAAGTCAAATGAGTAATAAAGATAATTTGAAAAAAATAAAGAAAATAATAATTGATAATAATGATAGTGTAAAAGAAACAAAAAATAGTTATGGATGTTTAATGTATTTTCATAATTATTCAAATGAGACTTATCTTAAGATTGAAGAACTAATAACACAAATAGAAAAAGAAACACTAGAAAGAATTAATTCTGTTACATCTTGTTTGAGCGAGAATATTTTATCTTCTGATGTTTTAAGTGATGATGATACTGATGCTACACCAAAGATGAAATATACAAATAAAGAAAAGAGATTAATTAAGAGACAAAAATATGAGACTGTTATTAGTAAAACGAATAATGAACAAAATAAAAATTGAATTTTTAATATCTAATATATACATAATATAATAACTTAAAACAATGGCTAACATAAATCTAACTCTTGATGCTTTATGTAAATTTATTGAAGATAATAAAAATAAAATTAATAAGAAGAATATATCATATCTTGAAAAATTGTCAAATGAAGAAGCAGAATACAAAATAAATTATGTTGATACAAATAAGAAAGCAACAATTTTTCCATTAAAAGCGAGACTAGATAATATTTTACATTCAATTGCCAAAAAGAATAATTTTGTTCGTTATGGTGTTTTATCAATTGTTAAAAGTTTTCCTGAAACAGACATTTCGTTTGTTTCAAGTATCATAGCATTATTAATAGAAAATTTTATTAAATTTAAAGAGGCAGAACAACAAGAAATCATTGAGACATTTATGAGAAAAATTTATAAAGATGTAAAAGAAAAATACAAAGAATTCAATTATAATAAATTAGGATGGGTATCAAAGGAATTTTATTCACATATCAAAGAATTTGTTATTGGAAGAGATACAATGAGATACATTGCTGATTATCTTAATATTAATATTCTTATTATAGAACTATTTGATGACAATATTAAATATATTGGACGTGAAACATTTGTTAAATACAGAAAAAGTCTAATTTTAATCAAACATAAAGAAGAACATTATGAACCAGTTTTTTGTGATACTAATAGCGAACTAATTAATAAACTTATTGACACCCCTATGTTTGTTGAAAAAATAGATTGTAATTTTAATAATAAAACTGAAGACAATAAATTTAATGTTGGAAATGATGATTTAGAAGTAAAAGAAGAGAAGATGGAAAAAGTAATTGTAACAGAAGAGAATTCATTTGCTGATTTAAAAGATATTGGAAAGAGATTAGGAATAAAATTAACTCATATAAAGAATGGAAAACAAGGAATGAAAACGAAGAGTGATTTAATTAAAGAAATTATGGACGTTCAAATTTAATTTTTTATATTTTGTAAAAAAATTGAATTCTATATTATTTAAAAGATAAAAATATAATGATAATATAAAACAAATGAGCGGTCCATATTTCGTAACAAACCTGAATGCGGAAGTTAGAGTTACACCAAATATGATGACAAATAATATTATTGAGAGAATAAAACATAGTCTGGAATATAATTATGTGAATAAATGTTTTCTTAATTATGGATATATTGAGAAGATTTACGGTGTGGATGAAAATATTGGAATAGTTAATGTTATGGCTGAGGATTTTACAAATTCTGGGATAGTAAAAGTTAATTTTAAGTGTCGCATTTGTAATCCAATCGAGAAAACAATTATTGTTGGAAAAATTACCGGCATCAATAATGTAGTAATAAAAGCACAAAATGGTCCAATTAAATTTATTATAAATGGTTCAGATATTAATAAAGACAATATTCAATTTAGAAATAATGCGTATTATCCCAAGAATAAAAAAGGTGAAATTATAAATAAACAAATAACTAATGGCACGTGGATTAATATAAAAGTAATGGGAAAAAGGATAAGAAATCGTTCAAGTGAAATATTTGTTTTGGGATATATTGATTCTGTTATTGACGATGAGGATGTTATAGATAAATTACAAGAAACATTTGAGACGGAAGAATACATGGATTTTAATAAAAAGGATAAAAAATTGTCAGATAATAAAAATACAGAGAGTGGTGATTATGACTATGACATAGAAAGCGATAATAGCGATGATGAGGGGGATGATGATGAAAATGATAATGAAAGTGAGATAGAAGAATAATTTGTGTTAGTTAAATATTATTATTTATTATAATTAATAATATGAAAAAAACATATTTTAAGTGTTTAAATTGCAATAATAAAAATCATTCATACAAAGAATGTAAAGAACCTATAACAAGTTGGGGAATTATTTTGATAAATCACAAAAATATTGGGGATATAAAATCAGAACACACAAAAATAGATTTGTCAAAAGTAGATTTTACTGATAATAAAAATAGAAAAGAAATAATAGAATCAGATATGAGAAATATAAATATTATAATGGAAAATTTAAATTTTTTATTAATAAGTAGAAAACATAGTTTGGGATATAGTGAATTTATTAAAGGAGAATATAAGGTTGATAAAACAGACCAAATTAAATATTTGTTTAAACAAATGAAAACAAGCGAAATTGAGAAAATAAAAATGTCATTATTAAAAGATGATGGATTTGATATGTTATGGAAAGATTTATGGAGAAATAGAGAGAATAAATTTAATCAAAGAAAAAAAACATCTTTGAGTAATTATAATTTATTGAAAAATGATAATAAAATTGATGGACCATATATAAATCTTAAAATATTAACTGAAAATGTATTTTCCGAGTATGATAATGATGAATGGGGATTTCCGAAAGGACGAAAAAATAGAAATGAGTGTGAAAGTGATATAGATTGCGCAATGAGAGAATTTAATGAGGAGACAGGATTTACAAATGATGATTATAAAATCATACACGAGATTGAACCATTAGTTGAAGATTTTGTGGGAACAAATGGAATATCATACCGACACGTTTATTTTGTAGCAGAACAAATAAGTGACAAAAAACCAGAAAATAATGTTACCGAATCACAAAAAGATGAGATTGGCAATATTATGTTTATGAATTTTCAAACAGCAATTGAAAATATCAGAAAATATCATATTGAAAGAAAATTAATATTAGAAAAAATATTTATTTATTATATTGATAGACTTATAATAGAATTAAGATAAATAAAAATTAATATACTATATTATAATTATGGATGAAGATAATAAAACTAATGAATATTTATTTGAATGTATGAGAAATCACGAATGGGATAAATTAAAAGAAACGATTAATTCATATGAAAATATAAATTTAAATAAAAAAGATGGCAATAATTATAATTTGATATTGTATGCGATAAAATACAATAAACTGGATATTGTAAAATTATTACTGGAAAAAAAATGTAATATTGATGTTGTTGATTTTTATAATAGGTCATTATTGTATGAAGCAATCATATCAGATTATTATGATATCATTGAAGCAATTATTAATTATGCTGTTGAAAATATTGGATTATCAATAATTGACATAAAAGATAACGCAGGACAAATTCCACTACATTATGCGATAAAAAATAATAAAATAGAAATAATAAAATTATTATTAAAAAATAAATCAAACGTAAATATACATAATAATGATGGTTATAATTCATTACATCTTGCGATAAGAAAGAAAAATTTAGAAGTTTGTAAAATGATAATTGATAATGGCATTTATATAAATACAAAAACGTTAAATACTGGTGATACAGCATTACACTTGTCATTAAATTTACAAACAAATGAAATAACAAAATTATTACTTGAAAATAAAGCAAATCCCAAAATACAGGATGACGGCAATGAATACACACCATTACATTATGCTGTTGCGTGGAATAATTATGATATGATAAATTTATTACTTGATTATGGTGCTGACCCAAATATACAAGATAATATGGGAAATACACCATTAATGTGGTGTGTGAAACAAGATGAAAAAGAAAGTTGTAAAAAATTGATACAGAATAAAAAGATAGAAATAAATTGTAATATAACAGACATATATGGTGATTTGCCATTACATATAATATTTGAGAATTATGACTCATCAAAGAGTTATTATTTAGAAACTTTAATAGAAAATACAAATGTTAATATCATTGATAAATATAATAATTCAATATTACATTATCTATGTATTAATGAATTATGGAAAAAATATGAAAATATACTTGCGAAAAAAAAATTAAATATTTTTGTTTTTAATGATGCTAATAAAACACCATATGATTATGTATCAAAAGATGATAAAGAACATTTTATGAATTTATTAGTGTCAGCATATATTCATGTATTGCAAACAAATGATAAAAAATGGATTGATGAAGATGATATTAAATGTGTTGATAAAAAAAATACTAAATATTGTATGAGTGAAATAAAGAAAAAAATATTAAACAACCTAGAATTATTCAAAATAAAACAAACAAATATATGTGTAAAGTCTTACCCAAGAGACATAAAAAAATGTATTACACTTGATGAAGGAGAAAATATTGAGTTTTGCACTTTTACAGGAACATTATTTGATATATTAATTGGAATTATATTTTTAATGAAAAAACATAAAAATGTTTGCTCTATAATAAACAATAAAAATGAGATAATAAATGAGAGAATGTGTGATTTTTACAAAGAAAGAGGAATGGTTATTAATGATAATTGTGAGTTTATTAGTTTTGAGATAGTATGGAAAGATAATAAATTAATAATGATTGAAAATTTTGTATTATTATTTGAAAAAGCATTGACAAATAACAAGAGATTTATTATTATACCTATTGGAATTGAAATTAAAAATGGTTCTCACTCAAATTATTTATTATTTGACAAAAATAATTATGAAATTGAAAGATTTGAACCACACGGCAAAAATATTTCGTCTAATTTTGACTACAAGGCAGAATATCTAGATGAACTTCTTGAGAAATATTTTAAGAATATTGATAGCAAAATTATATACATATCTCCTGATAAATATTTGCCAAAAATTAGTTTTCAGATTCTTGATTCAGTTGAAAATAATAGCATAAAAATAGGAGATCCAAAAGGTTTTTGCGCAATATGGGCAATATGGTATATTGACAATAGATTAACATTTGAAGATATCACCAGAGAAAAATTAATAAAAATATTATTGTCAAATATTAAAAATCAAAGACTTAGTTATAAAAATATAATAAGAAATTACTCAAAAAATATTATTGATTATCGTGACAAATTCTTGAAACAAATTAATATTAATATGAATGATTTTATGAATAATAAATATACAAATCAACAAATAAATAAATTATTATATTTGCTAAATAATGAAATTGTTAAGTCACATAATTAGATTATTCTGTCTAACATTAAATCATAATCGTCAAATTCTTTATGTAATTCTTTTACTAATGTATTGGTATGTGATGTACTATTTTCTTTTAATTGTTCTATGACAAATTTTATTGTATATACCAGGTTATTTGACACTCCAACATCTTCATTATTAGTATAAGAGAATTTACTAAGTACATCTCCCAACTTTAATGTTATATTCTGGTAATTATATTTTATAAAATAACTTGTATATCTGTATATGTTTGCTACTAATTGTAAATCATTAAGAGAAACACTTATTAATGTATTTATTTTTTTTGTATTTATATTTTCTGTTATGATAAATATATATTCGTTATGAAATTTACTATCAACCGTTGTTGTTTTTGTATCAATTACTCGTAATTCTAATATTGATGGATTGAATACATAAAAGAAACTATTTGTGTTTTTACATTTATGTAATATATTATATGGATTTGCCAATAAAAATATAGCAGTGTAAGGATTAATATTGTATTTAATTAATAAAGCACTATATGAATAATTATCTCTTTTAAAAAACTTTGTTTGTGTTTTTGTAAATACACTTTCCCATAAATTTTTTATACTCGCACTTGTTTTATAAAAATTCATAAGTTTCTTAACATCAATATGAGACCCTCTTAATATATTTGTTAAAGTCTCAAATAATTTATCATTTTTTCGGTTCTGTCTGTATTGTTTTCTTTGTTTTTCTTCTTTTGTTGTATTTTCTTTTGTTATCTTTTCTTCTATATCATCCTCTTCTATAACTTGTTCTCCTTCTAATATATTTCTGTCAATAGTTTCATTTGTGTATATTGGTAATTGTGAAATTACTTTTGATTCTAATTGTTTTAGTTTTTTAGCAAGTAATTTATATGTTTCAATGTCTGATTTATTATCTGATTTATTATTCATATCTATGATACTGAATAATTTGTGTATTTCTTGTTTTTTTTGTTCATTTTTCTTATAATTACTTAGGGTTGAATTATCTAAATATGAAAAATTATAAATATTTTCAATATTACCACTTGAAATAGTTAATAAAGCTATTATGTTAATAAATTCATCAAATGTTTTATCACTACTCATGATTAATTTTGCAAAAAATATGTGCCTAGCATAACTAAACTTTTCAAATATTGTTGTTATTCTGCTATTAAATTGTGTAAAGAATTTTCCCCAACTGTTTTTAAACATTGTTTTCTTATTATTTTTAACATTGACACCAATAAAACCATAATTAAGTAAAATCAACCAAAAACTTATCATTTTGTCAGAATTTATTTTATTACTTGAGACTATTTCACCAGCAATATTTCTTTTAATATTTAATTCTTCTGGATGGATTAAATAAAATTTTCCATTAGCATCATTTAATTGACTTTTATGAAAACCAGAAATATATGTGTTATAAAAATTTTTGTCATTTCTATCATAATCATAATCATAATGAGTATTATTTCCATAATATGTGTATAATTTATTTTTCAAAGTATATTGTGAGTTTATTATTTTTCGTAATTCCTCCATATATTTCTCATAATGGTCTTTAGTTGTGCCATACTCTTTGTGTTTGAATATTGCGTCTTTAAATGGTTGCTCTAAAAATTTAGTATCTTCATCAGTCAGTTTTTTACCCAATAATATATTTTTAACACTTTTTGACACGATTGGTATATCTTGTTTTATCTTTAATAAATCTAACAATACATCCAAACTTATATCACTTATTGCGATATTATATTGCTTTTTATTTGTTTTAACATCATCGTGATCGTATAAAAAATAAGCATCGCCACTAGAAACACGACCAACACGCCCTCTTCTTTGTTTTCTGCTATCTTCTGTAATATAACTTGTTTGAATGAAACTATTTCTGTTTTCTGTATTATAAACAAGATTTTTTTGTGTTCCTGTATCTACTACAAATTTTAATGTTTTTATTGTGATACTTGCTTCTGCTACATTTGTTGATACAATAATAAATCGCTTATATGGATTAATTTGTGAATTACTAAATTTTACTATTGTGTCTATTCCTTTAAAATCAATATTGCTAGATTTCTTAATTTTGAATATATCTCGCTTTTTGTCTATATTTTCTATAAAATCTTTGTATATGTTTTTTAAACTAGCGTGATATGGAACCGCAATTACATCATCTGGTAAATAATTATCACTATTAAGCATTTCTATAATACTATATATTTCTGCTGTTCCTGGCATAAATAATAATATATCTCCATAACTCGACGTTGATATTATTGATTTTATTACGTCTCCTATTTTTGCAGGATCATCTTTTTTGTCTGGCATAAAATGTTCTGTAATTTTATGAATAATTTCATCTGGTTGCGCTATGTGTAATCTTCTATCAACATTTATTCTATCAAGTTTATTTGTTTCTATCCATTTGCTGAGTGGATATTTCAAATTGTCATTTATACTTCTATAAAATCTTCTGTATGCTGGTTCATCACTATCAATAGTAGCACTCATTATACATACTTTAACGCGGTTTTCGTGTTTTAAACAATTATTTAAAAGAGACAATATAATATCCATATTTTTATTGTGTTCGTGCGCTTCATCTATAATAATACAATCTCCAATTATATTTGCTTCTCTAAAAATCAAATATTTATCTTCAATTTGTTCATTATTTGCTTTATTAATTTTCAATGGTTCAAAAAATCGTAGAAATGGATTTTTTACCCAATTAACTACAACACCATCAGTGATAAATTGTATTTTAGGATAGTTCCCTTTTGTAAGTGTATCTTCTTTACTTGTTCTTTTTTGAATAATAATATCTTGTGTATTTTCAAATATGCCTAATTCTTGTGCTACACGTTTGCTTGTTCCAATAGAAATATTTGTTCTTGGAACTGATATAATAATAGTAGCATCATCTTTATATTCCAATGATTTGTAATAATATAAATATAATTTTGGTATTTGTGTTGTCTTACCGGCTCCTGTACCCGCTGTTATGTAATTAATTCTATTATTTATGAATTTTGTCACAAAATTAATTTGTGCAATCCAATGAAATGATGTCATAAAAGTCCAAGTATATTCTTTTAATGTTTCAAAATATGTTGGCGTGTATTGCTCATTTGTTAGATAATACTTTGCTTCATTATATTGTGTATTATCTTTATATTTCTCATAAATTTCAGTTTTTAATTTAATTTCATCATCAGTATTAGTAATATTATATTTTGAATTATCCCTAAAATCTAAATTTTCAAAAGTAAGATAAGATAATACTCCACGATTTTTCAAACTCATCACAACTATTTTTCTAATGTATGATTGTATTTCAATTAATATTTCTTTTGTAAGTTCATTAATTTTATCAAACTCCGTATTATGTTTGAGTAATTCTTTGTGTTTTAAATTTGTATCAATCTTGAACCATCGTATATCTATATTTTTTTCTTGAAAATTAATATTAATTCTTTCTTCAATAAGTTTTATCTCATCTGAACCAAGACTACACCATTTTTTAGGCAATGTTTGTATTTTTCTTTTTTCATTATTAACTACTATGTATGTTAAAAAACATTTACAATAATTATATATATTTTTTAGATTGATAACATAAGTATCGATTAATATATCTTCAGATTTTAAAATATTATTATCAAATAACATATAACCATACCAGGATTTTTTCAAAAATTTAATATTGAAATTTAAGAAATCTATAATATCTTGAATTTTAATAGATTTAGCAGTTGTTAATATCAAATTTTTACTAATATAATTGGGGTCTGTTAATTTTTCATCTTCTGTGTATTCTTCATAAATTAAATTTTCAGGTCGCGTGTATTTTATTTTTGTTTTTGTTTCATTTTCTTTGTTAAAAAAAATAATTATACTTTTAATAATCACATCCATTGTCAAAGTATCAATACTTAAATTATCTTGAATATGTATCCAAGTAATATTTTGCTCATAATTAGACAAAAATCGTTTCCATCTTTTATCAATATCATCAATAATATTATTAGGAATTTTTTCTGATTTATTGTCAATTATATATTGTAATGTATTATCAAATACTATTTCAAGAGTTTGTATTAAAGGTTTGATAACAAAATTATTATTAGAATTAATAGCACAATCAAAAATTAACCATCTACAATCTCTAATATTATCATACAAACTTGTTGTAATTGTATTATAAACATCTTCAATATTAATATTATTTTTGAATTTATTACGTAAATCTGTAATATCAGTCTGTTCAACATATGATTTAATATGTTCAACATATGATTTAATCGGATCGATATATTCTAGTTTTTCAGTAATATTAATTTCATTATTTGTTACTGGTAATACTTCTATCCAATTTACATGTAATTTATTTCTACTTTCTTTAATTGCGTGTAATAAAAAATAATAATTTTCTTCTAAATGAGATTTATCAAATTCTATAAATGTATTTTTACTGCTTCGTTTGTGTCTTCCATATTGTATATTAGAATACACAAATTTTGGTTCTTCTTTATCAATATCTATATTTTCATCGTGTTGTCTAATATAAATATCATTTAAAGAATATATTTTTGTTTTATCAGCATCTGTATTTATATGAGGCAATAATGATAATAATAACCAACGTAAATCTTTATAATTATTCATTTTCAGTTTTGTTATAAAATTTTTCTCAGGATCAAACATATTATGAACGATAGCAATAAATTGAACTAAATCACACAAATATTTATGTAATAAATCCTGCTCTATAATATTTAATTTAGGAAAAGTATATTTTACAACATTTTGTTTTATTAATGTAGAAAAATCAATATCAATGAAATTATTTATATACATATTTATAAATACTAAACAATATTATTTGTTTGAAATTTGACAAAATTAATAATATTATTTGTCTCTAATTTAGCAATATTAATTTTTATATTATCTTTATTTATTGACAAATAATTATAATAATCTTCTAATATCCAAATATCTAAATTAATATCTTCGGTCATTATTGTTGAATTATTCGTCCATTTTTCTAATTGTAATACTTCTTGTAATCCATTTATTATTTTTTCAGGAGAATCATATTTATTATTTTTTTTTCTTTTATTATCAGGATGTTTTAATCTCCATTCAAATTGTAAAGCATTTATCATATTAGGAAAACCTTTAATAATAACAAACATTATCCATTCTTTATTATATTTTGTATATTTTGCTCCCCCTACCAATTCTTGATTATGTTGTCTTATTCTTCTTTTGGGGTCAGTTGTATATCCAATATATATTTTTTTATTATTTGATATGTTCTTCAAAATATAACAATAATGGGTGTTAGACATATTAGTAATAAACAAAAAAATTGAAATTTAATGTATTAGAATAAATATATTAAATTATTCTAAATTTTATGCTAAAAAAAATGAAAGCGGAATTTAATACAATGCTAAATGAAAAAGAACTTTATCGTATCATAGGATATTTATATTATGAACCAATGATAATGACTTACAATATTAGAAAACCAAATACAAAAGTAATTATCCCGATTGATAGTTATAGTTTTTTGGAAATCCATTGGGATAATAATACAATAAATAAATCTCATTCACATGTATTTGCTGATATTGGAAATTATACAGTAAAAATAATTAGTGATGCCACTAAACTTGATTATAGTATTATTCCAATGTGTGTTTCACTGACTAATGTATATTCATATGGTTCTCACGATTTTACAAAAATTAATTTTTCAAATTGTTGGTTTTTACGTAGTGTTCCTAATTATTTGCCACCAAAAATAACATCACTACACAAGATGTTTTTAAATTGCAATTATCTTAATTGTGATTTATCAAATTATAATACATCAAATATTACAGATATGTCAAGTATGTTTGAAGGATGTTATATATTTAATAATGATATATCAAATTTTGACACTTCCAATGTTGTAGATATGTCATATATGTTTGATAAATGTCATCATTTTAATCAAAATATTTCTAATTTTATAACATCAAAAGTAATTTATATGAGTTTTATGTTTTATAAATGTTATAGATTTAATCAAAATATTGATAATTTTGATACATCAAATGTAATCAATATGGAATCAATGTTCTATCAATGTTCTGATTTTAATCAGTCATTAAATAATTTTAGAACAGATAAAGTAAAAAATATGGAATGTATGTTTGCTGAATGTTCTAGTTTTAATCAAAAACTGGATAATTTTGATACACGCAATGTTGTTTTTATGGGTAGGATGTTTGATTATTGCTCTAATTTAGACCAAGATTTTACTTCTTTTGATTTGACAAGTATGACAAGTAATGAATTAATGTTTTATGGTTCAAATGTTGAACAAGATAAAATGCCAAAAAAAATTAAAACTCAAAATCTTTATCACTAAGTGTATCCAACATATTTTTTTTATTTTTCAGAATACTAACTATATTTTCTTCAAATGTATCCTCACAAAATATTATTTTTTGGACACATGGTGTAAGACACCCTGACCTATAAATTCTTCCTAATGTTTGTATTAATTCAATATGTGAATATGATGGACTAATCAAAGAAATTCTTGGATTTGTTCCATTAATATCGTGAAGACTTATTGAAATCCCCCCAGTCTGTATCATACAAATAATTGCTCTTACTTTATTTGTTTGGAATAAATCTATATTATCTTGTCTTTCTACATCAGTTTGAGAACCATCAATTTTAGCAAATAATATATTTTTATTTGTTAAATATTTTTCAATTAAAGCAAAAGATGACCTAAAATTTACAAAAAATACAATTGAATTATTTTGTAAATAATATGTTTCACATAAATCGCACATAATTTTTACTTTAATATTTTCTATAACTTGTCTCATTTTGATATTAGCAACAATTTTAAATTTATTCATTTTTACTTCCTCATAATATTTATTTATAGTTTCTTTGTCTTTATCATCCACTGAATAACATTCAATACTTATTTGATTTTTTGGATAACTATCTCCTAAATCTGTCATCGACATTTTGCTTCCTTTTTGTGGAAATATAAAATTTTCAAGTATATTAGTGCTTTTATTTTTGTATTGATTTTTCATTTCTCTTCTCATTGTTCCTAACCATTTTACACCTTCTGATTGTCTCTTATACAATCCTAATATATATCCAAAAATATAAAAATCTTCATCTTTATCACAAATTGTTGCTGATAATAATATAGTTTTTATTTTATCTTTTGTTGATAATAATAATTTTCCATTATTTGTTTTAGGATTTTTACACTTATGTGCTTCATCAAATATGATTAATACATTATTATCTTCAAATTTCCAAACATAATTATTGTTAATTAATTTAACATAACTATTTTTGTCTTTAGTTTTGGATAAGATTGCTTCATAGTTAATAACATCTATATATTTCACATCAAAACTTTTCAATATATTTTTCCACGTTCCAATAATACTTTTGGGACAAATAACAAGTGGTTTTATTTGTAATTGCTTACATACAGCACTTATTACATATGTTTTTCCTGTTCCTGTGCTACTGGCATCAATTGATGATATATTTTTTTTAACTGCTGAAATCATATTTATAGTATGTAATGTTTGATATGGCAATAATTTATTGAGTATTTCTTGTTTAATATCAATACTGTCTAATTCATTATCTTTATAAGCATTCTCAAATAAGTCAATAACACGAGTATTTATTTTTTTTATTAAAGATGACGATAGCATTTGTTTATTTTATATATAAATATGTTTTAGCATTATAAATTCAATATTTTTGTTTATGTTATTATAATATTATGGAACTATCAAAAAATAATTTAAAATGTCTAGATAAATGTCATCCTCCAAGAGAAACATTTATTCATCCACAAACTAAAAAAAACATAACAAATAATCAAAAAGAATATATTTGCTCTGTATCTCAGTATGTAAAAGACAATAAAAAATATTATACAGATGAATGTAAAGAAATTCCTAGAAATAAAAATATTCTTAACTCAAAAATCATAATAAATAGTTATTATAAAATTTATAGTATGGAAGATTTATTATTATGGCTTGATAACAATAAAGAATTAAATCTTGACACAAAAATACGTATATTTAATTTGGGTTTTATGGCATATTTTGAAGAATTAGTATTTATTGATAATCGTATGATTGATTTTATCAGTTTAATTTGTTTATATTATATAGACAAAATCACCAAAAAAATACCACAGATAGATAATAATATTATAAAATCAAGATATATAGGAAAAGCAAAACTAGAAACTTTCTTTACTAGTTTTATTAAAAATAATAAAAATATTATTATTGAAAAATCAAAAGAGTATAAAATAACTAATATTAATAATTTGAATTTAGCATTGTTTATTATTGACAAAATAACAGATTACATAATAGAACAAAATACTTCTTCTATAAATTGAAAATAATATAAATATATATAATATAATTATGATCTCACCAATATTCTCACCTGTAGTATCACCAGTGTCCCCTTTGATTGTTACACCTAATAATGTTATTTATAATAACAATATTGTTTCACCAATTGTTCCTGTGGTAAGACCAGTCGTCCAAGTTCCTATATATAGACCTTTAATTAATGTTCCATATATAAGACCATATTTTTATACTAGTTCTGGCATTGATGAAAATCCTATTGCTGTAAATGATGTTGTTGTAGAAGCTAGACATAAATATCTTGACAAATGGTTATATGAATTTTCTGAAACTTTACAATTACTCAAAATTGAAAATGGACGTGTTGTAGTAATCAGTTATGAAGAATCAAAAACTAATGATATTAGCAAAGACTCTCGTCGTGATTTAGAACAAAAGAGTGATTATATTGGGGATGAAATTCTTACTTTAAGTAAATGTAAAAAAATTCTCAGTCTGTTTTGCCACAAAAATAATTTCAAATTCTATGACATTCCTCACGAAAGTCGTTATGTAAAAAAAGCACTTAATAAATACATTGTTGGCAAATTACGCGAATCACACAAAAAATAAATGTCTAACAATTATTTTATTTAATATTAATAATGACAAAACTACTATATAATATCATACTCAAAAATTCTCATTGGAATAGTTGGAAGTATCGGAAAATCTCAAATAAAAAAGTTTTCTAATTCATTTTTGATACTATTGATTATGTCTCTATTTTCATCATTTTCTATTTCTTGATAATCTTCACTATTCTCAGTATTTTCAAGTCTTTCTTGTTTATCTTGTATTAATGATATATTATTTTTAACAAAATTTAATACATCAACCGGATATAATCTTGTGTCATCTCTTATTGTCATTCTGTAATCTTCTTTCAATGTGCTAACTATATTTTGATCGTCTTTATTAAAATACGGTTTGTCAGAATGATTTATAACATCCAAAAATTTAAATCCTTCTAAATTATATTTTGAACCAAAATAATATATAATTATCAGTCTTATAACACTAATTGGCAAAACTAATAAATCAAACAATAATAATACAATATTTGGCATATTATATTATTTAATAAAAATTTAATAATTATTGGCACTTATTTTTAGGAGCGTTTGTGCTTCCGGGTGAGTATGTAATAATGTAAGCATATAATTTTTTATATTATTTTATATATTAAAAACACACATACATACTAATATTAATTCATAATGAGCAAACATAACAAACTAATATCAGAAATATATATGGATTATCACGATACATACAAAAAGAAATTTGGCAATAAGTCTCTTATATTAATGCAGGTTGGTTCATTTTATGAAGCGTACGCATTAGAAAATAGAGGAGCAAATTTAGAAACATTAGAAGAAATAACAGACTGTCGAGTATCACATAAAGGAAAAGATAAATCAATAATTAATTATAGCAATCCTAAAATGTGGGGATTTCCAATGGTAGCAACAACAAAATATGTGGGAATATTAATTGAAAATGGATATACACTTGTTATGATAGACCAAATAAATGATAATTCAAAAAATGAGAAACAAAAAATAGAAAGAAAAGTTGTTGCTATACACACTCCATCAACATATATCAGTGAGAATTACAAACCATCATCAAATTTTATATGTGCTATATTTTTTGAGGAAATAATACAAAAAAATGGTTCAATAATTATTTTTATTGGAATGTCAGCAATTGATGTTAGCACAGGAGAAGTATATATTCACGAAACAAAAACATTTGATGATGATGAGAAATTTGGTTTAGATGAAACTGTTAGATTTGTTGATAGTTTAAATCCAAAAGAGATTATTATTTACACTGAGAATTTGAAAAAATTGAGTGAGAAACAAATTCATGTATATCTTGACTTGGATAATAAATTTCATCAATTCAAAGAAATTATTAAAACTCATCACACAATAATATACCAAAAGAAATTACTCGAAAAAGTTTATAGTGATAATACAAATATGACTGATATTATTGACACTCTTAATTTAGGTGAATATACATATGCTAGAAAAACATTAGTATGTTTATTAACTCACGTTTCAGAGTGTTTTGATGACCTAATAAAAGGACTTTCGCAACCAATATTTTTTCTCAATAATAACAATCTAATTTTAGGCAATAGCGCAATCACACAATTAAACATTATTAGTGAAAAGAATAATTTAAACAATAATATAAAATTTCATAGTCTTGTTGATGTTATTAATAAAGCAGAAACTAATATGGGAAAAAGATATATCAAACATATTATAACATCTCCTTTTGTTGAACCAGAGAAACTTAATAATATTTATAATATTGTTGATATTTTTAGAAAAAATAAATATTTTGAAACTATAACTCCCCATTTAAAAAATATTTGTGATATCTCTCGCCTTTATAGACAAATTAGTCTAAATATTCTAAAACCAATTAATCTAACTGAGTTTATTAGTAGTTTTCAAGAAGTCATAAGTTTATTTGACAAATTAAAGAGCAATAGCGAATTAACTAAACATATTAAAACATCTCATATTAGACAAGATATTAGAAATTTAAATGAATTTATGGGGAAATATATTAATATTGAAAAAATAAAAATATATAATTTTACAGAAATCAAAGAAAATATTTTTAATAAAAATATTTATCCAGAATTAGATGAATTACAAGATGACATAAATAATAATCACATATTAATGGAAGAAGTTTTAGAACAACTTGATGAAATTATTAACGACCAAAAATATGAAGGAAAAAAAGCAATTGTCATTAAACATAATAAACAAGATGGACATTATTTTTTACTGACAACAAAAAGATATGAATTATTAAAAAGCAAAGTAAATCAAATAATAATCAAAAATAAAGTGATTAACATTAGCGATTTTGGTATTAAGCAAATAAGTGGTTCAACTAAAATGACACTACCATTTTTAAAAAACAAGACAGAAAATATTGAGGAATTATTAGAAAAATTAGTATCATTAACAAAAGAGAAATATTATTTATTTTTGCAAGAAATTGTTGATAAATATGAATCATCTATTAAATCATCAATTGAAATAATAACACAAATTGATTATTATAATACAATTGCGAAAGTATCACAAATGTATAATTATATTAGACCAATTATTTCACAAACTAAAACAAGTCATATTAAAGCAAGAAATTTAAGACACGCAATTGTTGAAAGAATTATCACACACGAATATATACCCCACGATGTTGATATTGGCAATGATAATTTAAAAGGAATGTTAATTTACGGTTTGAATTCATCCGGAAAATCAGTTTTGATGAAAGCAATAGGTATATCTATAATTATGGCACAATCTGGATTTTATGTTCCATCATCAGAGTTCATATATTATCCTTACAATGCTTTATACACTAGAATAACTGGCAATGATAATTTATTTAGAGGACTTAGTTCTTTCTCACTCGAAATAGTAGAATTAAATGCTATCTTAAAAAGGTCAAATAAAAATACTCTTGTTATTGGTGATGAAGTGTGTAGAGGAACAGAACATATTTCTGGAAATGCTATTGTTGCTTCTTCATTATTAAGATTGTCTAAATTAGAATCAACATTTATTTTTGCTACACATTTACACGAATTGATGACAATTGATGAAATAAAAAATAATAAACTAATCAAAGCATATCATTTAGAAGTCTCACATGACGAAGCAACAGATAGTCTAATATATGACAGAAAATTAAAAGAAGGAACAGGAGAAAAAATATATGGAATTACAGTAGCAAAATATATTATCAAAGATAGTGATTTTATTAATAAAGCATTAGAAATTAAAAATATCTTGATTGACAGAGATGAACCATTATTAACAAAAAAATCTAAATACAATACTAAATTATTAATGGATGAATGTTCAGTATGTCATAAAAAGAACACATCAAAGGGCAAACAACACGAAACACATCATATTAATTATCAGTCAAATTGTGATGATAATGATTTTGTAAAAGATAAACAACATATAAAGAAAAATGACATATTTAATTTAACTGTATTATGTTCTGATTGCCACGATAGATTACATAATGGAGAATTTAAGATAAAACAAAAAGTTTTAACAACAAATGGAGAAAAATTATTGTATTAAATAATTTTTAATTTATGACAATATTTTATTACTAAATATATAATATAATGGCAAATAGGGGAACTTTTAACTTTATAAAAAACTCGAATACTTTTATGGAAAAACATAGTAGTAAAATAACAACGGTATTTCTTGTTATTACAGTTATTTCTCTGATTTTACTTGTCCCAAGTATTATGTCTTTACAAGCCTATATGGCTGATAGTAATATAAAAGAAAATAATAAAAAAACTTTTATATTTATTATTACACAAACAGCAATATTCAGTGTATTAACAATGATAAGTTTATGTTATTGGGGATACATAGCACTAAAAATAGAAAATAAAACTGCTTTGGCAACTGTCACAAGTATTATAGGTTTATTATTATTGGTAAATGCTGTTGTAGCAATTCAGAGTTTTGTTGATAATGATACACTAAAAGATACTAATACTGGTACTTATATTTTTATTATAGTTGAATTATGTATTAGTATATTAATGCTTTTATTAAGTTCAGGATACTTGATTTATGATATTAATAACAAAGTGATATTATGTGCGGTTGTATTTTTAGTTTGTATTCTTATACTTACTAATAGCATTCTCTCATTAATTACTTATATGGGTAATGACAGTATGAAAAAAAAATATCGTGTATCATATACTTATGTTATTGTTTCTTTGGTTATGAGTACATTAACAATGATTGGTTCAGGAATTTATTGTGGCTATATAATAAAAACTGGGAAATTTACCAAATTCATATCCCAATAATTTTATTTTCACATTTATAAAAAAAAAAAAATAAATTGTTCTAATATAAATAATAATGATTCAAATTATAATTTTATGTATATTGATTTGTATCACATGTATTTTCTCAATTGCTACAAGTTCAATAGGCATTCAAGCATATAATGATAATCCTAGTTATAAAGAATCCAAACTAAATAATTTTTATTTTCTTATTGGAAATCTTGTTACTTCAATTTTAGCATTTCTTATTTGTATAGCAATTATTGTTGTTGTTGTGAAAACAGGAGGAGGAGGAGGAGGAAGTATGCCGACTGGTGCTTTTGGAAACGCTGGTAAATTTATAAGGGATAGATTTCAAGATTTTACACATTTAGATCGACCTTCATATCAACTACCATACGTAGCACAACCATACGCAGCACCAGCGTCTCCTAACTTTCAACAAACCCCACCGCCATATTCGGATTACTCATCCTATTAATAATTTGAAAATGGTTATGAAGTATGCCAATAAATAATATTAATTCCCTTTTGCCTTACTAACTTTAAGCACAAAAACATTTTCTGGATTTTTCTCTAATATTTTTATTTCAGTAATGACAGACTTTATTTTATCATAAACGACTAATTTATTTTCTACATTTTTAAGATTGTCAATAATATTAGCATCAGTAATATTATTTGCTTTAATAAATTCATTCATTTTTACTTCTTTTTGGTCATCACTTAATAGACGCCACATTTTTTTATATTGATTTGTTTTAAGTATGTCAATATGTTGTTTGACTTTATCTTCTTCTTCAACATATTTATATTTTGTTTCACCTTCTTTTTTAATTAGATTTTCTAAGAATTGTTTTCTTTCTTCGGTAATATCATCTTTTAATTCTTCTGTAAGTCTGTGTAATTTATTTGCTTTCACAATATTGTCAAACAGATTATAGTAGTTTTTAGCCATTTTTTATATATACTAATAAATAATAATTTAACTGTTAAACTTTCAATTTTTATGTTTAAAAATTACAAGACTCACTATTTTGTTTTTCTAATTGGATAGCATCTGTAATAAAATTTGTAGATGAATAACAATTTTCAAATGAGAAATGCTCTAATGATTGATTAAACTTTAATGCTTTCAAAAACATACAATCAAAATATTTAACATTTGATGTGTCAAATGATGCCAAAGAATTATTGAAACTGCTATACGCAAAAGCAAAACTCATATCAGTTACTTGTGTTGTAATAAATTTTGATAAATCTTTATTGATATTTTGACAAGAAAAAAATAACCAACTAATATCAGTAACAGTTATTGGCAATTTATCAGGTATATCAACTAAATTTGAACATCCATAAAAATTTAGTTTTTTCATTTTGCTTTCTCCATATTGCAATATTTTAGTAATATATCCAAGTCCTTTTTGATTTATTCTTAGTTTAGGATTGTCATAATGCGCATTACAATCAAAAGCATCAATCTCACCATATATTTTTATTTGATACGTTTTTGCTTCTTTATATGTATGTTCTATGTTATTTATTTTAACTATTTCATCACCATAATCAATTATAACATCACCAGAAAAATTTATCGGCATTTTAATATAATTATTTGTTCCATTATTTGTGATATCAATATCTATAATCATTGGTGCTAAATCACATAATTCATACATAAATACGAACAAGTGTTTTTCAACTAATAGATTAGATAATTCTTCTTTGAATTCTTCCATTTTGTTTTTATATGTTATAAAATAATGAATATTAATTAATAAGATTTTCAATTTTTTCCCAATTATGAATTAGCGGCAGAAGCAAGACCGCTGTCTTCTGGTTCTTTGTCTTCTGGGTGTGCCGGGTGTGCCGGGTGTGCCGGGTGTGCCGGGTGTGCCGGGTGTGCCGGGTGTGCAGAGTGTGCTGAGTGTTCAGAGTGTGCGTCAAGAGCAAAAGTGCCTTTACATAACGGACAATTGTAATGTTCCGTTGTCCGGGTTGTGCACAGGAAATCTCGAAAACAATTCTTACAAAAAAATGGTTGGCACTTTTGATTGCGACAAGGCACTTTGAATGCGTTCTCTTCTAACACATCAAAGCAACCCAAGCACGCTGTTTTATCAGTAAGTACACATTTGCTATCATTAAGAATTTGTTGCGAAAGTTCTTCCGGTTTGGTTTTATATTCTTTGAGCGCGTTTTCTTGGCTGTTTTGAAGTGCGGCGGTAAGTTCTGGATCATTGTCTTCCTCATCACCAGGAAGAATCATCGCTTGAAATGCGCGCATCAATTCGTGGCGGCGCACGTAAATCAATTCAAGGCGTTCGCGTGCGTATTCCTGTTCGGCACTCCATTCGGTCATCTCTGTGAGATAGAGATCTTCAATTCCAATTGTTGTAGCAATTTCCGGAACTTCCATCCCAGTATCTTCATATGCCCGAGCAACAATTGAATGACGCGCCATAAACCACTTATCAAAAACCATATTACATATAGTAAGCAATTTGTTTTCGCAACCATCGCAAGGACACACACCTTGATAGTTCATTTTGTTTTGATTTATTATTATATTATATAGTATTTAACAAATAATATGTTTTTTCAATTTTTTATATCATAATAATATAATGGATGCCAATAATTTTAAGTATATTGTTATTGTGATAATTTGTCTATTTGTAATATTACATAAATCATTTAATATTAGGATAATATTAGCATTAATTATTGCTTTTGTCATAATTTTTTACATAAAATATTTCTATAATAAGAAACCATCCACGGAAATCAAAAATTATCCATCATTAGAATTTATAAAAGATGAGGAATTAAGTAATTTTATGTATAATATTGAGGATATTTACATGTATAATCCATTAGAATATGAAAATCTAATTAAAACTTTGAATAAATTCTATGAATATTATGAATTAGCATTTATTGATGAGACAACAGCAAATAAAAATTATGAGATTATGGATACTTATAAACAAAATGCTCTTAATATATTGTCTTCAATAATATTAACTACTGATAATCAATATATTAGATACAAAATAAATACATCAGCAGAAACATTAAATGAAATAATGACAAAGCACCTAGACCAAATAAGTTATTTGTCAGATAATGATATATACAAAAATGGATATAACGTTAATACAAAAATAATAGATTTTGATAGCACCAAACCATATAATAATTATAATGATATGTTTAAGAATTATAGTTATGAAGTATATTAGTTAGTAAATAAATTTGACATTGCTAATGATAATTCTCCAGTATCTGGCAATGGCACATTTTCTAATATGTAATAAGGATAAATAATAAATTTATTTAATGGAGCGTTATTTAGAAAATTGTCAAGAACTTTCTTTTTTAGTTTTTTTTCAGTATATTTTATAACCTCATATTTGTTATTGAAAAATATTTTTCTAACGTGATAATGCCCTTCAAACGCAAATTGACATATTTGATAAAATGTATAATTCTTTTCTATCGTATTGTCTTCGAAATTTTTCTTTAATTGGAAATTCATAATATTATAAAATAAAATTTATTCGATTAATTTAACGAGTTCGCAAAAATTTGTTAATCTCATTCTGCAACAATATCTATTCTTGTCACAATATTTATCAACAATAATTTTATGTTCTTCAATAAATTCATTTGATTTTGATATTTTAGACATTGTATCTAAATCTAAATTATGTTTAGAGCATAATTCTTTTAAATCTCTTTGATACGCCAACTGAATGTTTGATAATAAAGCACCACAAGTAGGACAGATTGGATATAGCATTTTATTATATATAAATACTTTGTTTTAAATTTTTAATTTTCAATTTTTTAATTATATATATGGCATTCACAGTTCAAATGGATAATCAAATTTTATATAGCACGCCTCCAGTTCAAACAGAAAATAATAATGATATACATCATACTGGTTATTTTGATGCTTGGGATGTTAATCAAAATAATATTTATGATAATAGTGGATTACTTGGTATTGATATTAATCCAAAATCATATAAAAAAATAGACCTTGCCAAGTATAATAAAGAATTTGAAAGAAATATGAACCTTGAATATGTAAAACATAAAGAAAGAGAAAAAAATAATTTAGATAAATTATCTTATGAAATAGAAGATAAATCTGTATCAAGATTAGACGACCAGACAATAAAACAGTTAATGGAAAATACTAAAAAAACGTGGTATGACATTATGGATGATGTTATGGATGGTAAATTGTCTGTTGGAGTATTTGTTGATAATGATAGAATGTTTTATGTTGGTATTTTAGTAGTTATCATTGTTATTTTTATTTATGTTATATTTACTTTACTTGACTAATTATTTTGAATATCCAATATTTTCATTATTTCTTTGATATTTTTTATATTATACGCATATGTAATCTCAACCCCTTTTATTAAATTAATATAATTTAATTTTATTATTTTATTATTTTCTTCTTCATTATACAAATAATGTGTTATTATTGAATATATTATTTGTTTTAGACTTATTTCATTCGCACATCTTATGAACCATAAATTATTGTCATCATCTAATAAATTAATATTAGCATTAATATCAAATTTATTTATTGAAATATTATTAGCAATAAAATTATGTTTCAAATTAAACACATAATTGTCTATATCATCAAAAAAACTTTTTTGTTCATTAATAATATTCTTAAATTTTGCTCCTTTTGATTTAATATGATAGTAATGTTGTGTTTTGATACTATAAGTTATAACACATAAGTAAAAAATTATTTCTCTTAATTTTATTGTATCATTAATTTTCTTATAACTAGTATATAATTTGCTAATCCATTCTTTTTGTTCTAATATATACAATTGATAATAACCACTTTCAGCAACGACGTGTTTATTAAATTCAATGTCTTTATTGAAATTACTCATAATATTATATTTTATGTCCTCATTTATTGTCTTATCTTTTGTAAATTTATCCCAAGTCATTGTTTGTTTATTTTTTATGTACCATTGTGTAGCGTTGTATGATAAATTCGTAATAATATTATTAGAAAAAATAATTGCTTCTATCTTGTCATATTTAGTTTTAGGATTATTATGTTTGATATTATACACAGCATCAAAATAATTATACGTTAGTTCAATAAAAAATGAGTAGTTCTCAATATTATCAAAATTGTATTTATTTTTGTATATATTATTTTCAAATAATGTTTTTCTATTTTTGTAATCTATTAAATTGCTTATTTCATTCAAATCCTTGTATAATAAGTTGTTAATAATACTTTTTAATGATGTTTCTTTCGCATATTTTGTGTCAATAAATTTTAAATTGCTAAACTTAAAACTTTTCTCATAATTATCGTCAATAATATAATTATCTCTGGGAATATTCTTGAACCATTTATTTGTGTCAAATACTAATCCATCCATTGTTTTCTTACACTTTGAAAATATATACATATTATCTATTGCTCTGGAACACGCTACATATAATAGATACAAATCATTATTATGCTTCTCTTTGTCAAATTGTCTTTTATTTATTAGACAATTATCTGCTCCTAACAATATTACATATTTCCATTCTAAACCTTTTGAACCCATATAAGTGAGAATATTTACGTGATTTTCTTTTCTTTCATATTTTATTGCGTCACTGTAATGCCCATCATTATATTCTTCATAAAATTGTTTAAATTTAATTTTTGCTTTATACAAAATATTCGAAATAAAACATAAACCATTTGAATGCCCGTATCCTTTCATACATCCTCTTGTTGGTGATAATATGGCAAAATCACTAAGGTCAATATTATTTTCGCGCGCTTGTTTTAATATATTGATAATATTATTTTCTAATTCTGTTTCATTATTATAAAAAAACATTATTGGCTTACAATCATTTACTTTTTTTGTTTGTCTAATTTTATATTCATTAAATGGTCTTAAATGTGTCGAGAAATCTATTATTGCCTGACAAGATCTAAAATTATATGTCAACACAAAAGTTTCTCCCTCAAATTCTCTCAAATATTTGTCAGATGATTGTCTAAATTGATAAATATTTTGATTTGGATCACCAATTAAATTTATTTTAATATCCAATTTATCACGCAATAAACATAAAATATTGTATTGTATTTCATTTAAATCTTGTGCCTCATCAACAAATATATATTTTATATCTATTTTTATATCCTCTTTATTTGTTTCATTAAGATATAACATAAATTGATAACTCAATAATTCCACATCAATATTATTATCTTTGTCAATCACCGATTTCGCAAAACTGTCGATAGTTTTGATACTAATGCTATTCGCATCATCATTAAAACTGTCAATAGTTTTAATACTAATGCTATCAATAGTTTTAATACTATTCTCATTATTCTCATTCTTCTCATTATTCTCATTATTGTCATTCTTCTCATTATTCTCATTATTGTCATTCTTCTCATTATTCTCTTTCATTTTATTAACTAAATCATCTCTCGTTAATCTTGAAAATGTTAGCATTAATATTTTATTACTGCCAAATTTATCTTTTATCATTTTATTAATTCTCTCAATAATACATCTTGTTTTACCAGAACCAGCGCACGCTAATAATTTTGTATTTTTAGAGTTATCACAATTTATGTATTTTAGTTGTTCCGTTGTTAGTTTCATTAATTATGTATTATAAATAGACTGTTTAAGTATTAATAAAAAATTGAAAGAATATATATATTGTAAGAATTAACATACAAATATAAATCAATAAAATGGAAGACTTTAATTCAACCATATTGCGTGGCATCTTTGATAAACCCCCTAAGTGCTCAGATCCAAACGCAACAGTTGAATTTTGTAGATGTAGATACGATTGTAGATTTTATTGTACGTTGAAACTCCACGGAAAATGCATAAATTGCTCTTATGATGTATGTATTAAAGAATTACAAAATGCTGTCACCATTCTTATAGAACCCAAACAAGACTGGAGACCATTTGAGAAACTGACTGGTATTGATGGGTGTTTTACTTTGGGAACAAGACCATTGTTTGAACTACTACAAGGCACATCACTATACCAAATACTTGCTGACATTGTGGTTGGATATGCTATGCCCAAAATTATGTGTTTTGGATTATGTACTTGTCATCACAAAACAAAAACAGATCGAGTGTGCCACGATACGCAATATTTTTTCCATTTGTATGGCAGACCTGAACTACTATTTTGTGTATGCTGTATCAATCGTTTCTGCAAACCAATATTCAAAAGAAAATGGTTGAAAGACGATTTTCACAAAGGGTATGTGTCTATGTATGACTTGTTCGATCAATATGTGGAATCCAAAACTAGAATGATAAAAAATGAAAATACAGATGATTAAATAGTTTAGGATTAATATTATACTAAACATAAAAATGTCAGCATTTGCTTATATCATTGAGAAACCTGATAAAAGTCTAAAATATGGTATTGGAGTTAGTGATCCTGATAATTTTCTAAGAAGTGTTATTTATGGAAAATTGATATATCTAAAATTCTTTCCAAAACCTCAAATTAGACACGTTGAAATTAATTTTCAGATATTTGCCAGAGATGATGAAATAGTAAAAAACTTTGACAATATCTATAATTTTTTTAATGACATTTGCTACAATTCATTTGTAAGAGAACAAATAAGATTAAATGAAGAGAATGAAGAGATTGACAAAATAAAATATAAGAAAAAATTATTATCCATTAGACCAAAACCAAAAATAATTCTAATTAAACCAAAAAAATGTTCTCCATTTGACAAAGATGATAAACCAAAACGAAAATTTATAGATGAAAAAATTGAAATTTAAACTTAATAATTAATTTATATTATATATTCTAAAATGTCATCAAATACAACTAAACAACATAATGCCGTATTTGACAAATCAGAACGCATAAGTACAAAACAAATTAAAAAAGAAAATAAGCAAGAAGAAATTAAACCAGAACCCCAAAAAAAACCAAGAAAGACATATTATGTCAAAAAAATAAAAGTTCCCAAACCACCCAAAATTCTCAAAAAAAGAGGAAGAAAAGCAGAACCTAAAAAATATGAACAAAATGAAATAAAACCAGAAGAAGTGCTAAATTATCTAATTGCTAAATTTCCAGAATTAGGAATTGATAAAATTAAAATAAATGTATTAGAAGAATTAAAACAAATCAAGAATAATCAAGATGTATTAATAAAATTCACACACGATGACACAGAATATTACTATGATACTAATAATGAAGTATTTAATAAGAATGGAACAAAAATAGGTATAATGCGGATAACAGAAACCGGAGAGAAACAATTTATGAAGACATTTCAAAATTAATTTATTTATTTATTATAATATGACAACTAATTTAAGCAACCCTGATATATGCGCTCCCGGGGCAAAATATGATGCTGGTGTTTGTTCTAGTATTTTTGTGTTAAAAAATATTATCGAAGCAATAAACAAAACCAAGAATGAAAAAATAGTAATACCTAATGAAATTCAAAATAAAGAAATACTCGATCCAACTGGATACAAGACATATCTTATTAGTAAAATAAAAGAAAATGTTAGTGAAAACTGTAATAATGAGGTATGTTGGTTAGATGAAAGCTTTGTTAAACAAATGACAGAAAAAGCTAAAAAAGAATTTCTTGAATATACATTTAAACCAAAGTCGCCACAAGGAAGATACACTTGGTTAAATACAAATGACATTGATTATGTATTAGATCAACATTGTAAAAAGAAAGACAATACTAAATTTATTAGTTATGGAGCAATGCCGATGGATTTTGCTGACTTGGATTATTATGATATTAATAAAGTCTCATTTGATGATTTAAAACAAAAAGGAAAAACACAGATTGGGTTTGTGCTAAATCTTGACGACCATAATCAGTCTGGTTCGCATTGGGTTGGTGTTTTTGTTGATTTAGACAAAAAAGGTGTTTATTATTATGACAGTGTTGGTAAAAAACCAGAGAAACGTGTTGTTAATTTTATGGATAAAGTAAAAAATTATTTTAAACAAAAAGGAGTACCTGATAATGACATAAAAATAGGGCACAATAAAGTTCAACATCAACACGGCAATACAGAATGTGGCGTTTATAGTATCAGATTCTTATTACAAATGATTAAGGGTATTGATTTTGATGAATTTTGTAATAATAAATTTAGTGATAAAAAAATTAATAAATGTCGTAGAAAATATTTTAGAATAAATCCTAAAAACTAATTATTGCCATAAAATTTTTGTTTTTCCTTTTTTCTCTAAGATTTCATTTACTTTGCCAAAATGGTCTTGATCCATAAATGATGGAAATTGTTTAAATGGTTTGTTTGCTGATAATCCTGATGGATGGGATGAAATAATCAAATGATGATTTTGTAAAGCATCTAAAGTGTCAATATTATTTATTTTTTCATAAGCGTGCGAACCCCAAATAAGAAAAATAATGTCTTTAAAATGTTTTACAATGTATGACAAAATTTGTGTTGATATATCCTTCCACAAAGATTGATGACTTTCTTTTTGTCCATCCTCAACTGTCATAATAGTATTTAACATAAGACATCCCTGAGTAGCCCAAAACCATAAGTTCCCACTTTTTGGCATATTTTTTATGTGTTTAAATTTTATCAAATTTGAGAATATATTTCTTAATGAACTTGGAATAATAATATCATTTGGAACAGAAAATGACAAACCCATTGCTTGGGGAACATACTTACCCTTGTAATCTTCACAATTAAAATATGGGTCTTGTCCTAAAATAACAACTTTTAGATTTTCAGCAGATGTTATTAAGAATGAACTAAAAACATATTTAGGCAATGGATATATTTTTATTTTTTGTTGTTTTACGATAATTGCTTTTATTTTTTCTTCTAATTTTTCTATTTTTGGTCTTAGTAATTCAAATAATAAAAACCATGTAGGGTCTATAATTGAGTCTGTTAATTTCTTTCCATTTTCAAAATACTGAAACCAATATTCTTCTCGTGAGTATTCTTTTTTTGATAATAATGAGAGCATTTTAGTATGATATAAATATATTGTCTAATGGTTTTAAGTTCAATTTTTACACTATTTTTATTTGCCACGCTGAACCAATACAACCAGCACCATTTTTCCATCTCAACATCATTTCTATTTTTTTGTTATCATTTGTATCAAAAACAAGAGTATTATTATTTTTTATTTTGCTAAAAGATTTAATTTTTGTTGAACTCATATTTTCTAAATAAAATTTATTATTTTTGAACAATAAATATGCTTTATTTTCAGTGCTTTCCAAATTATCAATTAATATTTCAATGTCATTATTTTTACCATATTTATCCAAATACATACTTATTGATGTATCAACTATTTTTTTATATTCTTTGGTATATTTCTTTTGATTTGTTTTCAGAACATTAAAAAATTTGTCCATTGTTTTCTTATCAAAATTATTTACTTTACTTACATAAAAACTATATTCTGGTTTGTCTAATATGATATTTTTTGTAGCGAGATATTCTAAAATTTTGTCTAAATAATTCTCATAATAGAATTTGTGATATGATTCCTCTTTTATGAAATTTTGTAATTTCTTATTGGTTGTGTAAATTTGTTTTACTTGTGCCAAATTTTTTATATTTTTAACATTAAATTTAAAATCAATATTTAATATTTTCTCTTTATTTTTATGTAAATATTTTATTACAAAATCATTTGCTTTCATTCCTCCAATATGTTGAACGTCTGTTATTTTATCTATATTATTTGCTTCTAATAATATAGATAATTCATCAAAAATATTTTTTCCTATTTTAGGATTAAAACCAATATTCTTATAATTTTCAAAACATATTTTCAACATTTCTTCACGAATTTTATTAGTCTTATCATTTTTGTCTTTTTCACTAATCATAATAAAATTATCATAATTGATCTCATAGTAATCTGTCATTTATATTTTACTATCATAACTTAATATATGTAAATAAATTTCAATTTTTATAAATAATAAATTTCAATTTTATAAAAAATGAAATTTATTATTTATAAAAATTATAATTTTATAAATAAATGGGAAGTATTATTTCTATTTCTGTTTTTGATAGTCCATTATTGCCACAAAATAATTTTAGGAATTCTTTTGTTTTTTCATTTTGAAAACTTTTTATTATCTTTTCTAGTTTTTCTTTACTTGCTAAAACCATAACTAAATGATTTTCGACAACATATTGTTTGTTATCAATTGTCTTATCTAATAGGCAATATTCAAAATCATAATCAGCATTTCCACGTCCCCTGTTAATTACAATTATTGATTTATCATAAAAAGTGTTTTTGTCATCAATGTCTATATATTGTTTTTTTTTCTTATCATTGAACTTTTTATATTGAAATTTTTTTTTGACAATATTAGAATTATACACCAATATTTTTTTATTATCGTCATCAGTTAGTTTGTCTATTTTTTGATTCCAAACAACTGAACCAATTTTTACTTTTGCTTTCATTTCTTTAAGTGTGGTTGTATTGACTAATAATTCATCTATTTTTGCTTTTCTATCACAACTAAAAAAAATATAGTTATCATCAAATATCTTAACATATTTATTATTATGGTCTTTGTTATTCTCTAATTTTTTTTGTATGATAATCCCTAATGTTTTTTGTTTAGTTTCAGCAAAATAATTAATGTCATCATCATAAATATCAATTTCGTGAATAATAAATTTTTCATAAATATACTTTCTCAACAAATTATAATATTGAGAATTCAAAAAACTTGTTGGAATATCAAAACATAAAAATCCATCATTATTCAATAGTTCCAATGAATGAATTATAAAAAGAACAAATATATTAGGTCTCCCACTGAAATATTTTTTGTATTCTTTATATTTCTCAAATTGTTCTAAATTTTCTTTTTTCATAACAAAATAAGGAGGATTTCCAATAAAAATGTCATTTTTAGTTTCATAATCTAAGAAATCTTTATTTAATAATTTTATCTTGTCTTTATTCTTATATTCTTTTTCTAGAATATCACATATTTTTTTATTTTTCTCTATCCCAATAATATTACATTTAATACTTTTATCTAACAAAATATCATCGATAAATTCACACGAACCACATGAGGGTTCAACAATGTCATATGTCTTATTAAAATCAAGATATTTTTTTAATTTATCTATTATTGATGTTCTAATATTTTTGGGTGTAAAGTATATCCCATTATTTTTCTTCTCTTCTTTTGAGATAGATTTAGTTATTTTAATTGACAACTCGTTATGATTCATTTTATATTATGTTTAATTAATATTTTATGCTTTTATATTTCAATTTTTATTGATGAAAATAATAATAAATAAAACTTAATAAAAATTAAACACAAAGGGAATTATCCCGTGTATGTGTGTTGGAACTTGTTCTGATAATTGCTCTAAGACTTGTCCCGAGACTTGTCCTGATCCCAAAACACCAATGATATTGTGCCCATCAGTTCTCTGAATGACAGCAGGAAGAGGAAGACCAACAATTGGTTTATTATTGTTAGAACTCGCCATTTTTTGTTTATATATGTAAAAGAAATATACAAATAGTTCATTTTTTCATTATTTATATATACAAAAAAATTGAAATTTAAACATCTAAAAGACTAAGGAATAATACATAATTAATTAATACAAAATGCCAAAACACACTCAAAACAACTCTGACAGTGAAAGTAATGAAAATGTTGTTGCTCACGCAGCACCACAACAACCATCTGTTCTTTCTGACTATTCTACATTTGACGTTAAGAGACTTGGATTTGTTTCATTAAAACCAACCGCAAATGCTAAACAAAATGTGTGTCTTCCAAAATATCTATTTGATACATCAATTGAAGCAACAAAAGAAAATGCTAAAAGAAAGGGAACAAATTTTTATGTAAAAGTTGGTGAGATTAAAATGAGTAAAGGTGGAATGTATCCATATAAAGAAGACTATCACGGCAAAGAAAAGAATTGTAAAAAGAGAGCACAATTCAAAATCGCAAAGGATGATAGCGATAAAGCATCTGCTGAATTCTTTGCTCTTTGTGAAAAGATTGACAAGTATATGACTGAAGAAATTAATAAGAATAAAAATAAAAATGAACTACTTTGCACTCTCACTGATAAAAAGGAAGAGAAGAAATGTAAGGGACTAACATATAAACCAATGGTTCAAACAAAGAAACCAAAAAAGAATATTGATGCTGATAGTGATGAAGAAGACAGCACAAAAAGCGACCCATATAATTATATCAACGTTCAACTTTCCAAACCCAAAGAATATGGAACAGCAAAAGACACTGATTATGTAGAAATTGATACACAAGTATTTCTACAGGATAATGAAGAACCAGAAAGAGTTAAGACTGTCACAGATATGGAAAAGTTCTTACGATGGAATTGTAAGGCAGAATTTGTATTACAATTTTTCAAAGTATGGATACAAAATGGTGGTGATTATGAATGTAGCTTTGGTGTCAAATGCTCTCAAATTCACATTACCGAATTAGCATCCGACTCATCCAGTTCATCAGTTCCTAACTCACAGCTATTCAGCAAAAGTCTATTCTCCTCTAAGAAACCTAATCTGGCATCAGCATCTGGTAAGCAAGTAGAAAAAGAAGAGAGCGAAAAAGAAGAAAGTGAAAAAGAAGCAAGTGAAAAAGAAGAGAGCGAAAATGAAGACGCCTCAGAACCAGAGAAAGAACCAACCCCAGAACCAACACCAGTGAAGGGAAAAGGAAAAAAAGCAACTACTGCTAAGAAACATTAATTTATTATAAGATAAAATATACAATAATTTTCATTACAAAAAATGAAAAAATGTAAGTATTGCGTTTCTTAATACTAATTAATAAAAACGAGAATGTCAGACCCCGAACTTCAAATGAAGCAGTTGATAACGCGCTTATATCTGAGCGCCATAAATCTTGGATTACGTGAGGGACAAGTCCCATGTCTGGACTTCTTCAATAAAGAGGTATATGATATACAATGTAAGTGCGGTAATTTTGTGTGGACTGGGGAGGAAGGTCTTACAGAGGATTGGATTAAATTTGCTCTTTGCAATAGTTGTGGGGGTGCACATCCTCTGGTTACCAACCCACATACTGGTGAGAGTGAGCCGATGGATCCGGAAACTGTCAAGGAGTGCATCGAAATCTGCACTTCTGGTCTGAACGTGGAAGAGACTGAATCAGAAGAGTCTGATTCAGACTCTTCTGATTCTTTTTGATTTCATAAATAAGATTTTGTATATTTTTTATTTACACATTTAAGGAATAATTTATTCTTGTAAAAATTTTACAATAACTTATTAATGTCCATACAAAAATAATTATGATTAAAATAATAATTTTTAATAAAAAAAGAAAAAAAGCAACTACTGCTAAGAAACATTAATTTATTTATAAACAATAATAGACAATAAATTTTATTATTACTAAAAATAAAAATAATAATATAAAATAATTTTAACACAACATATTATTTAATATAAGTTAATAACAAAACAATTTATCAATCAAAAAAAAAACAATAGACAACAGTTTTAACATGTGTCTATTACACAAAATTGGTTATTAATTGTTTGACATAATTACGAGATTATTATAATTCTATTATATTAAAAAATACTAATAAAAATTTTATACTATTATAGTAATAATAGAAAGTATCAATCTTCCAAATGAGACAATACTGAAAAAAAAATGAAAAAATGAATATATTATAATTTACATTATACTTGATAAATTAAATTGTAAAAAATGTCAGTAGAGCAGCCACGAGGATGGATAAGAAAGTTTATCTCGAAGTCAAAACACTATATGTGGGGTTGCTCACCGGCATACTTTTTTTTTGGAGGCTTTTATAAATTAAAGTGTATCTGCGACGAGTTTAATTGGGCTGGCGTCATCCAAGCAACACAAGGTGGCGTCGAATACGGTCTCTGTCGTGTGTGTGGGGGTGCTTCACCCATAAGCGACAGAGATGATGAAGGTAACTCGGTGCCAATGCAAAATGAGGAAGTCAAGAAATTTCTTGAGGAAACGAAAGAGGAAGAGGAAGAGGAAGAGGAAGAGGAAGAGGAAGAGGAAGAGGAAGAGGAAGAGGAAGAGGAAGAGGAAGAGGAAGAGGAAGAGGAAGAGGAAGAGGAATAGGCAGATGTTGAGAAGGAAGAATAAATTATTAAATTTTATCCTCCACCATATTCTTCTTTTGCAAGAGAAAAGAATACCTATTAAGTATTCTTAATAAAATTAATAATTATTAATATTATGGATATCAAATCTAAATACAATGCTCTTAAAACATACAACCACATATATAATTCTAATATTGTTATAACAGTACCACATTCTGTCCCCATAGAAATAATACCAAATAATGTGGAACGCATAAGAACACATGATTTATCAGCACTATTATTCGCAGAAATTTTACAAGAAAAATTAAGTAAATATATAAAAAATATTACACTAATCATATCGAGTCAATCACGTTATCAAATTGATGATAATCGAAATGAAGCATATGATAAAAAAACAGAATTATGGCAAAAACTGACAAAACCAGGAGTTATTACACCAGATACTATATTATTAGACACTCATTCATTTCCATTAAATTATAACAAAGATACAATTTATTTTCTGCAAAATGAAACACATAAAAACGCAATAGGTCATATATTATGTAAAAAATTAAAAGCAAAAGGTATAAATTGTAATGTATATATATCAGCACAAAATATGAATTCTATTATTGATAAAAATAATTCATATAAAACACTTATTGAAGTAAATGAAAATTTATCATATGATGACTTACAACGATTAGCAGATGAGTTATGTGATGCTCTTATATCATTTTTAGTTAATAAATATGATACTAAAAAAAACATATAATATATAGGTGTTGTCTCAATATTATTACTAAAAATAATAATCGGTATTGTCTCGTTGGATGTATTAATACTTTTTATAGTTTATAAAAATATTTGTCATAAATAAATTTTTACTGACAATTATAAATATATTATTTATTAAAAATATGATACTAAAAATTTTGGCAGCCGGATGACTTAATCTCATAAAAATTTTTTGCGGGTTGGAAAATTTTTATATTATATTTTATATTAATTATTATATCCATGTAAGCATAATAAATGATGCCAATGAAATTTATTATATTTTTCTCATATCATTATTTTTTTATTATTTTTGATACGATTAAATGTTCTTTCTATACTTAATCTATTCTTATATATTTCTATTTCACTTTCTGTCATTTTTTCTTTTTTATTTTTGTTATTTCTTTTATTTTCTTTAATAAGAATTTTATAATGTAATTAATTTTTTAATAAATTTTTTATTTCTTTTGTGTCATATGCTCCATCAGCTAAAAAATATGAATTTTTTATTTTATCTAATTTTATATTTTTTATTTGATCCATAAATATTATTGGATCGTGCTTGTTTCCTTTATAACATCTAATATTTAATGGTACTCCTTCACTATTTGTTATGACTGATATTTTTGTTCCATTTTCGCAATCAATACCCTTTTTATTTGGAATAAATGTAGTATCTATATTTATATATTTTAGTGTTTTCTTATTTCGTTTAAGATATTTATTCAATAATTGAATATATCAATTTTTAAATATATCATATTTATTTAATTGCAAAAAAACACGATGTAATGATTGTCAACTAATATTGATGCCTTTAATTTCAGTAGATTGTCTCCATGATAAACCCAAATTAATGACTTTTAATATAGCACAAACATAATCCATTAAAATATATTTTTGCCGATTATGACTAAAATTAAATGACTTATATAATTATTTATTACATTTAATCTCTTTTACAAGTAATTTTGGAATAATTAAATTATTTTTATTTATATGTCGCAACATAATTTACTTAAAATTACTCATTAAAATTATTTTAAAAATTTCATAAAAATTTTATATTATTATTTTTAATAATAATAATAATAATAATAATAATAATAATAATAATAATAATAATAATAATAATAATAATAATAATAATAATAATAATAATAATAATAATAATAATAATAATAATAATAATAATAATAATAA